CCCAACAACAGCGCCTGGAGCGATTCAGGCGCATAGGATTTGATTATGAAATTACTGCAAGGCGTTCCCGATTACTGGGAATATATTGATCGTGGTAAACGTGCGCTGGAAGATTCTAAAGACCTCTGGAACGGTGGAAACCCTCTTGCTGGACATTCAGAAGACGGAAAACAAACTTATTTCAAAAAACCTTACGGATATATCGCAGTAGCACTTGCATTTAATATGGCATATGTTATGCTGGTACTCGGAACGGTTAATCGCTGGGTTGAAAAATCTCTTGTGTGGCTGGGTACGTTATCCATACGTTTGATACGTCTGTTTTTTGGTGTTGTGATCCTGCTGGTATCATCACCAATTGTCCTGGTTATGCTGACCGTTAATGCAAAAACTGGTGTGAACACCAAATTCGGAAATAAACTGGTAAAAGAAAATGACGAAAAGAATTCTGACAAGGCTTGACATCCACAAATATGCTGTTAAGATAGGTGACATGAAACGCGGTGAGTTCACCAAGTTCGAAGGGGTTGACCTGAAAGAACACGGTTTCTACCTGGTAGTTGATGATAAAACGGGCAAAGTAGTATTTCGTTTCTACGTAGCACCGAATCAACGCCGCAAGACTGGCGCAAATCGTACCCTGTTACGTATTAAACGCCGCGAGCACGAACCGTCTGCGATGGTTGCGTTGCTGGATAGTGCTTCTCTGTACTTCGTTGCACACGATAAGATTAAAAACCTCTTTGGTTTCTCGAATCTTACTGGTACAATAGCGGAAAGCGCGATTCAAATGCGTTTCGGTGATGGTGAGAACTACACTGAATACAACCGTGCTTTAAATGATCTGTTTGACTTTGAATTCCAACCATACTAATTGAGACTATGAATATGAAACTGAATCCTTTTTCTTCTAAAATCCGCTCTGTTGATGAAATCGTTGCAACGTTCGACAAAACTCTGACCGAACTGGAAGCGCGTATTCAACACGACAACGATCAGGTTGCACAGGTTGCAGCAGACCGCAAAGCAGCGGAAGAAGAACATCAGCGCCGCCTGGCTGAACTGGCTACCAAAGAAAGCGACCATACCGAAAGCGCAACCCGTGCCGGACGCATTGCAGACAAGATCCGCAAACTGCTGGATTAACTAAAACTGGGGGCTGAAAAGCCCCATTAAGGAAATTTATGTTTATCATTTCTTCATATTACGACTCTCGTCAACGTGTAGCACTATCTTCTGTTTCTGTAAACCCTGTATCGTCAGAAGTGAATGACTACGAAATACTCGATTCTGTTAAAAAAGAAATTGACCGTGTTGTTCCTGAAAAGTACAGAATGGTTAAAGGACGTGATAGTCTGAGTATTATTAAATTGCAAGGCGAAGTCAGTATTCAAAACCATGTCGTGTTATATCCTCGATAAACAACCTGGTAAAGAAACATGATTTTAACCGCGCTTCTACTCACGCCGACCGCAAGCGAGTATCTAAAGAAGCAAAACGTAAACAAAAACATAAAGGTAAGTGTGATGAAAACCGCTTTGATTATATTTGAGGAAATCCCAGAAAATACCAGACTTTTTCTGGTTGAAGCAACCGACGACATGGTCGAAATTCTGAAAACCGCACACGGTCACTACGTAAATGGGGGTAATAATACCCAGAACAAGATAAAGCGGTAGACACAATAAACCTGATGTTGGGGCCGCGTACAGATGACAATCTGGAATGGGCGCGTGAATCCGGTATTCCTCATGAGCTTGTAGGCATTTTTGATAAATGCGGGATCGATGGAAGTTCCCCTTTCTTCCCGATGAAACCAATTGATTTAGTGGTTCGAACAGGTTTCTTCCTGTAATTTTAAAAAGCCCTTGACTTCGGTCGGGGGCTTTTGCTATATTGGCCTTGTCGAAACGAAACGTTCAAAGGAGATTCACCATGACTAAAGTTACCGCTACTTACTTCATTTCTTCTGGCGCTAAAAACGCTATGTACACTCTGCGTGTAGAACGTCGCGGGGGTGATTTCACTTCTGATAACTATATCTGCAACCTGTCTACTGACCCAGATAAAGCGGAAGCGAAAGCGCGTGAATACTTCGATCGCATGGTGGATCGTCTGAACCAAACCGATACTTTCCAGATGGTGTTCCAGGGCTTCGCAGATTTCGATCTGTTCGAACGTCGCGGTAAACTGTCTGTACAGGATACCGAAAATCTGGAACTGTTGGAGCAAGGCATCATGCCGATCGGTAAGCGTAAAGGCGAAGTGATTGCAGATATGCCGATGTATACGATTCTGTGGTGGGCTGATCAGTGCAAAGAAAACGGTAACGATCACCCAGTATTCCAGGCTGTATGCGCTTACTGTATGGGTGTTGCGTTGGATAAGGATTACATCGCTAAACGTGAAGAAATCCGCGCAGAATGGGAAGCAGAGCGTCAGGCAAAGATTGCATCAGCACAGCACATCGGGGTAATCGGTAAGCGTATGGAAATGAGCGGGGTTGTTGAGAAAGTTGTTTCTCTCGGATACACCCAAGTTTCTTACTATACCGAAGTAGAAAGATTCATGACCAAAATTAACGTAGGTGGTAACGTGGTTATCTACTACGGTAACAAAATTGTTGAAGAGGGTGATATGATTAAATTCAAAGCTACCCCTAAACTTCACAACGAATACAAAGAAGTTAAACAAACAATCGTTCAGCGAGTAAAGGTATTAGAATGACTTATGAAGAAATGTTAAATGTAGTGTGCGCGGGTAAAACCGCGTACCGTCCAACGGTTCCAGATATGATCGTTTTCCGTGAAGGAGATACGATCATTCGTCGGTCACATCGCAAAGTTGAAATCAACCAGGTATTCATTGCCAGTGTTGAAGAACAAAAGGCAACCGACTGGGATATAGTTGCAGAACAGGATCATCATGACGGGTTGCATTGTCTACATTTTATAGAAATGGAAGCATATGGTGTCCGGTTCCATATCAACCAGTGGTGCGGGGATGCGTGATGACACACGAAGAGGCAATGAAAGCCGCTACACGGGGTTTTAAGGTATCCCCTGTAGGCAAGGCTGGGTTCTTTGTATATTACAACGCAGAGGCTGGTTTCCGGCGCATTACGATAGGGAACGTGGGATACTGGAACGATGAATACGTTCCGACACCTTACGAGCTTATGCGGGTATGGGAAATATACGACAAAAGCCCGATGACGAAGATTAAAAACTTCATCAGTCGGGCTTTGAGTAAAAAACTGAAATTATCATCGAATCCTGCCTAAAATTCTAGCGGCCTGATTGCACACGATCATTAACTTCATATCGGTGACTTCGGGCTTCTGCTTATACCATTCCATTAAGATTGATCCTGAATAGTAGTTTTCGAGATTGAAGTAAGGACAACTAAAGGTATAGGCAACCGGAACAAGATCTTTGGTCGGAAGATACGGGCTGGCGACGTGTGAAACGTAGTACAGCCCGTTTATATGTCTGTTGTATTCTTCCGATGTTTTGTCTATAGGATAGCCCCCCAAATTTTTCGGATTTATCTGGTGTGGTAACTTCCCTTCATACGCAATTATATCAACAAAATAATTAACATTCTTAGGTCTGAACCCAAAGACTGCCGAAAAATCCGCACCCGTAGTTAAATGCACTATGTTTAACTGTTCAATGGATGCGGATTCAAACTTTTTTGCTTTTTCAACCTCCATCGTCGGAACGTCTATGACGCTCGATGATTTCCAGACTGCGAATAAGTCATCCCACTTGTACCACGTAACAAACATAATGAATATAGTAACGATAAGAACCAATTTAATGAAAAGTTGTTTCCATGTTTTGACTGCCATGATGAACGATATTACCCGTTCAAGCACCGCCAATTTATCTTGTAATAGCGCCATTTTATACCCTCATTCGGGGGATTCCCAACCCCCCGATCATATTTAGATTTATCTTATAGCTACCAATCCTTGCCTTGTTTGTCCTACACGAGCGTTAAGATATTCGAACCATACAAAATGTTGAGTCGGATCGATTTTGTAGTTTCTATAACCAGCGTCATATCGTCCGGTATCAACGAAGTTGAACACCGCGCCGTCATCAGTAGTGAGTCGGAAGTTTGCAGCAGGACCGTTTTGAATAGTTAATACGCTATATTCGCCATCGAGATGTTTTTGCACTGCAACACAAGTCCCGTAAGCCAGCCCGTTAAAACTACCACCAGGAGTAGCGTTCCAACCAGGTTTAGAATATGGGAAGTTCCAACCCGTCCCCCAACACCCACGATAACGAATACCATTATAATAACGTTCAAAAATCGGAATGGAAATGTTATATACTGATTGGTTTGCCATTTGCGACATCCATAATGGCGCACCAATACGAACAGCACTACCAGCCGCAGACATCCAACGCTGTCCTGTTTCTGCTACCGCAGACGACCCGATCCATCCGGGTACTCCAACAATTGCCATAATTTTACCTCTTTAAAGAGGGGCATTACGCCCCTATTTTCCGTTCGATTGCTTCCAGACGTTCACGCAATTCATTGATTGCCGTAATCAGAAGCGCGTTAACACTTGACGGGGAGATCGTCAACATTCCGGTTTCTTCGTTTTCTCTTACTGCTTCCGGTAAAACCTTTTGAAGATCCTGAGCAATAATACCCGCTTCACGATGCTGTGGTTCTTCATCTTCGATTTTCTGTTTCTTATCATAGATATAACCTTTAAGCTGTTCAACTTTACTCAGTGCATCTTTCAGTTCAACCAGGTTAGATTTCAGTCTGATATCAGAACGAATATAGACATCGTTAAAATCGCCGTTTCCACCTGCATACATAGCGCCGTTAGTGCTAAAGTAACCAACGTTGTTAAAGGTAAATTCACCGCCACCAACGTGCATAATTACCACTGGATTGCCGCCACCCGCATGGACATCCATTGATGCGATATGTTGTTCACCCCAATGAGTAGCTTTCCAAATAGCGTATGCTAGATTTCGTGAATCAGGACAATCCAGCAGCAAACCAGCAGGACGATCGCGCCATGCGACAAACGCACCACCAGTAACAGCACCACGGATTAACCCTCTAGTGTCTCCAGTTGTCTGTTGTCCAGTAGCGAGGATCATGCCGTCAGCGATCGTAAGAGAATATTGCTGGTTTGATGTACGAAGTTTTACGCTGCCGTTATTCTCTGCATATAATACTGCTTTTTCCGCACCGCCAGCGGTTCTAAACCACACATGACAGTTTGTATCCGCTTCGATAGAAATACCGTCACTGCCACGAACACGCGCGTTATTCTGTAGAAATGTAGTCCCATTGACATAAGCATCGCCAACAAATGCAATTTCGACTAAGTTATCAGAACGGCGTTGGCTATAAAAGTGATAACTTGTGCCGTCACCAACTTCAAGTACAGCAGCACGGTATCCACCCGCCGAGTTGTTTCCCCAGTTCCTGATAGTAAACGCACGTTGACTGGCTTCCGCAGATGAAGAGTTACCAAGAGTTAACGTAGTATTATCCAGACGGAACGCCGCGTTTGGAGTAGAAACGCCAATATCACCTAAACGGTTATACAGGTTAACTGTTGCCTGATTACTTGACCCGTATCCGAAATAAGAGTTCAATACTGATGTATCCCTGTTCCAGATCTGGAACATTGCTGATTCAGTATCAGGTTTATAACGGATCTTGAATCCATCATTACCGCGATCAGCCGTAAACGTACCACCAAATACATAACCACCTCTATTAGCACCATCAGCACTAATTCTTAACTGATAATCCGCATCGGTATCCCCTATTGCTAATCGGTAATCACCACCCTGAACAGTTTCATGCCATATAATATCAGGAAGACCACCACGAAACCGCCGCAAAAAGTTTTTAGCACCAGCAGCACCAGTAGATAGCATTTCAACTTTAGGTATTGCTTGATCAACTCCATTCATATACAACGGGGTTGAAGAAGATATTCCACCTTTCATGTCAATGTACATCACACCAGCACCACGGAAATAATGATAATATTTCCCATCTTCTAATTTCATACCAAGATGCGTTGCACCGTCACCAACAGCGTTTCCATCAGCGCTTGTATCAAGTCGAACTTGACCATTGTTCACTGGAAGTGAAGCACCGTTAACAAATACCTGACGCGGAACAGTCAAGCCGTTAGCCAGAATAAGAGTGCCATCAGCAGCGAAACGAGATACATATGAACCACCAGTACGAACATACAGGTTCTTACCCGTATCTGCAAACAGCATAGCTAGTTCGTTGCCGTTTGTGTCTTGCATAGTTACGTTACGGTTTCCTGCCCCTTTCGAAATGAGTTCATTCGCGTATAAATTAGAGTTAATTGTCGTTGTCATTCCAACGTTTAACGAAGCACCGGCAAGGTTAATTGAACCATCCCAACCATTAAGCCCAATCTGAGCGCGTAGAATGCCCGTAGCGCCAGTTGTCTTGTTTGGTGCATCGTATGCTTGCAGTTCGATAGAACCAGCCCCAGTAGTTGCCTGATGTGATAATAGAGCAGCAAGGTTTGCGCCACCACCAGGATCAGAAGTATTTGACTTCGTATTGATGAACAACGTAAATGTACGTGTATGCTGTGATGGAAACGGATCTGTAACCGCGTTATTATCTGAACGAGTCGTTAATAACCAAGGGGCTAAATTGGTTGTGTCTGATACCAGGTTAATACAGCGAGGGACGGTAAGTTGCGAGTTATTCTTTAACGTCAAATCTCCTGTCATTTCATCGCCGGACTTTTTAACCTGTGCATCGTTTGTTACGTTACCCAGACCGATTTCGGCTTTCGTTGGTTTGTCGTTTTCAGTATAGACTTTAAAGCCTTTATACGTTAATGTGTTTCCGTTAGTGAGTAAGGGTAAATTCGCCTGACTCCAGATAGTATTACCGCCTATGGTAGTACCCGTTTTTAAATCTGCCATTATTAGATCCTCAAATGCTTTTATGATATTTATAAAAAGAAAAAGCCCCGTAGGGCTTTTCTTAAATTCGGGATTTGAGTTCCCTTACTTCTTCACGCAGTTCCTTGATCGCATTAACCAGCAAAGCGATTGTAGCCGTAGGCGAGATCACCAATACTTCGTTATCTTTTGCATCACGACTGACCGCAACAGCTTCCGGTAATACTTTCTGTAGTTGCTGTGCAATCAAACCCGCTTCGCGATTAACAGTTTCGCCCCCGATATAACTTGCTTTATCGTAAGTTAAACCATCAATCAAATCAACTTTATCCAACGCGTTTTCAATCTTTTTGAAATTACTTTTCAGTTTTTCATCGGAACGAATATACACATCGTTAAAGTTGCCGTTGTTCGCTGTATAAATTTCACCAGTAGCGGTTATATTGCTGTTACATGATAATGTAGCATTACATGTTAGCGTACTCGCGGCAAATGTAGGAGTTTCTAATCGAATACCCGCACAATATATACCAATGCCTGGGTTATGATAACCTACATAAAGAGTACCAGGAGTACCATTTATACGAGAAGCAGAAACTGACACGTTACCATTATTATGATCCCTTAAAATGACATCGCCGTATATCCCTCGAATAGTGCTCTCAGTACCATCCAATTGAAGATAGCCAGCAAGCGTTGTTTTACCGTTCAATACAGCACTACTGGTTACTGCTCTATCCACACTGTTTAACAATGTGCTTGTGATACCCAGAGTAAGTCCAGCAGGTTGTGTTCCTGTTCCAGGAACAATGTTATGCACAAACTTAGTTGGTGCTGTCCCATCCCACGTTAACATAACACCTTGTTGATACGGGCCAACAGCTACATAGATGTCATAATCATCCCCTGTCCCTGTATAAATCCAACCAACTTGTCCAGGAGCAGAAGCACCAGTACGGAACATAGAAATGCCGATTGATTTCGATTCCCCGTTGTTGCTACGAATGATAATATCCGCATATTGTGCTTGTGAAGGTTCTGCATTATAACCGGAACCACCAGTAATACGGATGCTCATTGTTGATGCTGATTGCACTACGGTAGCAGTGCCAATTTTAACCCATATAGAATCGTTATTACTAATATACGCAGTTTCTGTTGTCGGTGCGCCAATTTCTTTCGGAGTTGGTTTATCATCAGAACGATAAATCTTCGCGCCTGAATAAGTCAAAGCCCCGTTATGCGACATTTGGATATACTTACCAGAGGTAAGGTTTCCAATATACAGATCTACTGTTCCGATACCGATATGACCAGTGTTTGTTGCTGTTCCAAACTGATATTCACTTTGTCCAGCGGTACTTCTTATAGAAAGTCCAGCAAACGAAGAACCACTATTGATAGTTAACGAACCGTTCAACGTATCGGTTGTGTTTTTCAACGCCCCGATTTCTGCCGGAGTGGGCTTATTATTTTCGTCGTAAACCTTGCGCCATCCGTTAGCATTACCACCAATCCACGACCACGCACCGGGGGAACCAGAACCGCTACGAACATGGAATACACCATTATCCAGATAAAACTGAGTAAGAGCATTACCAGCGTTTGAAGTACGGCGATAGTTCAACACCTGACCGTTATACGTGGTATTCCCGTAAGGCCCATCAACAATATTACCTGATACAGACAGGACATCGTTCTTTTCAGTTACCTCAGCAGCACCCAGGCTTGTTCCTGTTATGTTGTTAGGAATACCCGTCATATAACGAACGTCATGATTTGACCAGTTCGTCGGAGTAACGGTATTCGCAGTCAACGCACCAGATACAGCCATACTGGTTGCCGTAGTACCAGCAAGAACAGTATTTCCTTGCACACGGAAAGTACCTTGTTCTACCGTTACCGATTGTGTCTGTGAATCAAGAGTCAATGAGGTATTTTGCGATCCTGATTTATACGCAGTAATATAAACCTTGTTTCCACCATCAGGTCGCGCATGAATATTAAACGTACCAGCAGTAAGATTAGCCCCATTCATAGCGTTAATTATTAAAAGGGCTTGTTCTGTTGTTGGCGTAGTAGTAACGTCTGAGCGACGAAATACAATGTTTGGTTCAGTTCCTGATCGAGTAATATCAATATACGATCTTGAAAACAACGCCCCTACAACAGCGTTAACGCCTACGGTTACGTCTTTATTGAATGTTGTATCATTGTTTACAGTACCACCATTAGCAAGTGATAATGCGCCTATATCTTCCGCTGTCGGGCGATCATTTTCGGTATAGATACGCCAGCCTTTATACGTTATTTGTCCACCGGACGGCATTAACGGAAGGTTTGACGCACTCCAGATACCAGCGCCCCCATTTCAAATCAGCCATAAAATTCTCCTATAATGACTGTATTTATGAAAAAGGGGCCAAAGCCCCTTAACGAACGATAGACAGTTTAACGTCTTTAACAGACACAGATCCTGTTCGTGTATTATTCGGATAACGATAAAACCCGAAGTTAAATGTAACAGCATTATCAGGAATAACACCTTCCATCTTGTAGAATGTATACACGTTCGGAATAGTGCTTACATCTTGAATGCGTATATCAGTTGACAGATACTGACCGTTAGCATCAAGGAATTGTGCAGTAACCAACGAACGTTTATCGTTAGAAATCGCCGTTGCATCGCGTTTGGCCTGGATAGCAATTCTCATTGTATCGCCAGGTTTAGCCCCCACACTGCTTAGAGAAACGGTAGCAGAATCATACTGTTTATTCGCCCACTCTTTAACCAAGTATTTCGTTGTATCCGTTGACGTGTATTCAACCGGATCAGAAACAAGATAATCGAGTTCTGCGAAGTTATGTGAAACAATCGTTTTATTGCTCGGTGTTCCAGCAGGTGATACAGGCAATGAAAGCAACTGTTCAATCGGGTTTTCGGTTCCAGCATCATCGACTTCGGAAAGCGTCTGCATACGTACACCGTTCACACCAATTGCAGCGCCATTACGATTTACTTCTTCGCGTGGTACTTTTGAGATCTGAACATTACGACACTGAGACAAACCAACGCTAACAGTTGACGGATAGTGATAAACCTGACATCCCATCTTAGCGTTTTCTGTTCCCTGTGGGATCGTGAAATACATAGACAACGAATGCCATGTATCAGCAGCAAGACCCAAAGTTCGGATCAGTGAAGACGTTACCCATTGCGAACCAGTCGTTTCAGTCCAGATATAAAGATATGTATCACCGCCAGCATCTCGGAGTTCTTGCGAACAGTAAACGTCTGCTGTAACTTTGAATATATCCCCACGGAATACATCGGTTCCAACATTCCATAAACCATACGCATGATATCCGTACATTGTACCACTGTTTTGATATGTGTTTACGTCATCAACCATACGTTCAGGAATACCCGTCACGCCTATATCGCTGAATTCGTCAAATACGACTTCAACAAAACTTCTGGTGTCATCCTTTGAAGCAGAACCAGCACCACCCACAAAGTTTTCCATACAGATTTTCTTCATGGTTGATGAATAGATCGCAGAATATGATGAACGACGACGATCGTCATTTGAAAAATATCTTGCTTCGGGCCATGCAACAGATCCCAACTTACGCATGATTGTAGTAAAGTTAGCATCACCGCCTATTGCGTCGTAGGTATAAAAACACACAATTCTATTCGCGGGAAGAGAATCCAGATAATCCCTAAGTGCATTCCCGTTCGTAGCAGGATCGCCGTACATATCAAATGTCTTGTGATCCAATAATGCTAAAGTTGTTCCGTCAATAATAGCTAGGTTAATTCCGCGATCGCGTTGTGTGTTTCGGTTGATAATATCAGCCCCGTTAATAGAAACCTCGACCGTGTTGAGCGTAGAGCTTAAATTAGCCCCACGCACAACAAGCCGATATTTCACGGCGTTTGCTTCTGAAAACACATTCGCCGTGAAACTATCAGGGCCGAATAACGCCATGAATTCGTTATTCGCCATTTAAATTATTCCTCCCACTCAAATTCACAAGTCTTAGTGACTGGATTTGCGTAGATTTTCACGTTTCCGATCTTGATGTAGTCACGAACAACCAGCGTATCAACCGTCGAACCTGCAACCGCAACCGCCCCGATTTCTGCCGGAGTAGGCTTACGACCTGCATGATAGATCAGGTTGCCGTTGATCATCGCTTTATTGTAATCGGTGATATTGATGTTAAATTCAGTCAATACCTGGTCATTGATACCAGTCAGACGCATTTTCTGAGTTGCCCCAGCGAAATCACCTGCCTGAATATGTGCTGTACCGCTTACACTGGTAAAGCGTCCACCCGTACCGCTAACGTTAACTGACAGTGTGCCAGTCATCGTGTCACCCGTTACGTTGACATAGGTACTGTCAAGGTGTTGGGTAAAGTTGCGAGTGTTGATCACCGTCGCTGTGGTAGTTCCGTTGTCGTTACTGATAACAACCCCGTTCCAGCCGTTTGTTGCAGCGGTTCGTAATTGTATCGAAGGACTTGCGTCACTTGCAATAGCAACATCACCGTTTGCGTTAATATTCGCCAGTGCTTTGCTGTTCAGGCGCAACGTGTTACCGTAGTAAGCCAGAACACCGTTTGTGGTATCACCAACCGTCAGAACATCAACAGTATCCGTTGTACCAGTCGCCAGGCGATATGCACTTGCTTGTACCGTTTCATGCCACGTTGTATCCGTTGTACCACCACGGAAAGTACGAAGCAGGTTTTTAGTACCAGCAGCCGCAGAACTCAGAACCGTATTTGCATAAACAGTGTTTGCTTTCGCAGACTGGTTAATGTTGTTGTTCGTCGTTACGGTATTGTTTACAGTCACCGCCGCGTTAGCCGTCAGAGTTCCGTTAGTGGTTACGTTACCCACAAAGTTACTCGTACCGTTGAACGTGTTGTTGCCCGTTACGGTTTGATCAGCATCACGACGCATCCAGCTTGCAGCAACAACGCCACCCAGTTTCAGGCTATTCTGTGCTGTCGCATTCAAAGGTAAGAAGTTCTGCAAAGCATAGTTCAAACCGCGAGGCGATACAGCGTAGAAATCTTCCAGATAGTTATCCACTGGCTGTGTAGAACCGACCAGATTATCACCGATAAACGTATTCGATTTAGTCGTGATAAACACAGCACCACGACGAACAGTGGTTGCACCCCACGCCGGATCGTTACCATTCAGATATTGCATGGTAGCCGGAGTGATTGCAAGAGTCGTTGAAGTACCCGCAGCCGCTTCGCTGTTAGTTGCACAACGAATGATACCTTCTGCTGTGTCAGTTGCTTTTTTCGCTTGCAGTTTCTTCGCAGTGATGATAACAGTATCAAGAGTACCCGCGTTTGTTTCTGCCTGAGTTGCAACGCGTAAAGTACCACGTTGAGTTTCAGTAGCAGCCGCGATCCCCAGATTAACCGTTGTCCAGATAGTACCTGATTGAGTCAAGCCGTCAACAGTCGCAACAGCAACATGACTCGTAACGTCGAAGAACTCTTTCAGTTTAACCGGAACAACTGCCTTATTGGTTACTGTCCCTGCCGCAACTTCCGCAGTGGTTGCCAGTGCAATAATGCCGTCAAGGGTTTCCGTCGCTTTACGATCGTTCAGTTTCTTAGGAGTAACCGCACGTAAATCATCAGTACCCGCGTTTGTTTCTGTTTGGGTAGCGATCTCAATCAAACCGATCCGCGCCTCAGTAGACGTTTTACGATGCAGCATTTCAGGAGTAACTACGATCGGCATTGAAGCAGATCCCGCAGCAGCACCCGTAACCACTTCGTTTTCAGTCGCGAGAACAACCAAACCTTTTGATTTCTCGGTTGCCGTCTTTTCGTTCAACGATTTCGGAGTGATCAGATCAACACCGTTATTGAAGTTATAGACGTTAGTGCCAGCATCCCCACGTAAAGCCCCCTCAGCAGTCGTATCGCCTGTTGTGACGAGTTTACCGATACCTGCTAAAGTTTCGGACGCACGACGCGCATCGAGCTTTTTAGGCGTGATTGCGGTATTGTCATCAGTACCAGCGTTTGTTTCTGCCTGAGTTGCAATTTCCAGTATACCGCGACGATCTTCTGTTGCTGTACGTTCGTTCAGCTTTTTAGGCGTTACGATTACGTCATCCAAAAAAGTAGCCGTAGTGTTCTGGTTTACTTCCGCAGTTGTCGCCAGGCGAGCAATACCACGACGCGTTTCAGTAGCAGTTTTATTCGCCAGTGTGCGCGGGGTTACTGCCAGTTCATCGGACGGTGTATCTTCATGGTTCTTGTTCACTTCTGCTTGAGTAGCCAGAGCGATAACACCCAGACGAGAACGGTTAGTCGGATCGACACGTTCAACCAGTGGTCGATATTGTGCAACAACCCATTCTTTCGTTGCTTTCAGATAAGACAATTCCATATACGGAAGATAGTCAGTATCAGCGTTAAACGAAAGCGTAGTTACACTGAACCAGTCATCAGGTGGATAATCTTTACGCTGTGGGAACTGCATCATGTTTTTGTTGGTACGGATCGTTTCACCAGAACCATCTTTAACTTTGATCGTACAGTTCTGCGTTTTACCCATCATGTACATACTGATGTACACGCGATCCCCTTCTGCAACATCTTGCGGGAGGGTTAATGTTACGTTACGTACTGTAGGGGGGTTCCCAGCAATAGGAGTAACGAAAACATAATCATTCGGGAGCATGTTCAGGTCGTCACTGATACGACGCAGACGAACGCGGTTATCACCATCATAGACAACCCAGCGGTTGTTAGTCTGGTCAAAGATGAATATACCATAACCGGAACGCTGTGAAGCAACAGAGGTTACGCCGTTAATGCTATCATACGTAATAGTATGTCCGCTGTTCGGGTAAACCTGCAAAGTCGCAACGTTTACAGAACTGAGTTTATCCAGGTCATAGGTTGTGATTGAGTCACCATCGTTTGCATATTTCGGCAATTGCAGAGTGATTTTACCAGTACCGCTATTACGGAACGTAACCATACCGGACTGCATCTGGAAAGAACCCGCACCAGTTGCGTTAACAAACTGGGAATCCCTGTTATCACGCATTTCAGAAACGCGCCATAAGTTACCGTTAAAAATAAACGCAACGGTCATATATGGGTGAGTCAGTCGATAAGAACTTGACTGAGCATCACGAAGACGGATCTGACGAGTGTTGGAACGTACCAACATACTGTTGACACCAACCATACCGCCACCATCTTTAATCGTGACAATATCACCCTCTACAGGGGAATCAGGCAGAACATAGGTCAGTTCAGAAAAACGTCCATCAGCCATTAAGTATGTGCCAGATTCAACGGGAAGACCGTCAACACTGGTTACGTTATTATAAACCCATTTTGGATCGTTACGAGTTGAGATCCATTTTGTTTCATCGAATGCCCCAGCAGGTGATGCAATATCAGCACGAGCATACCAAATACGACGCGCATAGATGATCGCCATGTATGCAGAATATCCGCGATCGGGATCATACTGTTGCACGGTGTTAAATTCGTTAAAAAAGTCAACGTTCACGCCGTCGCTCAACACAGAGCGGGATGCTTTACCAACGTTGATAACCTTTTCGCCAGCAGCATCAAGGCCACTTGTGGCGCGGAATGATTTAGCTACCATTATCGTTTTCCTTTATCTATTCAATATTGATATTTATAAACAAAAAAGGCGACCATCAAGTCGCCTTTTTCTCACGGTAATTGTTAAGCCAATCTTTCACAATTGCGTGATGAAGAGGATTAGCAAATTCAAGTTTATGTTTCTTTTTGTACCAGTTGAAAGCATTTATTTCTTGTGCTGTCATCTGGAAAAGAGACTGAAATGATCTGCGTTGCCTTTTCGTTTGTACTGCTTCTGTGGTTTCGATAACAGCATCAGGAAAATATTTTTCCTTCATGTATTTTGCTAACCGCATATCAGGCACAAACAAATTAATTTTGCGTTTGCTGTTGTTGTGGCGAATATCAGAACGAGCGCATAATTGAAAGGCTGGTTCATAGTATTTACTGACAACATACGCATCAACCAATTCTTCCTCTTCTAATCCAGAGGATACCGCCACCGCTCGAAGCATTTGACGCAGCCAGGGTAACGGGTTGTAACTGAATAGCGCAACCACATTTGTGTAACTTGAATAGAAGTTCAACCCATGCGAGTTGTAAGGAATTTCTTGCCCTTCACTAAACTTCGATCTGTACGTGTTGGTGCAATAGATGAACTGTTCGCCCCCTAAAAGCGCCTCTACGCGTTTTTTAATCTGGGTGTATACTGTCGTTCCAGATTGAGAGAGATCGCCCGTATAACGCGAATAATCCCCCTCTGCGAGCACATGTATATGTATGCGCCCAGTGTTTTTGTATTGCTTGAAGTCCACCAGTTTTTGAAGCGGTGATTCTTCGAATTCCACATCATGAAACGTTTTCAGGATTTTTCCTGTTATCGTGTCCTTGATGTTAGATGAAGCAATGGTCACATTTTTAAACTTCCACTGGCTAACGTCATGATCTTCTACGAAGTAGCATACGTATCCCGTATCACTGCATTGCATCTTTACCGGAATTTCGCCCAACAGAGCGCGGTAAAGCGGGAACATTTTAACTGCGATATCATCACGTTTTCTTAGCCCATCATAGGCTAATCGTGTAACCAGTTCTCGTTTTTCTTCGTCAAGTTTTAAATCAACGATGTCATCGGCATTGCAACTAAACGGCAAGCAAATCTCGCGTATGTGCTTGATATTGCTATTAAATCGCAAACTTTCGAACGATACCAAATCAGGAACTTCATCAATATACAAGGAATAATCCTTATACAAATCAAAGTCATTGATATTTTTAAGCGCTGCATGAGTGATAAAAATCACATCGTAATCTTTGATTACTTCTTTCAGTGCATCATTGTTGGTTCGTTTTGTTCGGTGATCCGTGTCCACAATCACAGCGCGTTTCCCTTTTACTTCATTGATGTAGTAGTCGTAAGACTGCTTTGATAACATCATGGAAATCGACGCTATGATTGCTTTTTCGCCCGTTTGATTGATATGGTTCAGAATCGCCTTTGTCTTACCACTTGACGGAACACATTCAATCGTTTCAAAAATCATTTCTTCTTAGCGTACTTCTTAATCGTCTTTTCCGAAATTTCATTTTGTGTTTTCGCAATAGGTTTAACGCCGAACATTTCGACACCGTAATGTTTCAGGATCATTGCAACGATTTCCTGACGAACAAAATTGCGACTAACTTTTTCAGGGAATTGATTTTTAATCTGCTTATGAAGACTATCTTCAAGCGCGTCCAAGTGAATAGGAGTGATGATCGCGGTGTTATCACGTTCAACAAAATTTTCCATGTATTCCATCGTTTCAGCGTGGATCGCGTTTGCAGCAGGGAGTAAAATTTCACGGCTCATTTAATCACCAATAAGTTGTTTCAATTGCAGATAACCGCCAATGAGTTTTTCATCGACAAAAATTCGAGGGTACTGGAACGCTAAACTACGTTGTCGCGCCCTCTTTGCTAATTCCTGAATTCGTGGACGATCGTACTCAAAGCCCAGGTCATTCTTTGCTTCTTTCAGAACAGGGTAGAATACGTATTCAATTCCCTTTTCTTTAAGTAACTTTTGCGCCTCTATACATCCATAACACTTATGAACGTTTTCGGGAATTCCGTAAATTTCTACTTTCATCTTTCTTTCCGTATGGCGCGAGTTCTTGCACAATTCGCGCTTTCTCTTTGCCTAACAGTTTTTCGATGTGTTCAACTGCTTCTAATCGGGCATGAAGATTGAAAAGTTTTTCGATCTCTTCTTCCTGAGTTTTCAGCGAGCTTTCCATATCGATTTGATAGATGCTACCACCATTGAAAAGATGTTGCAACGCGAAACGCAAATGCAGTCCAGATTTGTTGCAGGGATCAGGAACGATGCGGATCTCTTCCAGTTCTTTTCCGAAAGTGGTGTGGATGTCCAGATTTTTAATCGGGTTGTACGGTGCGAGTGGCATCGTTTTAAAACCGTCTGAATCCTGAAACGTAAAAGAAGGGATGTCCAGTTTTTCTATATTCTGAGCAACGAAACCATCCATTTCTCGCGTATCAGACTGAACTTCCTGTGTAGGTTCCACGAATTCACCATCTTGCGGGGTTACTTCTTTAAACCATTTCCATTCAGAAGATGGAATTTCGTATTCATATCCACCATCGACAATAAATGCGCGGTCTTCAAATTCACCAATAGAAGTTCTGTCAACAGTAATATAACCTTTATCACGAAGGATTCCAGCGATACCAGTTTTCCAGGTCTTTTCAGCAAACACTTCTGGGGATACGGTCAACCCGTAAGTTTTTCCAGCTAACAATTCCATAATATACCTCAAATAAAAAGGGGATGCTTTTCAGCATCCCCAAATTGTATTACTTACGTGCCAGGAGCGCAAGTTCTTGTGCAGCTTCGCGAACAGCGCGAGCGGCTTTCTGTACGATTTCGATTGCTTTCTGGTGTTCTGCCAGTGCGTCTTCTACTTTCTGAGCAGCAGCGATGATTTCTTGATCACGTTTCTGAGCTTCGATATCAACCGCCTGTACTGCTGGAGTTTCTGGAGCTTTACCAGTACCCAGTTCGCGGAAGAATTTACGCTCACGTTTCATAACATACGGTAGACGTTGCCCGTTGGTTTTTATAATAGCGTCACCGTCTTGGTCAAAAAAGTCGAACACGAGAACATTATTGTTCGATTTCATGTAATCGACAATGATTTTATTTGCATCGCCGTGATGTGCAGCAATGAAACCATCTTCGTCAACCAGAACGTAAGGTGTATTGGTTACAAAAATACCAGGCCATGCTTCGCTAAACGTTTTTTCTTCAACCGGAGCGAGGTTAACACCACCATCAAGCACCGCGTCCAGATCTTCAACCGGAGCAGGTTTGATTTCAGGCTTCACTGGTGTTACTTTCGTTGGTCTTTTAGCAGCAGCGGCTTTCTTCGGCTTTGCGTTGACAACTGATGCAACTTCTTTGAAGAAACGCGCTTCCCACGGACGCACAACGTCCATTGCTACGTTAGCCGGAGATTTAAAACGGAACTTGTCGCCGTCTTTGCTTACCAGGGAGATCACGCCATTCAAATGAGCATTGATTTGTTCTGCCTGTACTTTATTTGCGCGATTTTTACCACCTTCGGTAAAACCTTCAACATCAACCAGTTTATAATCACGTCCTACTTTGAACATGGTTTCTTCGGTTGTTACGCGCCACGGATGGTTTGAACCATCGTTATGCTTTTTGATGTTTTTCGGCGGAATGTTCCACTTCCAGCAATACTTACGGGCTTCATTACGGGTTTTGAAATTCAGGATCATAATGTTTCTCTCAATTAAAGTTTATGTTTCGTTACGTGCTACATCTTATCAGAATCACCAACCAGGTCAAGCGATATTTTTAATTTCTATTGAATCTTTCTGAAACTCAATCAATCGCTGATTATCAGAACCGCGAAACGGTTTCTTAGTCGGCAAATCTTTTTCATACTTCCCGTCGATAAGAACATCAATAAACGGAAGTAGCTTAGAACGTTCTGTATCGCTTTGTAAGGCGTCCAGTGTGTAGCCTGTCCAAACCCATACGTTCTTATCCGGCAACTCAGCACGAACGCGCTGGAGCAGGTTTAACAGTGTTGGATGATTGGTGCGGTAAAACGGATCGCCACCTGTAAGCGTCAATCCGTCCACATAAGGATTTGAAAGGAGTTTAATCAACTCGTTTTCAGTCTCTTCGGTGTATGGTGTACCGTTGCGGGGATTCCATGTTGATTTGTTGTAGCAACCTTCGCATTTATGATTGCAGCCAGTGACAAACAACACTACACGGATTCCTTTACCGTTGACCACATCCATGTTGTAGATGCGGTCAAAGTTCATCAGCCTTTTGCCTCTGGGAACAGATTGTTCAGCGTATAGGTGTCTAATTTCAGTTGAATCATTTTATAGTGCCTTTCTTCTCAAGGATCAGTTCTTTGATCCGTTCCACGATTACGATGTATTCCCATTTGGCTAACTTCTGGGTATCACACCACGGTTGAAAATCCTTCATTGCTTTTGCGTGACCTTCTTTCCAGTGTTGAAAATCCTTCATTGCTTTTGCGTGACCTTCTTTCCAGTAAGTCACCGCGATTTCGTTGCAAAGATTTTCAGTAGCAGTATTTTTGATTTTCATGATTTAGCCCCTATAGTTTGTTGTCTACAGGGGCATAGTACGCGTTCATGAATCCGCTGTCAACATATTTCTACTACCGTATCAAACATAGTCCGATAGCCGATGAAATACGCATCAGCACCGTTCCAGGTGTTAGCGTTTACGCTTCCGATCATCACCATGCTATTATTACGTAGAGCACTTCTAACGATTTTATCCACCGCGTCGATACTGTCATCACCAGACGACCAGAAAAACGTATAGTTGTATTCTGAGTTTATCGGATCGACGAACTCAAAAGGAATATCGTATTCAACCAGTTCATGAATCAGAAAGTTCAGGGCTTTACATTGCGCCGTATTAATCAGCATAAGTCCACCATGTTTTCATCAATTTTCGTGTATGTTAATGACGGATCATAATTCCCCATCACGTTCTTTTTACATTTGTGTATAAATTTTTCAATATGCAGAGCATTTAATTTCTTGCTGAAATTAGTAAACACTGAGTTCACGGCATCATCAACACAAGAAACAACAAACATACTACAAGTATAGCCGTCTTCGCAAGTCAGTTCTAGGGCAACCAGGATGCTTCCGATTCTATCACCATCGCTAATATTAACATCGCTATTATCGACAGCAACAATATTAAGTTTATCCGTAACAACGTTACAAGGAGATGAAAAACGGGATGTCGCAACAACAGGGACATTCACAGAAACGATATAGTCAGAAGACATGATACCATTCATCAGTTTTTCGAAGTTAAAAACCTCAACACCACGAGCAGTAAAACCTGCTATATCAATCGGGCCATGATATTCCCACGACGAAACGCTCGATGCGCAATAATTAAGCAAATTATTGATTTTCTCATTAAAATCAAGAGATTGCATTTGCTTTTTATATCCATTATCCGGTTCTGATAATCCAGGTTCCCACATCATTTTTTCTTCCTCGCGGGTTTCGCCATTCACGTAAGCGTTGGTGATGCTTGAAAGCGTCATCGGTTGAGTTCCTATTATATCCAAATGACTAACATCGATATTACGAGATTTCAACATCTGTGCTTTTCGTCGATGAATATCATTTTTATGTCGTTCCATTGCTGTACGGTAAACAGTATCAGCAATACGATTTTTCGTGGATGTAGATAAAAATTCCCAGTTATCAGGAAGTTTTTCTTTTACAAGAGTAACATGATCTACTACCCAGCAACCACCGCCATAATCTTTCTCAATACTATACATAATGAAAAAAGGGGCTTTCGCCCCTTCCTCTTAGTTTGCTTTTAGGGCATCGATATACGCGCTGACATCGGCAGAGGTTACGGAAGCGGCGTTCTTGCCACCCAGCAACACATCAATTTTCGTTACGATTGTATCGACGTTCACAGTGGTATGTCCCACGCTGGCGATCACATCTTCCGGTATTGTCAGGCCCATGTTTTCGGTTTCTTTGTTCAGTTCGATAATGTCAAGGTTGATTTTAACCTCAGCCATTTTCTTATCCAGTTCGACAACCGAAAGGTCGATCTGAACATTCATGCTGCGAAGATCTTCAATCTTGTCCTGCAACCCTTGCCAGATATTGCGATGTTGCAGCGCCAGGATGTAATGGCTGTTCGAAACTTCCTGATTAGCCGCCAGCAGTTTTTTGATTTCTGCTTCTTTGTTCTCATGGTGCGCTTTATGTTCCGCGACCTTCTTCTCCAGCTTCTTGATTTCGTGTGCAGCGGTAATGCGAGTATGTCGCAGACGGTCGATCTCTTTGATCAGAATACGTCCAGCACTACGCCATGCGTCTTCTGGGGAAGTGTTCTTTTCGATGGCGGTTTCTGCTTTATTGTTAATGAAAGACATCAGTTTCTTAAACATAATATTACCTTATTTGATTTCAAATTGTTTGATGAACCATTCAGGGGCTTTCACGAATTTCCCCTCTCTGATATAGCCTATTCTACATAGTTCTTCGGTTAAGTCAATTCTTTTTCCGTTTGCAAGGTGAATTTTTAATCTGCTTACTGGGATCACCGGAAGGATAACGTCACGATAGCCAAAATGCGCACCACGCACCACTATAGACAACATACGGAGACGATTTATACATCCTGTATACGAACGTCCTGTTGCACGGGATAAGTCCTCCAGCGTAACACCAGGTGCAATTGCACCTATCAGATCAAGATAATCCTTTTCAACCCAGAACCGCCCGACAGAACATTTCGATACACCCTCAGCCATTACCGCGTTTGGGTGTTTCTCGTCTTCGCGCTTCTTCTTGTCCTCAAGGAACTTGTTAAAACGGATTTCTTCGAGTCGGTTTTCTCGCTCTACCCGTGCGCGTACACGGGAGGGAAACAGAGTATCAAGGATTTTCTCGAACATCATTCACCCCACAGAACTTTCAGTTCACCAGATAAACGCTGTAGATCGGCGGTTGCTGTGACGTGTCGTTTTTCGGTGTCTTTCAGGGTAGTTTCCCGCGCCTTACGCAAGAATTTTTCCAGATCACCAGGTTTCGTCACCAGTTTACCATCTACGTAGATTCGTCCCAGAAGATGCGAACAGTCCAGCAGTTGTTGTGCGTCTGCTTTTTCAACAGCAGGTTTAAGCGCGACAAACTTTTTAAAGAATCCGCGATCCTCGTTGTCAAACAGATATGAATCTTCGGAATACCAGGTTGTGCCATTGGCATCAACGATCCCATTGACACCTTTCCGATCACAGTGCGTTACCTTGATTGGAAACACGACAGATGATAGTTGATTAGGCGACAGAGGACTACCACGCAAAGCTAAGTTGCGGTACACCGTCCCAAAACTTTCTTCATCACGAAATTCAAAATAATCTTTTGTCCAGTACATCATTTTTCAATACCTCATAGTTTAGGTATGTGCAATATAACAAAAGCCCCTCACTTTCGCAAGGGGCTTTTTGATTAATTTTGATGCTTAGTTCGGTGCATCATTTCTTTGTTCTTACCTTCGTTGAATCCACGAACAGCAGGAGCACCCAAATAACCGCATGTACGGCGCGTGACGCTCATTTTAGCCGGATCGTGATTACCGCAGTGCTTACAGTGGAAACCGTCTTCTGTAGGCGTGAACTCGTCATCAGAGCCACATACAAAGCACTTATCGACCGGAAGGTTAGTTCCGAAGTAGTCCAGTTTTTCCATCGCGTAATCCCAGACTTTTTCAAGTGCTTCCAGGTTGTTTTTCATATCAGGAAATTCTACATAGCTGATATGTCCAGCAGTCGCAATGTAATGATAATCGGCTTCATAGTCGATTTTCTCGAACGGTGTTACCTTGCGGTCAACGTCAAGATGGAAACTGTTTGTATACCAACCCTTATCAGTGATCCCTTTGATGCTTCCGAACTTCTGATAATCAAGTTTGCAGAAACGGTGACAGAGAGATTCAGCAGGGGTTGAATACAGGCTGAATCCAAAGCCTGTTTGGGCTTTCCAACGTTCGGTTTTGTTTTTCAGGTGTTCCAGAACATGTTTACCGAAATTCTGGGAGCCAACCCGATCGAATGGGTGTTGTCCAGATCCGAACATCAACAGTGTTTCATGTAGTCCGATATAACCAAGGCTGATAGAGCTACGCCCATTTTTGAACAGTTCCAGAATTTCATCATCCGGTTTCAGTCGGACACCAAAAGCACCTTCTGTGTACAGGATCGGCGCAACACTGGCTTTAACACCGCGTAGGCTTTCGATACGAGTCATCAGGGCTTCAAAGCACAGATCCAGACGTTCATCAAGGATGCGCCAGAATGCGTCGTGTGCGTCTTCATCTTCCTGTGCTTCAGCTTCGATCGCAATGCGCGGGAGGTTGATTGTCACCACACCAAGGTTATTACGTCCATCCAGAATTTCATTACCGTTATCATCATGCCACACGCTAAGGAAACTGCGACAACCCATAGGAGATACAGGAACGCTAGAACCAGTGATACGGCGGTTATTAGATGCGCTAATGATATCTGGGTACATGCGTTTCGAAGCACATTCCAGGGCAAGTTGTTTGATGTCATAGTTTTGATCCTCTGGATCAAGGTTAATTCCTTTTTCCATGAACATAACCAGTTTCGGGAATACCGGAGTAATACCCTCTTTACCAAGGCCGCGAATACGGTTTTTCAGGATCGCTTTCTGGATCATGCGTTCATAATCGCTCGTACCAGTACCGAAAGTGATGGTAACAAACGGGGTTTGTCCGTTGGCAGTATGTAGGGTGTTTACTTCATACTCATAGGACTGGAACGCATCATACACATCTTTTTCAGTCTTTTCAATCGCATACACATAATCATTATAGTGTTCGATACCGTAATGTTCAGCATCGTGCAGATGTTTGAAGAATGTCATTTCGACGTATGGAGCCAGCACTTTATCCACGTTCGCAAAGGTTGTCCCGCCGTACTGGTGAGAGGCAATCTGTGCGGTGATCTGCGCCATGAGAGCGGTAGCAACACCGATCGATTTAGGCGGTTCAATGTCCGCGTTACCCATTTTAAAACCGTTCTCCAGCATACCTTTCAGGTCAACCAGACAGCAGTTAGTGTAAGGGGTGAACGGGCTATAGTCCAGATCGTGATAGTGGATGTCACCGGAATCATGCGCTTCTACGATATGTTTCGGGAGGATATGATTACGGGCGAAATGCTTCGCTACGATACCCGCCAGCAAATCGCGCTGTGTCGGGAATACCCTTGCATCTTTGTTCGCGTTCTCGTTGGTGATCTCTTTGTTGGACAGGTTCACCATGCCGGAGATATCAGAGAACAGCTTGCTTTTCTGTTCACGGGCAATGTCGCGATCGTGGCGATACTCAATGTATGAACGGGCGACCGCTGGGTTCGTTTTCATCAAGGATTCTTCAACAGCACTTTGAATACGTGCAATTGTGTTTGGTTTACCATCCAGGTGATACGAACCGATAGCAGATTCTACAGCCGCATCAGCATCGTCTGATGTTCCTCCAGCTTTATACACTGCATTACGGATTTTTTCTTTGTCGAAATCGACAATTGTATTGTCGCGCTTTTCTACTTTCATTTGGTTGCCTTCATTAATTGCTTTCTATATTTTGCGGTTAAGGCTTTGCGTTCGTCTTTGTCGGCGTACTCGAAGCCCATAGAAACCATTTCGGCAATCATATCAGGTTTGGTAAGTCTTGAAAACCATTTTACCTTATCTGGTATGAATTTGTCATGAATACGGTTTTCGGAATAGTCTTGCTTGAGATATGCAAGCAGATTCTCTAACCAGGCGATGTAATAAACATCACGGGAAACCAGACCGGATCGATTGAATTTGTGCTTTACAATACCTTCTGTACCGTTGCATAGGTTACACAGAAGCCCGCGCACACGTCCGGCGTTTTCGCCGTCTAAAGCATGGTCATGGTCAAGGTGATGTTTCTCTATATCACCCTCAAGAGGACGTTTACAGAGAGCACAGCAGCCCCCTTGTTTGTCAAAGAGAGCTTGCTTGATTGTTGGGTAATCTTTTTTGGTAATTCGTTTCGTCAGCATAATAACACCATTCAGTAAGGTGTCATTATTTATCACAGGGTGCGGACATACTCACGAAGTTGGTCGAACCCGCCAATGTGTTTCCCATCGTGGAAAATCTGAGGCATGGTCATTTTGCGAGTACCCAAAAGACCTTCGAGTTCGTCAATCACTTTTTCATTCAGGATCGGTTTGCCGTCTTCGCCTTTGGAATCAGCAACAGATACGAATTCATATTCATGTTTCTTTGCGTCCAGCAGTCGTTTCGAGTTCAGGCACGGAGCGCAATTGTATACGGAAGGGATATAGCCATAAATTTTAAACATGTTAACCTACATTAAATCATCTAGTGTTTGTGGGAATGTATTTACTTCTCGTTTCTGGTAGTTGCACACGTACACCTCCTGTGTTTTGTTTTGCTCATAGGATTCTGTGTGTTGCCCTAACAGATACTTTTTATCCAGGTTATGAACGGTGTATTTCTTCATCCATTCAATCAGGATATCGTTTTGTTTTCCGGCATGGTGCGTCACGTTAGACAAACCAAACCAAATGCCCCGCTCATGCAGGGAGTCAAGGAAAGCATATAACTCGCGTTCGCGATCTGCGTTCCAGAATTTATTATACACCGCATCGGTTATCAGGTACGGAGGATCGCAATAAACAAAATCGTTATCGTTGATTTCAATATCAGAGTATGAACCAGAACGAAACTCAATTCCAGCCACGTTATTTTTGAAGTGTTCGAACCTCTTCACGGTCGATGTGTTTATCGTCCGGTATCCGAAATGCGCGTTAAACTCCCCTTTCTCATTGGTGCGGTTGACATTGCTGAACGAATGAAGGATCAGAACGTATAGCCACAACGGATCACGATGCTGGTTGTATTCTTCACGAAAAGCCAGATACGCTTCCTTGTTTTCTTTGTTCAGTCCCTTCTTAGCAATCAATTCTCGCACCTCAGAGAGATCAGGAGCGCGTTTAAGCATCTTATACACATCAATCAGTGTCTTATCGTAATCGTTGCTTAGAACGGGTTTGGGGACGTTTAGCGACACACTCAATCCACCACAAAAACAATCAACGAATCGATGATAATGTCTGCGATCTGGAAAGAGTTCAAACAACTTAGGCAATAAATTCTGCTTGTTGCCCGTATAGGGAATCACACCCAAATAATTCATAATTCACAAAGCCCCTTTTCGAATAAAGCGATCGTGTCATATTTGTACCCACGATTGATAATGAAGCAATGAGTTTCGCCTAATTTCTCCAACATTGCAACCGCTTTATGTTCATCTTTTTTGTCTTTCAGGAGATAGGCTATTCGCACTATCTCTTTCAGAGTTGAATTATCCACTTCCTCCAACTTGAACCCGTAACCAACCAGCTTACAAAAAAACCCCTTGCGAGCAACAAGGGGCTGATTGTTATAGAAGATTACAGATCCGTTATCGTTGGCGCGGATATTAAATCCGGCTACGCTCACGAATTTCCCCTAAAGTGTCGTCGGTGTTCAAGTAACCATTATCGTAATAAGTCACCATCGCATCGAACCAACCGTCAGGAATTGAGTCTTCCAGAATATCAATGGTCTTGAATTCCATACCGTTAGTGATGGTCATCAGCAAACCTTTTTTACTCTTTTTCCACTCAGAACCTTTCGGACATTTGTAAACGCCTGTCCACTTACCATTCACACGGATAGCGCACAGCTTTTCGGCATACTTTTGAGTATCGCGGGTAACTTCTTGCAGCAAACCTCCACCCATACCAAACGCGATATTCTCGCTTGACCACTTGTTCGCTTCCATCCAGCTTAACACACGGTTGATTGTCTCAGGCCCGTGGATCTCGTCGCCCTGGATGATACGAACTGCGTTATGCAGAACTTTATAACCTTTGCTGTTTACGGTGTATCCGAAAATTTGCGCCAATTTACGAAGGGTATACATGATGTTATCGATCATATCCCCTGAATCTGGACGAACTACCAGAGTACCACCCGCAGCAATGATTTTCTCTTTATACTCAGCAATGCGATCAACAGCGGCTTTATAGTCCCATGAGTCATACACACAAGCGTAGAACCCAGTACCGAACATTTTGATGCTGTTTTTGTATGCGTCTTCTTCGTTTTCTTTACCGTAGGAAATCGTCGTTGAGTGTTCGCGAGCAGGAATCGAAATGCCAGCGGCTTCGACATTTTCCAGTTCATCAAACAGAGTCTGATGATCCGCAAACAGGCTGATTGCCATAATCATCCCTTCGACGGTATCAGTTCCAACGAAGTTGTAAAGGTGCGCCAGCCCACCAATACCCGCAGACTCAGCAGAGGTCGCGCCCCGCGCCCCAAAGTCATGCAGACGTGTACCCAGTGTAACATTATATGCTTCGCCAGTCAGGTCAGAAGTCATATTCAGGTACTGAGCCAGAACCTTTTTACACTCACGGGATAGAGTCGCAACAGATGACGGATACCAGATACCGCGAATCGTCATTGTTTCCAACCAACCAGCCAACCAGGAGAATTGATTCTCAGAGAACACGGTCGCAACGGCGTTTTTAACCGGAACAACTGTACCTTCTGGAATAGAACGGAAAATCACAGGGGTGTAACCCAGTTCTGCGATCTCTTTCCATCCTTCATAGTTGAAAATTTCTTTCCCGAAGTGCTTACGGTAAAGCACCCGCGCCAACTCAACTTGTTTCATGGTAACAGGTTCAGCCAGTACCCGCGCAACGTAGTTAACGCCAGCAGTTACGACTTCATCAAATTTACCACCACGAGATTCGATATAGAACATCGTTGCATCAGTGCCTTGTGGATACTGCATCCAGTGAGACACTTTGTAGGAATCAGTTGAGGTGATCAGGCTATTCAGTTCAGTAAATTTTTGCATTTAAACGTACTCCACGTTTTGATTTAAAAGATACGATCTAACCGTTCTGGATGGATCGTGTTCCAGTATTTACTCTTACAGTCTTTCCTGGATTTTTTGCCATTAGAGCAGAACACCTTGTGATAAGTCGTCTTATTGTGCAACTCTTTGCACGTAGGGCAAACAATCATGGTTCCCACTTTAGCGGCTTTCGCAACATCATACAACTGTTTGATGTCCTTCTGTCGCTCGGACGTAATGACACGCCCGTTTACTTCTTTGACAACCGTTTCGTATCTTACCGAACCATCGGAATACTGAACTGGGGTTTTGCGTTGAGGACGTTTAAGCCCCCACATAACACCACCATCATAGCCGTCATCTTCGTCTTCATCTTCGACGTTGACACAATAACCGCTTTGTTCAAGAGCCTCAGCTTCTGAAATATAATCTTTCATGATATTCCTTAATTGCTGGTCAATAAGAAAACCCGGTTGTCAGTGTAGTCGATGTAACAGTCCCACCAACCCGCACAGTCAACACCGTCCAAAACCAAATTAGAGATTTTAACGCTGGTTGCAACGTCATCATACTCATACTGCATCCCTGGTTCACTCCGCAACGCTAATTCGTTCAGCATTGCTTCAACGTTAGCCCGTAAGCCTTTGCCGTTGTTTGCTACGCCGTTCAGGGCCAAGCAGTAACCAGCGCAAGTAGGGATTAATCTGATTTCCATGATGTTTTCCTTTTGGGTTAGTGTCTTATCTACGGGAGCTATATTACCACACTCACAACTCCCGTCAACAACTATTTCGAATTATTTTTACCAAGTGATGAAGTAAGTGAATTCGCTGTACACGTCGCGATCATTACTCGTCTGAATACGACGAGAACGGATTCCACTCGGATAATTCGAATACGCATTCAGACGGTTCGCCATAGTATCAAAAGTCAACCCTTCTGATTTCAGCCATTCACCCAGATCATCGTATGCTTTTTGTGTGCATTCTTGACCTAAATTAGCACCAACAAAACGTTTCATATCAAATGTATATGATTGTTTTGTCGCATATTTCAGAACATACGCCGTGATATCGTTCCGCGACTCTTCGACCATCTTCGCGTTCATGTCGTCTACCAGCTTACGCGCACGTTCTGCCAGTGTTGGACTACGCCCACAGCGCGGATCATCCTTTTGACTGCGATTTGCGGGGGTTACACCGACTACCCCGATCCCATTGATTTCTACCATTATATTCCGCCTTTTTTAATGCCTCTTCAACTGCGAGGCGTTCGTAATTACGTGATTGTTCAGGAGTTAGCACCAGAGAAAATCCAAAGTTGGAGGTTTAGTATTAATCCCCAAAGTGTCGCAAACTTCATTTAATACCCGTTCATTCCAGAGATTGAAACAGGGTATGCCATACAGTCGGGCCAATCTTACTGCGATCGCAGTACCGCCTTTCACACAAAACTCTTTTTCAACAGCCCAGAATAACACAAAATCCGTAGGCGTATCCAGATGTTCGGTTAGCACCTGCATGGAATTTCGAGCATATCGGCGCTGTGTCCATTCGTTTTGGTTGTCGAAGTGTCCAGCTACCTTTCTCGCTTCGTCAGCGGCTTTGTACGTGTCGTATTCTGTATAGTCGATGATATCCTTACCATTTGAGTACAACCCGTTAAAACCGTTCTCAGGAAGAATTATACGCCGTCTTTCTGGTGAGTAATCAAATAAAAAATGACTATCCATTCCTGGAGCACCACCAGAGTAAGCGAATATTTCCCGATCACTTAAAGCGCGTCCGATCTTGATTGCGAGGTTTGCGATACGTTCGGGGGGTTCACGGCTACCGATCAGGGTAGCCGTCTTCGCGTTGTCCAGAACCGTTTTAAAATTCATTGTTCAGGATTGCGCCCCAGTTCTCACGAACCAGATTTGACGCTTCGTTAGTGAAGGTTTTCTTCGCCAGCGTTGGATTCTCGAACTGTTCCAGGAACGGGCCATAATTACGTTCGATTTCTTCCAGCGCATCCTGTACCGTCAGGCCCATTACGCGACCGAAATCTTTTGCAGTGAGATTTGCGCTGTCAATTTTAGACAAAACATTTTTCACGCGGTTTTCGTTCAGGTAACAGGTAAACACATCCAGTTTAACTTTATCATTTTCAGACAGTTCAACAGGAGCATTGAAGCGGTTCGCTTGCTTGTTCTTCTTCTCTGTGAACTTCGTCGTTTTGCATTTGATCGCAACGCGTTCACCGTTCGGCATGAAAGCAGGTTCGACGGGCTTCATCACGAAACCTTCCGCGATGTTTTCACCTTCACCATCTTTCAGAGTCATGAAGTTTTTGAACGCAGGTTCAACGCCATTTTGCGCAACAATTGCGCCGGAATTAGCCAGGTTGACAACAGAATCAAACGTGATAGGCAGTTCGCGGATCTCTTCAAACGTACCATATGCCAGCAATGGAGCCATTTTCAAACCAACACAAACAGCAGCCGATGCAACAATGTTATCTGGTAAAAATTTATCATTCACACGGATATCGAATACATAGAAATCTTTTTCTCCGTAATCAACATCTTTTTGAACACCACGCCCCGCAAATTCGCCGTATACCTGTACAACCAGAGAACCGATATCAGCGTATTCCTTATATTCACAGGTATTTGCGAGGGTTTCCCACAACTCGCGCACAGCATTAGAATATTTTGCAACGACAGGTTCACAACCGTAAAACTGTTCAGTAGGAAGGATTTCACCGCTACGTTTTGCTGGAATGACTTTTTCACCGTCCGAAGTAATCAGACTAAAGTTTGTACCGTGTATCTTTTCACGAGCACACCACACACCACCAGTAAGGCCATTCATGATCACGCCATTAATGAACTTACCTTCGTAATGGTTAGTAAGAGAAGAATATTTCACAAACATAATATTAACCTTTGATTTTCAATTGTTTTTCAATTTGATACGCGGCTTTGCGTAACAGTTTCAGTTTTACTTCTGGAAGGATTACCGAACCCTTCATAAACGCATCAAGTGATGATTTTTCACTGTTAGCGGCTTTTGTCACTGCGATCGTATTTTCTGGAGTGTAACCCAGCATCGGGTTAATTCGTTCCATCGTTCGAGAATTCGGGCTATCTCCACGAGAACTAAACACCTTCCCAGAATACAAGCAAGTTGGTTGACTCATTAAAGAGGTCCAATCACTCAACGTAAGAGCAAATTGCAGATTCCGGCTACGAGCATCATCATTTTTGCTGTTGTATGAACGAGCGATACGCAGATCGAATTCAATTTGATTCGCACGGCGACGATGCTCTAACTCTTCATCACTCAGAGAAATAACCATCTGAGTTTTAACCGGAGTTTCTTCAACAACTTCTTTCACTACAGCGGTAACTGGTTTAACACTGCTGGTTACAACACCAGTCCAACGTTCCATATTTTGTCTACGACTCATGTCAGCCCCTTACACTAAACCCGCTTCCTGGAAAGCCAGCGCCATAGCACCGTTGATTGCTTTACGTTTGTTATCTGGACGCGGTTCGCGTTTGGTTTTAACTTGTTTCGCCGCTTTGCGGTGTTTGTTGACATATACACGACGCAGAACGCGTTTTACTTTCGGGTTCTCCGCACGGAAAGCACGAATTCGCTCAATTTCTTGGACAATCATATAAATATCCCCATTGTCCAGCCCATGAACACGGGCAATTTCTGCATAACCACGTTTCAGATCATTAAATTTGAAATGAATCTGAACTTTTTCTTCCTGGCTAACTTCGCTGATATTACGCTGAACGATTTTCATAATCACTTTCCTTTAATTGAATCGATTTTTCTTACAAAATCTAACACTTCTGGATTTCGATTGTCAACATTTTTTAGAACAAATGTCACAATCAAATACAGTCCTGATTGATAATGAAATTCTTCCGCAAACGGAATCATCAAGTCATCCAGAGTATTGATTAAATTTTCCATATCTGACGGATGGTCAACAAACACCGTTTTGATTTCGGATACGGTAGTTTTAAAACGCTTCCCGATCTTACCTTCAAGTGTATCAACTGTTCCCGCAGCAAGCAATGGTACATCAAGATTACGTATACCGCCATACACTACATGAAATAGTTTCATTTGTTTGCCTCGTTAACAATCGCAAAAGAAAGAAACGTGAACATCACACCTAAAGCAGTAACCCAAATTGCGGTCAGGTCACCGTCCATCGCCATGATACCACCCATTACTTCAACTCGATAACCCAGAAGGAAAACGAGAACTGCTAAAACACGGTCATTCATACTTCCTCACAGAAAGCCCATGCAGCATGGTAAACGCTCGCGCCTTTGTCGTCGTTCATACATACAGCATCAACCGGACACACAACCCGATACAGTACCGGATCACCACCTATAGAACGTGCAGCCCTTCCAGCATAGATCCGAGCAAGTCCGATGTCAGCAGTGAAGAAAACACGATCCAGATTTTTCTTTCTGCCTTTTTCAGACAGAGTTTCAGAAGCACAAGGAGGCAACAACATGCTCTCAATCCCAGCAGCAGTACAAGATCCGTGGTAATAAACAACGTGTTCTTCGCGGCAGTGAATCGTTTTCATGGTTATCTCCTTGTTTTCAGTGATTACAGCTTACAGTTATTCACCGGACAAGTCAACATCTTTCAACACGTCTTCTTTTGTGCGGTTCATATACTCTATGATTTCATTGGTGAAACGTTTGATTCGCGTTGCAGCCATACGTTCAGCCATTGCGCGTTGTTCCTCGACCGAACGAATACCGTTGTTTTGCGGTTCCCAGTCATCAAGGTCAAATTTAATCGTTGGAATGGGGCCACTTGTTATCATATTATCACCCCATGCAGCACCGCCACCAGTAAAAATAGCTTTCCAGTGTTTTTCATGATGGACATTATCAACTTCCACCTGTTCGCCGTAATACACGATTTCGTCAACGTTTACATGCAGAACAACGCCACCTGAAGAAATGATTTTGTTTACCGCATCACAAACCTTTTCGCGAGCACGGGCAATAATTTCATGACCTCCCAGGTTGATCGCAGAACCTTTGCCGCAAATAATAATCCATATGCTGTTTAACAGGTACTTTGCGATCATTTGCCATTCTTTGTAATTATCGCTGTCTGAGTAATCACCCAACTTATCAAAGGAACGGATGTATCCAGCTTTGTATTCTCTACGCATCTGGATCAGTGTTTCCATCAGGTCAGCAAGTTTCCAACCATTAGGGAGGGTGATATCTCGTTCTTTTGCGATTTCGATGATACAGTTAGGATACAGAAAACGGAAAGACATCACACGGATCTTTTTCACAATGGCATGTTTGGGAATACTCCAACGAAAGTAATCCCATTTAGGATCGCAGTCGGGACGCATAACCGGAGTATGCCAGCGCTTGAACCCAAGCAGGTCAGCGAAATCGTTTGACAATGTGTGGTTGCGGCGTGATGTATATTTTGACTGGTCGCCAGCAGCAGCGGCTTTGATGAAGCGGTTTAATTCAAGTTTCATAATGTCACCTTATGGTTAAAGTTCTTCCGGCCTATCCGTCGAACATCTTCACTATAAATCCATCAGCAAAACGATGTCAATAAATATATTAAAATAACCCTGGAGTTCTAAAATGAAATCATTCAAAGACTTTGTGAGCCTTGATGAAGCGCTGATTACCTTCGGCGGTAAGGCTTATCAGAAATTCGGTCAGGTCGTGATCCTGGCTGGCGGTGCGGGTTCCGGTAAAGGCTTCACTCTCGAAAAGCTGTTAGGCATCGAAGGGATCACACTGGACGTTGACGCATTGAAAAAGCTGGTAATGGGTAGCACCAAACTAGCAGCAGAAATTAAAGCAAAAACAGGTCATGACGTTAAAACAATGAACCTGAAAAACCCTGATAACGTTGCAACACTTCACCATGTGATCGCAGACGTTTTCAACGTATCAAACAAAAACCAGGCGCGTGTTTATGCTGGTATCGCAGCAGCACCGGAAGATCGCAAACCAAACCTGATTTTTGACGTAACCCTGAAAAGCATGAGCAAACTGGCAAGTATCGCCCGTGATGTTGAAGCGCTGGGGTACAAGAAAGAAAACATCCATATCGTTTGGGTAATGAACGATGTTCATATTGCCATGCAGCAGAACCTGAAACGCGACCGTGTTGTTCCAAAAGAGATCCTCATGGATACCCACGAAGGGGCCGCGCTTACTATGGCTAAGATCCTTAACATGGGCGATTCTCTGAAACAGTACATGGATGGTGACATCTGGATCAGCTTTAACAAAGTTGGTATTGATAGCGAAGTTAAGAAATCCGACAAAGGCGGTATGTTCGTTGTCAAGTCTAATTACATCAAAGTTAAGGCAAAAGGCAAACCGCAGAAATCCATTGATCAGCTTGATAAGGAATTAGTGGCTAAAGTTGCAGCATACGCACCTAAAACCGATACATGGGGTTGACAATGAGAACATATATGAATATTATGCACACACAAGGCGAGGAATTGATATGAATAAGTTTTTCTTTGATATGGATGGTGTACTGTTTGATTGGGAAGGTTCTTTCATACCGATGTATGGTGATCCGGCGAGAATGCCAGAAGAAGAACTGAAAAAGGCTAAACAAGCAATCGCAAAAACCGACTTCTACGAAAACCTGAAACCTTTAAAAGAAGGGTTTGAATTGTTCCACCACCTGAAAACATTGGGACAGGTTGCGATCTTGACCAGTGTTGGGAAGTATGATTCAGAAGAAGTAGCAGAACAGAAGAAAAAAGCGCTGTTGAGAGAATTGGGATACTTACCTGAATTCCACTACACCAAAAGCAGCAAAGACAAAGCAGCCTACGCGAGCCAGGGCATACTGATAGACGACAGAGCAAAAGCCGTGTTGCCATTCAGAAAAGCCGGAGGTAAAGCGATCCTCTTCGTTGGAAGCAAAGAAGAAGCCTTGAAAGAAATAAGAAAAATAGCCTAGAAGAAAGGGAACCATTGCGGTTCCCTTTTTTATTATGGATGGTATTCAGTGAACGCTCGATTCACGTCCTGAATAGTGATGTTAATGTCGTCGTTCAGGAACACGCTACGATATTTCCCAGCGCTATCCCATGCTTGACGGTGTTTCTCATTGCGAGAAATCAACGGGCAACGGTACGCGTGACCTTTCAGTTCGTTCAGATCACGGCAAGTCCAGAAGTCCAGTCGAACAATCCCCATTTCCGCACATACTTTATCCATATATGCTATTTTCTGGTTATTCACCCAGGACGGGCTTTTGACTTCGTTGACGAGAATAAAACCGACTTCGCGATCGCGATAAGTCATACCCCATTTCATCATATCCCAGCCCAAAACCTCGATCGCCAGCTTTTCATAGAAATCTGTACGAACCAGGGACGAAACAGCATCGTTATATTCTGTTTCTGTCATGTTTTGTGGACGTTTGCCAAATTTAGCTTCGATTGCATCGCTGAATTTTGCGAATACATCATTGAATTCAAATAGCAGCATTTTTACCTTCTTAGTTGTTATAGTGCAGGTTTAACGTTTACCGTCAGAGTTGCAGTAACAGATCCAGAGGTTGCTGTTACGACAACATCACCTTCACTAACCGCATGGAGTTTACCACCAACGATAGAACCATGACCGGAAGAGTCAACACTCAGAGTCATTGCTGTACCAGAAGGATCGATGGTAAACAGATCAGTTGCAGCTAGGTCAGCATCACCTACTTTGAAATCAGCAGGAGCGGTTTTTGGTGTAATTGTTACGACAGGATCAGCAGGAGTAAAATCACTCAGTTTATACAGATAACCGTTGCGAGATTCGATGAAATCAACATCGGTATAATCGATGTATGCCTGTTTCAGAGTGTCGAATTCTTTCGCATATTTTTCTTCGGCGTAACCTCGCCAGTCATCACCAGCCGTATTAGCAGCAACGATAATATCGAAGATCCACCACGGGAGATAGGTAAAACTGGTATTACGCCACGGGATAGGGTGAACCGTAGTCCATTTTTCAGTAGCCATTGTTGAAACCTCTTAATTTTTCTATATTTATAGACGTAAAATTTTACCGTTGCAGCTACCGCATTTATCATATTCATTCACGCGCCCGTAGCCATTGCATTCAGGACAAAACGGGGTCGTTATTCCAAATATATTACGGATCGCAAAGGTTGATTGTTCTTCTGTCAACCCAATGTAAGGATCGGTTCGAATGAAGTGTTCATTCTGTTCCTGTAACATGTCGCGATCATCATCCAGAATAAGATAATTCTTACATCCGAAAGCGTCGATCCATGCCTTGATTTCATCCCCACGTTGGTAAGCACCCTGCATATTACTACAAGTTCGACCGATAACGCGATAAAGCCCCCAGGGGTACAGAATTTCACGTAGGTTGTGTGTCGTGTTTCCTATACGCCATGTTGAAGAAACAACGATATCACAATCTGCATGGTTCACGATCCGGCGCAAGTGTCGCGCACATTCGATGTCCATATGTTCACCGAATTTCATAGACCGCATATTATTTAGAACTCCATCAATATCGAGAAATATAACGTTCCCGATCTCTTTACCGTCACTTAAATCTTTCAAACATTCATGGTTCAACATAATTCACCTATGAAAAAAGGGGCCGTAGCCCCTTTCAAATTTTAGTAGAAACCGCGAGCTTCGTTATCAAGACGGCGATCTGCAATCATATGTGCTTCCATCTGACGAGAAACGTAATCAGGATCACATTCCATTCTTTCTTCTTCGTAATTATCCCAACTATCAGCAACCCATTTAGAACCGTTCCAACGAGCATAACCAGGTTCGAAAGCTACCGGATAATTAGCCTCAGCAGCATGACGGAGAGCTTCTCCAACAGTGTAATAAGGAGCTTTTGAATTGACGACTTTCTTAACTTTCCCATCACCCCAAACAAACAGAACTGGATAGTAAGCGTTTTTCATCATTTCGTTTTTCATTTTGCTTTCCTTCTTCACTGCGAGAGCCTTTCCCCCGCCTTCGAATACAAATATACGCGAAAGCAGGGTAACGGTCAACAAGTTTTATTAGCAAAAAGTGCTAAAATTTGAAGGTGTCGAAACTACTGTTGCGGGTTTCACGCACCGTAACTTGTCCATCACGCTTGATGTAGTACACCAGCGATTTGAGAGTATCCCGTGCGCTGTAGTGCGGACACTGGTCAGGATCTTTGTGCCAATCTGGATTTTTCTTAATCCAATCGTAGATCCACCAGGGGCATGTGTAATACCCATTAGAACGAGCGCTACGCCCCATCAGAACGATTGTAGGGCTAAAACAATCCAACCATGCCATATCGGGTTTGGACTCGTTAGAATCGCTTACAGGAGGTTCTACATCATCGGTAACTAGCGTGATCTGATCAGCGACACAAGGAGCAACGTCTTTAACGTATTGCATGAAGTCACCAGATAGATCAACAGGCGAATCAATCTCAACTTTCATTGCGTCAGAAGTGACTGTTATATCACCAACTTTAATCAGAATTTCCGGTTCAGGCGAATCAATCAACAGTTCTGGTTTATCTTCTTCCGCTGGTACAGCAGCTTCCAGATCAGCCAGCATGTTATCGAATGATTTCTGTTTGTTCAGTTTTACATCGAAGGTGCTTTGCGCATAGTCAGCCAGTGCGCCTTTTTGTTCTTTTGTAGACAGAGCACGGAACCCTTCTACTAATTCGTAATCAATTTTCATTGGTATCTCCAGTGGGTTTATCCAATATTTATTGCATAAATACCTATATACAATGTACATAGGGTAATCATAGTGGATATTGAAGTCAAATATTTAAACACAAGCCACGTACAGATTCAGGCAGACGCTAACATAGTCTATGAACTGCGTGACTATTTTTCATTCCAGCCCCCAGGCTATCAGTATCAAGCCAAATACAAATATGGTGGATGGAACGGGTATATCTACCTGATGGACTACAACGGTAAACTTCCGTATGGGTTAGCCTATCTGGTATCAAAATTTGCAGAGTCTCGCGGGTATTCAATCTGGGTTGATCCAAAAATCCATGAAACTGAGGATATCACGCAGGAAAGTTTTGACAAGTGGATTCAAGACCATCCAGTTTATGACGGTGACAAACAAATAGATCCGTACTGGTATCAAAGAGAATCGGTATTCCACGGTATCAAAAACCGTCGCGGTGTCCTGAACCTGCCAACATCAGCAGGTAAATCTCTGATTCAGGGGCTTATCTCTCGTTGGTGTCTGGAACATTACAGCGGAAAGGTGTTGATTATCGTTCCGACTACCGCACTTGTTGACCAAATGATCGAAGACATCGCAAACTATCGACTGTTCCCGAAATCGGCAATGCTTGGTATCCGTTCCGGCACAGCAAAAAACAGTAACGCGTTGATTTACGTTTCAACCTGGCAATCAGCGGTTAAAATGCCTGCCGAATGGTTCCAACAGTTCATGTGCTTGATGGTTGATGAATGCCACCTCTCAACAGGTATGAGCATCAAAAAGATTATCGACACGATGGATCAATGTATCTTCAAACTGGGCTTATCCGGTTCCCTGAAAGAAGGGAAAACAAACATGATGCAATACATCGGTGCGTTCGGTAAAGTCTTTAAACCAGTTGATACGCGTCGTCTGATGGATGATGGACAAGTCACCAACCTGAAAATTAACACAATCTTTCTTCGATACAAAGAAGAAGAGGTTAAGAAGTTAAAAGGTGCGGACTACCAGACCGAAATCAAATACGTTACGAGCCATACAAGGCGCAACTCATGGATTCTTAAATTAGCCCTTAAACTGTCCCGTGAGAAGAACGAAAACACATTCGTGATGTTCCGGTACAAAGAACACGGAAAATGGCTATACGAGCAGTTGAGCAAGGTTTACGATAACGTTGTACTGATTAACGGTGATACAGGGATTGACGATCGTAACGAAATGAAGAAGATTGCAGAATCGACGAAAGGTTTAATCGTCATCGGTTCGATCGGGGTACTGAGTACAGGTATTTCAATCAAGAACCTGCATCACATCATTTTTGCACATCCTTGCAAATCCGCTGTTGTTGTGAAACAGTCAATCGGACGTGTTCTTCGTAAGCATGGTTCGAAACTGCTTGCAACTGTATGGGATATCGTCGATAACCTGGCTACGCTGTCGAAGTCAAAAACAGCTAAAAATAAATACAGTGCGACGAACTACGGCATGAAACATGCGATCGAACGTGTGCGGATCTACAACGAAGAACGATTCGACTACGTGATCAAACAAGTAGACATTTAAGAGGTTACAATGAAAAGTTTTACCAAATTTGTAAACGAAGCCGCGATTGATGATTTCATGAATAAGGTTGCTTCGTGCCGGACACTGGACGGTTTGAAAGAACTTGAAAAGTATTACAACACACGCGTGAAAGAAGTCGAGGTCGCAGCATCCGATGATATTTCAATGCGTGACGCGATCAAGGGACGGCGAGAAGAACTGAAAGCCGAACTCGAAACCGGAGAAGAAGAGAAGTTTTAAAAAGAAAGCCCCAACCGAAAGGAAGGGGCTTTTTAATTTCGGAAACCGTTTGTTCCGACACATACATTTATTTTATTTCAGTGCTGTACTATTCTGAATTACAATTAACTGGCCTTTACTCGAAGGTATCTTACCAATCACCCCGCCGAAAGTAAACTCTATCGGACGGCGCAAAAGGGTACGCCACACGGCAAGCCCAAGCCCCACAAGGGGTACACCAGTATTTAGAGCGTCCGATCCTTGCGTTTCGAACTCAAACCCGCCTCGGACAAAAGTTAACGTTCTCACCTCGGCGTTAGGCTATCCGTAAGTTTGTCCTATAGTTTGATTTGTCTTGCCTATGGCAACTTTTTACCTACCCTAAAAATATGGATGTTCATCTTCATTGCAACCACTTTCAAATTTAATTCGAAGTGAATGAACATGGTTCACACATTCTTCCATCAATCCCAGCAAACGAAATACTTCGTTAAAGTCGATTTTCGAATAGTCGTTCATATTTCCACCTATAGCAACATCTGAACTTCGTTCAGATCGTCAGCTTCATTCAGACCGGATTTGTTGCGATCAATCAAATACTGCGCACAGATAGGGCCACACACGGGACCAGATTCAGTAACAAAACCAGTAGCAGTCACCATCGGTCTTTTGCAAACCACACATTTACAGTCTTCTTGTAATTCTGCCATTTTATGCACCACTTTCAAGTTTTCGGATTTCCAACATATTTTTGATAGAATATCCTTTGTTCTTAACAATGTCCAGGGCTTTACTGGTGAATTCCGCAATCAGTTCGAAATACTGAATCAGTTTGTTAACCTCAACAATTTTCGGATCACCGTTGATCGCGATCTTGATTTCACCTGAACCCGTGTAAATGACATCAGTCATTTCGGTTTCGTGTCTTCCAGTATAGTACAGAAGCCGTTCTTTCACTTCTGCTTCTTTCCTGGCCTGTAGCTGGATCAGTTTTTTCTTAGCATTCGAATGATATCGAAGCCACTTAGACCAAATCTTAGGAATGTCTGCTGATTCACTCTGTAGTTTCAGAGGGTCGATCAACATATCCTTTTCGAGTTCAGCCTGTAAATCTTCAAGTTTTAGTTCAGCCATGAATCACCTCAAAACAAAGTAGTATTATAACCATCATGATCAAGAAGTCAAATCTACGAACGAAGTGAGTACATGAATGAGCGAAGCGAAGACGGATAGTTTACAGTTGGTTAAAAACCATACCAAAAACTACATTTTCTCTATATATAAAATATAAAAATATAATTATGTAGTTAGTAGTACCCATCACTCACTTCGTTCGTGAAAACTCGCTTCGCTCGTTTGACCTTCTTGATCTTTGTTATTATAATGGTCTTCTCAAAACTTGATTAACCCAGCTTAGGTAATTTAATACCTACGATTTGACTGAGTTTGGATTTACCAGCCAGATTCGACCAGTCATCGCCTTTGGTCAACCGTTCAGAGTCGGATTCCGTTGTGTATGGGTTCACAGATAAACCGTAACGCATCAGAATAGCAACTTTCGGTTGCAGTGATGCAGGATCTACGGATACCTTGATTGAACCTGCTTCATCCGCTTCGGTGTACGGAGTGAAGAACAGAGAACCTACGTGATCCATATCACCCAGATCGTATTTGCATCCGGTAAGCAGATAATCAAACGGTGTATTCGTGTCGGTATAGACATAATAACCGTTTTGAAGTTTACCAGTTGCCAGCGGGTGTTGTTCGTCGGTTTCGGTCATCCAACCAGACGCAGCCAGAACGCCTACAACGCGAGCACTAGCGAGGACGTAGGTTGCATCAAATGAAGTCGTTCTATTCATTTCTTGACCCATTTCACACGCTAATTGATAGAGTATGCGGCCCAATGCTGGAGCATCCTTCGCAGTGTATGCGGTTGTACCGTCAAAAATACCATCGACAACTACACCATCAACGTTATATCGTTTGGAAACGGTGATCAGCGTCTGAATAATATCTTTGTTGACTTCTTCGCTTGCAACCGTACCCAGGATATCTTCAATTACCCCATCGGCTTCAAACTGGTTTGCTTCCAGATCCTGCATCAATTCCACGGTCATTTCAGTTTTAAACTTACGTGAACGAACCGGAATGTTCCAGCGATCCATCTGGAAAGAGGTTGATGCGATATCTTCACTGGTTTCATATTTTGAAGTGTCTGCGGCTTCGCTAACCAAACGAATTTTACTTTGGAACACAGCTTTCATGATTGCGGTGTCTTTATCAGTATCCAGCGCGTTTAGCGTTACAGGTTCGATGACCTCATACACAACGTCAGTGACATCGTGCTTGAATAAATCGCCTTTGACGTATGCCTTAGCCAGATCGATATCGTCGATGTCTGTACGTCCAGATATGCGGCCTGAATAGGTTGCAGCGCTGGAGAAAGTCATGTCGCCGTTAGGGTTACGATAGCGAACACCAAACAGAGTTGCTACGGGTAAATTTGTTTCTTGTACAGCAACCAGTTCATGATAGATCAGGTTGTTAACAGCGCGAGTCAAAGAAACCAGTTCTGGGCGCGTGTTCTGTACGTTGATGTCGGTCGTTCCAGTTGCTTCGTTGATAACCTTTTCGCGTTTACCAGGGGGAAGCGTAGACTGACGCATCAACTTGTGAATTGTGTAATGTTTTTCACTCATTTCTTTGGTTCCTGAATTAGAGGGCTTTTATCCTGTATCTATTTACACCATAAAAAAAGGCAACCCGTAGGTTGCCTTTCTTGTGTAAAGTCTTACAGACCTTTAACGTATACTTTACGGAAGTATGCGTTTTTGCCGACCATGTCTTTAGTGATCATACCGGAGGTGATACGATCTGCCGGAGCCTGAGTGCGAGAGTTCGCAAACGGGTTGATACCGATACCGTAACGAGTTTTGAAGCCCATTACTGGCTGGAAGTTCTTCGGATCAGAACCACGCAGCGGGGTAAGCGCAACGTATGGAGCGTAGTAGATACCAGCATCCATTTCGTTATCACCCTTGAAGCCAACGGTGAAGTAATCGCTACGAGCGTACTGGTCGATGTACACTTTGTAAGTGCCACCCAGAACACCAGCGAATACCGCTTTGGTAGTGTCAACGTTCAGAGACTTCTGCAAGCCCTGACCTGCCGGAGTAATACCGCTGTCGATACGAGCCAGAGCGGAAACCACGTTACGGGAAGCGATGATGAAGTTACCAGCACCACGGCCTGTTTGACGTGCGATTTCGTTCGCTTCTTTGTCGATCTGAATCAACAGAGCTTTGTAGCTTTCACCAGCCCAACGAGCGCCGCGAATATCTACCGGATCTTGGAAGTCAAACGCACCAGCTTTAGAGCCTACAGTCTTGGTGAAACCAGTTTTACCAATCTGCGCGGTAAAGTTGATCAGATCAACGATTTCGCGGTTGATTTCCAGCATGATTTCAGTTGCCAGGATTGCAGACAGTTCTGCGTCAGCGTCCATACCGTGAACAGCGCGGAGATCCTGTGCCAGTTCAACGGAATACTGTGCTTTCAGTTGACGGCTACGGGCTTCGATAACCTGTTTGTCGATACGGAAAGCCATTTCGTTCCACGGGTTAGAACTGGAACCGTTGAAGTTTTCCTGGAGTTCTGCTACACTGGTAGCCATAGCCTGAGAAATTTCAGCCAGAGTACCTTTTTCGTTCTCTGCGGTAACAGCCAGGTCCAGTTCTGCCGGAGTAGCACCAGTTACGGTTACGTTACCAGAAGTTACGTTCTGGAAGTACGCAATACCAGTTTCTTCGAAGAAGTGGTAAACGATAGCGCCAGTTGCAATTGCAGTACCAGTAGTGATTTTCGCGAAACCGTTGCTTGGTGCAGCACCCTGACCAGAATACATGGTATCCGGGGCAAACATCGGATGGAATGCTTCACGAACATCTGCCGGAGTACCGCCAGCCAGAGGATCTTTACCGTAGACAGCACGGAGAGCGAACACCTGACCAGTAGGACCAGTCATAGGCTGAACACCGCAAATGTCGAACGCAATCAGGTTAGGGATCGCACGGCGAACCATACCGATTACAGCAGGACCGATGTTGGTGATAGCACCGCTGGATTTACCAGAAGCGATGTTGGTCGGGTCATAGTTATGATCGCCAGCAATTTCTGCTTCTGCCAGGAAACCACCGAAGGATTCCACAATTTTTTCGTCGCGATAAACCGGATCGGTTTCAGCGTCTTTTTCCTGTGCTTCCAGAATGGCAGCGACCAGTTGTTTTTTGGATTTGGTAGCGATATCCGGTAAACCTTCCTGAGATTCCAGAAGATCGTTCCATTTTTCCATCAATTCGTTTTTCTTAGACATTGTTTCTTACCTTATAAAAGATTAGGAAAGGCGTTTAGCCGCTTCAACATATTTATTGATCTTCGATTTCTCTGCCGGAGCATTTTCATTTACCGGAACAAAATCGTCTTTAGTGGTTGTCTGAGTATTTGTACTCTCGTCAACCTGTTTTTCCGCTTTAGTCGCTACCATTTCGACAATTGCGGTCAGTTTGGATTCGAACTTGTCGGAATATTCCAAACCTTCGATCAGGTTCTGAACTTTCTCAACCTGGGATTCGGTTAAATCTTTGGTTTTTTCTGAAACGATTGTATCGCGTTTCATGTTGGCGATCTCTTTAGCCTGAGCCTGATTCGCTTCAAACAGGCGCTTAACTTCCTGCTGATTTTCGGTCAGTTCATCTTCGAGTTCTGCAACAACATCAACCTGGGCTTCTGGAATAATTACGTTGTGATCAACGAACAATTCTTTCATACCAGCAACCAGAGATTCGAATAAGTCGGCCTTAATATCGCGGGATACGGCTTCTTTGTTTTCTGAGAGCCATTCTTGTGCGATGTGGTCGAAGTATTTATTTGCATCTTCGTACAGTTGTGTTTCGATTGCGCCAGCTTTTTCGGCAACCTGGGCTTCAACCAGTTCATCGGAACGTTCCGCGATCTGATTGATATGGGATTCTGCGAGTTTTACAGCGTTAGCTTTTACAGCTTGTTCGAATACAGTGGTGAAATTCGCTTTCACTTCATCAGAAAGTTCAACTGATTCGAAAATGCTGTCTAACTCAACTGGAGTATCCAGGTTCTGGGCTTCTGCCAACAGTTGTTCTTTTAGCATTTCTAAGTTTCCTGTTTGATATGATATTATTTATAGACCTTTCAAACGTTCAGATAATTTTCTGAAAGCGTCATCAGCACTAATATTCTCAACAAGCGGTTTCGTCTGCTGAGATTCGGTTATTGGTTTAACGTAAGCATCTGGAGCGCTTGGCCCCCAAACTACATCAACACCTACAGCCAATTTAAACCCTTCTTGTACGATACCGTAACCTTTACCGGAATCGGCAAGTTTACCTAGTCCGCGAGAAGAAACACCAGGAACCCAACCAGCACGAATTAACGCCGCAAGTTTATCACCATCCGCGTTGTCACCTTCGACAACAACCGCACGGCCCCAAACGTCATTACCTTTCCACCACATTTTTTCAATGAGGATGCAAGCATTTCGCGGGTCCACATTCGGGCGCGGAGGGTGATTCATTTCACCCAGTGCTTGACGGGTATTAACTTGAGTTCTGATATAATCATTTACTGCTTCTTCTAATACTTTTTTCGGGTACAGTCGTTTATTACGGTTTACTTTTTCAGCCTGTAGGAAAATACCTTCAATCCGAAGTTTACCGTCTTTAGACGCACCGACCGATTCTAAAATCGAATCGGAAATATCCGCACAAGGTAAACCCCATTCCTCGATTAGCAGCATATCGCCGTTTTCATTGAGTTGGGATTCATTCATATTTATAGCCCTAATGCGGCGCGTTTACGGAGCGCTTTTTTGCGCTTACGTTGTGCGCGGGTTGTAATAGAAGGATTCGCACGTTTTGTTTTCATCGCACGACGCGCGATCTGGCGACGTTGAGATTTAGTAAGACCAGTTGTTTGATACGCGTTACGTTCACGGGTTTTGCGGTCCTTTTTACGTTCCACATTACCGCGAGAATCGACGTGTTTAACAATGACTTCATCTAAACTCAAACCCTCAACAATGGACATCATCGCCAGGGCCAAATGAGGTTCATCGACCGCCAAATTTTCGATAATTTTAATTGTACCTTCATCAATCCCCAGAATATCAACACGGGCTTTCGCTTCGGTTAAATGGGGTTCGATAAGTTCGGTACTAATATCTTCGAGTTCGAGTTGCATTATTTACACCTCTTATTCGTCGGCTTTGTCGTCTTTTTCAGACGGCTTTTTGTCTTTTTCGCCTTTTTCGCCGTCTTTGTCGTCTTTATCATCGTCGCTGTCGTCTTCGTCGGTTTCACCTTCGATTCGGACTGCTTCTGCAATTTCAACGCGCATTTCTTGGCGAAGGGCTTCGGTACGGTCTTCCATGATGGAGTAGAATTGCTTCTTAGCCTCCACCAGATCGCCGCTTTTGATTGCTTCGATAAATTCTTTCATCAAAAGTTTTCCTCTTCCGCTTCTGGATTTTTAAAACGTTCTTCTTTAGATTCTTCTTCGATCAATTTCGCTTGTTCGTCAATATCCTCGTCGGACATTCGAAGAATCTCTTTCATGATGTATTTATGGGAGACATATTTCCCAACTACACCCTCGACCTGAGACATCAACGTTAGACGGCGTTCCATGATCTCGATGTCTTTTACTTCCGCATAATATGAATCCTGCTGGAAGATAAACGAAATTTTGCTAACGTTCTCGTCCCATTCATCTTCGGTGATGACTTTTTTCGCAATCAGGTTCGTTTTTAACGGATCTGACAGAACAGGACTGAACTGAATTTGCAGTGTGCGTATGAACTTGTTAAATTTGAGTTCATCACGGGTGATTTCACCACCACCACCAATTTGCATACCCCCGTCATCGCGAGGCATACGGCTTAATGGCACACGCAGGGCTTCATAGAGCTTACGGTTAAACCATTTGATATCATCCATATCAGAGAAGTTCTGACCGCCTGGAAGCGTAGAAACCTCTGTAATCGCTTTACCGTCACGACGCATCAACCAGTAATCTTCTGTCATTGACAGGTTGTTCTGCTGGTTTTTAACAGTACCTGTACGGGCATCATACACAACACGGTTTTTTAAGCCCTGTGCAATGTTATTCACGTACTGAGTCGCTTTGTTACCGCCCATCTGTCCAACGTCGATATAGAACACACGGCGTTCAGGAGCACGGGTAATACGGTAGATCACCATCGCATCTTCAAGCAAACGCAATTGGTTTGCAGGCTTGACAGCGCGGTGAAGATATCCGATAATATTGTTGCTGCAATCTTCCAGACCGGAATGAGCGTACACGATAGCGGAGCGCGGGATCTTAATCTTCTGGTTTGCCTGGTAGATCTGTCCGTTGTATGTATAGCCAGCTTTAGGAGCGCTATACACGAAAAATTCGCGATAACCCCGGAATACTTTCACGCCACCATCAAGGGTTTCTGTGATAGATTCTCGGATCAGTTCCATGCAACGCGGGTCAAGTTGACGCAGTTCGCGGATACCTTTGGTTTCGTCTTTGTGCATGATTTTATGGAAGTATATACGGGAATCCACATACCAATCACGGAACAGACGTGCGCCCATGTTATCAAAGTCATAGATATTTAGAACGTTGTCGAACTCTTCAACGATCTTATCTTGAATAGCCTTACTAAAATTCGTTTTAGCCAGATCCAGGGTGATGATATCTTTACCCTGTTCGTTAACGATCGCATCGTCGATAATTTCCGACACTGCGTTTTCAACTTCTGGATAAGACATAATACCGCGATACGTATTAATTAATTGTTCTTTGTTTTGGATCGCTGGATCTTGTCCAGAATAAAATTGTTGGAATACGCCAGCATATTTCTGGTTATTCAGATCGGTTTCGATCTCGTAAGCACCATCATTATTTTTAGGAGGCGCGACCGAACCTGTATCATTTTTTAATTGCTGTTCAAGTTCAATTTCATCCTCACGGGCGAAATTCTTGAAAAAGCTAAGTACATTGCCAAAGCCCAAAAAGTTCATAGTAACTCCGAAAAATAATGATAGGGGTATTGCTACCCCTGTATTTATAACTCTTTATTCCCACCAGTCCAGCGCAAAGGTACACTCGAAAGTTGATACTTCATTATTCGAATCCCAGTCCAAAGTAACCTCACCAACGTTAGTCGGGAATAAACCATGAATGGTGTGTTCAGCGGTTATCTCTTCGTTACGGTTTTTCTGTTTCACCGTAGCAGTTTTTTTGTAGTTCGCTGGAATATCACCGCTAATTTGATCACCCATACCGTGCAGCATATTTGACCATGCTACCAGTGCGTTTCTCGTATTGTGCGCGTCATCGTTATAGATTGTGATTGTCCAGTCATCATAGGTACGGTCGCCAGCAACGTTAATTTTGCGGTTCTGGTAGCCTACAGGGACTTTTTCAACTGTAGCCGCTGGCATTGTTGCCGCTTTACATTTGAATTTAAAGTTTTTGCCCAGATACGGGATCTCTACTTCGAACAAGTTCGGACGTGCGAAATCACCGGATTCAAAGGCGCGTAAAATGTCAGTAAGCATTTTTAACCTCGGATTATTTATAGGGGCTGAAAAGCCCCTTTGACTTATACGGCTTGTGGCCCTACCAATTCATCGAAATCTGCGCCTGTAGACGTTGCTACGAAGTTCAGAGTGATGTAGTTGATAGAACGTGGCGGTTTCACGTAAATGGTCGCTACAAACTCGTTACGATCAATTACATCCGGCGTGTTGTTCGTGGTATCGCAGATTACACGGTAATCATAGCAACCACCCAGCGCACGAATATTCGTCATGTACTGACCAGTATCCATACGGAACGAAGCACGGGTGAAATCGTCGTTGTTTTCAAACAGTTTGTATTTCGCGTTATCCCCGATGTCTTTCTTGATCATGTTGAACAAGCGACGAACGTTGATACGATCGAACGGACTCGGAACATTAGTCAGTGTTTTATCACCGAACAGAACGAAACCAGAGCCACCTGCAAAACCTGTTACCGGGTTAATCTGAACTTGATACATCGCGTCACGGTGTGCAGTACGCGGTTCAATAGCCAGTTTAATGCAGTTACGGATCTGACCACGGTTGTAACCAGCCGGAGACATCCACGGTTGCGCAACGCTATCAGTGTAAACACACAGGCCAGCGATATCACCTGCCAGCGGAACCCAGCGGTTCACGTCATTGTATTTATCATACTGATATTTATAGTTACCATCCAGGAAGCCATAGCTTGAACTTACGTTCAGGTTGTTGTCTACCGGAGTGTTACCACTGATTGTATATCCCATACGCCATTCAACGATGTTATCCACTGCCTGAGCAAGAGGAATGTTCACCAGAAGAGAACGCGGAGGCGATACAAACACAGTACAATCCTGACGTTCGTCACCGATCGAGATAACATGCTTCTGAACAGTAGACATTACTTCTACGGTTTCACCAGCACAAGCACCAGCAATCAGCAGCGGGACGTGAAGGGCTTCGCGATCAGCGAACATATCCCAACCAGTCATCAGTTCATCAGCGCCTACGGTGTCGTTTGAGGACAAACCACCACCAAATTCTAGAATACCGGAGAAGCCTTTAGGCCAGTTCATAGAAGTACCGAATACGTACTGTGAACCACCGTTAGCGAAAAAGTCATCCATATAGATGTTTACGCCGTAGATATCTTTGTCGGTTTTTTCTGTTGACACGATGAAAGATTCTTGTACAATACCACCACGACGCACAACAAAAGCGTACTGGTTTTCGGTCTGTGGACCATAAGTCATCACAGAGCGACCGCTGTTTTTAACGGAGATCCCAGAAGGGAAACCGGAAATCATAGCGCCAGAATCGTAAGCAGCTTTGGAGATAATCTCCACCTCTACAGTAGAACCCAGTTCGCCAGGATACAGAGCCACAACAGATGGGATCTGGTATTTCTGGGTCAGTGTCTGGAACGCAGTTCCTTGAATGGTTTCTTTAGCAATATCCAGGTTCAGCAGAGTGATACCAGAATCGCTTTCGATACCATCGATCGTGATTGACGCAGACACACCAGAAGACTGAGAAACGATTTCAGTAGTCCAGCCAGTAGAAATATCTGGATAAGTCCCGATCTGTTTTGCACGAGCAACGATTTTTTCGCTTGGGATGACTACCGCAAGGATTTTGCCGTTACTGTCAACTTTTGACACTTTACCATTTTCTTCAACTACGTTGTTGCTATATTTTACCTTAATTACGTCGCCAACGGTGTAGTTGGAACCCTGCGAAGCAATGGTTGTTTTGATCTGGTTAAAAATTGCGCTTGCGTTTTTTGCGGCATCTTTATCGACAACACGAACCACACGGAGATCATTACCGTACTGCAAGAAGTTAACAGCACTCATGAAATAATCAGCGGTTAGGTTGTCTGGGGAACCAAAATAGTTTACCAGTTCGACTTCGTTAGAAATCTGACGGATCTGATAAGCTGGCCCCCATGAAAATTTACCAACAATGGCAGCGCGACCAGTTGAATTTCGAACAACGGTAGATTGTACCGATGTTTCTTTGGTTTCAATACCTGGAGATTGTAAAGCCATTATAGAATTTCCTCTAATTTATATAAACGAAATACCGTGAGAACCAACCGAAATCGTTTCATCACCGCTAGTAACGATAACCGGACACAATGCGTCTTCGTATAGCTGTTCGCGTTCCCGTGCAAAAACTTCATTGGCTAGTCTTAAATCGTCTTTTTCGCAGAATTCGGCAAATTTCATTTGAGTAGTAAGCCAACCGAAACAAGCAAGAGACATAACGAGATCGTCATGAAACCCTTCTTCCGCAGCCCACGAAACGCCTTTTTCTGAGAAAGTACGAAATTCGAGTATTGTCTTTTTGTTATTTATGATCAGTTTATCTTTCTCGATCAGGTCTTTTAATGTTGAGCAACCCATCGCTTTAGAACGTTTGGTCTGCTTCATACCCAGATCGTTGTAGCTGTCGCAAATAACATTCTCATATTCCAGTTCGGAAAACAGAGATTTAGCAACTGAATGCCCTGTGCTATTTAGCTCAATATAAATCCATGCTTCGTTATACATATTCAGATAACGTAACAGGATATCAGGCAAAATAAGGTGCGATGTTCTGTTAGAGTGATAAACTGCAACCTGTTCAAACGGCATCGCGCTAATATCGATGATGTGCATCGCGTGATAGTCCTGACCGCGCCCTTCGGCTGGATCAAGCACTGCAACGTATTTATGCCCTTCTATCGGCTTCTTATACTGATAAAAGTTTGTTTCAGTTTCATCAATATCAATCCATGACATTTTAGACAGTTTCCAGCCAGAAATCAGGGTTCCGTTTGTACCCATAAATTCCGCACAGTGTTCCTGTAGGAATGCTTCTTTGCTGGAGCCAGCGATCATCTTCGCAGACCACGAATAACCGTCATCGAATACGCCGTCATCACCGTCAGTGTACAATCGTTCTTTAACTGATGTCCAAATCGCCGTGTACGGCACGAAGCCGGATTTTCCTTCTACCGCAGCGTTCCAGATATCATAGAAGTGGTTAAGCCCGTTAGGAGTCGTTGTGATAAGGATTTTAGACTTACGACCAGAAGAGATTACTGGTTGAATCGCTAACCACGCATCCTGGAAATTCGGGATAAACGCACATTCATCAATATAGATCATTGCGAAGGAGTTACCACGGACAGCATCAGGTGAAGATGCAAATGCACCGATTTTACATTTGTTGTCCAGTTCGATAGAACCTTTGTTCCATTCAACGATCCCTGGTTGCAGGAAATCAGGCAACAGTTCGATCGCTTGTTTGGTACGGTCGAGAACTTCCGCAGACATAGACGCTTTATGCGCCAGAACACCGACGAATTTATCCTCGTTGAAGCACACGAAGTGCGCTAGGAAGATAGCAACAACGGTTGTTTTACCCAACTGACGAGACAGGTTACAGGCAACCATACGGTTTTTGTGCATTTCGATCAGCATTTCTTTCTGATAGTCACGCAACTGTACTTTGATTGTACCGTAGTCAATGTGGGTGATAGCACAATATGTTTCTGCAAAATAAACGATATCATCGCGACATTTAACCCACTCGATAAGCATCTGTTGCGTCCATTTAGTTTGGACGAAAGCGCGTTTTAAGTTGGGGTTTCCGTTATATCGACCTCGTTTATTTGTCTTGTCTTTATATGTTGCAAACTTAGTACGATCTGTTGATTGTAAATCAACTTTATGAATAGCGTTTACTTTCAGATAATCACTGAATGTATACGGATACCATTTATTATCGTGCTGGCTTTGAATCCATTCCATCCCCGCTTCATCAATTTTTCGTTTCAGATACTGGGGGTTCATTAGCCCTATAGGGTGATCTGATTCCTTACTCGGATCGATCGTCGGTTCCATTTCCATCATTATTTACCTCTACGACTTCACCATCTATGAAGCCCTCTTTTGGTTCGTAGGCACTACCATATTTTTGCATCAGTTCAGTTGGTGATCCGACAAAAACGGTTGCGTTTTCGATATTCATTTCACCGCCTTTACTTTCTTTCGACGATGTAGTAGTCTTCTCTTCGGTGATTTCGCGCATTTCTTTGTGAATCTTCATCAGACCGATGTTTGAAACGTTTAACTGGTTCATCAGGCTTGTGAACACTTCGACGTGTCTCGGTGATTCGGAGTTCTTCGCGTTATGCAAAGCGATTTCAGCCATATCCATGATCATCTGATTCATGTAGTGCGCCGTAGTACGCGCGAGGCTATAATCCTCTTCTAAGTCCGGTTTTCTGTCTGCCGGATGTGATTCAACTGGTTTAAGTTCCAGTTTTTCATAAACAACGACATCCTCCCCAGACTCAACGCCGCCTGGGAGAGCATCAATATTCAACAGTTCTTGTAAGTTCAGTTTATCATTCATTCTCATTCCCTCGGCTTAGGAGGTTCATCACCAGACGGGATCGGCTTATCGTGCGAATACGTCTGAATATATTCTTCGCCCGTGTAATCCTGCAAAGGCAGATCTACCGGATCGGCTTGACTATCAACGGATTCAAAGTTATCTTTATCCAATGGGTTCATATTGGCAAAGAAATCCGTGTATACTGTTCTGATTTCGCCCTTAACGTCAGTAACAGGCGGGTACAGATAACCCTGCAATTCGAACATGAAAGACCATTCAACATGTCGGCGCTGTGATGCTTCGCCCTCAAACGTTGTATCTGGTGCAACCGACTGGAGACTGATTTTGATGTCTCGGTCAACTGTGATTTCGTTCTTATGCAGTTCGGTAATCTTGCAGTTGAAATGTGGTTGAAAATACGGTAAAATCTGTTCTGCAATCTGAAACATGTCGTCTTCATATCGCGTATACACACCCAGTTCAAAAATTAAACGATAAGGCACAGGGTTAAACTGCGTGATCGTCTTGCGGGGTGATTGCAATTGCGTCATTTTTTGGTTGACCGCGATGCTGGTTTTACGAATTGCGTTATATTGCAGATCGACCAGTGATAAGTTCATTCGCGGTAAAATGGTTTCCGTCTTTGCTACGTTTTCCTGACTATACGCATAGTTGAGTTTATTCATGGAAGCAAGAAATTTCTCTTTCGATGCGTAGGTAATTGGAACCTTAATAAATTTTTCTTGGTCGCCGCGAACTCTTTTAACCTGAACATGGTTAAACAATTGTCCCATAAGAACAATGTAGTTACGCAGTGAGCTATTATACCAGTAGCCAAACAATTTTATACTCCTTCTATAATATTCAACAGTTTATCGTAATTGGATATATCTGTTGTTTCTGTATATCCATCCATCATATCTGATTTATCGACTACGCCACAAACAAGAGATTGTTTGATCTTCTGTTCAATACTCATTGCATCAATACCTTTATCGAATAATTTTTGATAAACCAGTTCGTGTTTATAAACGGATTTATTTGATTGCGCACACATTCTTTTCTTTGGTGTTCTGTTGGTTATCCCAAATTTCAGAAATTTTCCAGATAGTGATTGTACGTATACGTATGCTGGTTTGTTCGGATTGAACCCAGACGTTGCGCATTTTTTACAGCGATGACCTTGATTGAGAAAAGCAACTATACTTACATCCCAATTATGGCCTTTATCGCAAACCATTGATATTTTTGTGTGTGCATCTTTATACACCCCAACGAAATCTACGAATGTATATCCAATTGAATCTGCAAGAGTTTTGATTTCCTCGATTCTGTTTTCCTTTGATATTTTCATCTTAGGGGAACACAAATAACATCCGTTTGGACGACTTTTGTTGACAAATGGTTTGATCTGTTTTTCTGTTCTATGTCCTTTACTGCAAACAACATAAAACTTTGAATATTTTGTGATCGCTGATTGGTCTACCCATCCATCAAAAGATAGTTCTAATTCCGCACAACGTTCTTTTAATTGATGTTCTCTTTGTTCTATAGAGATTTTTGCAACCATATCATAAAATCCTCTTCGAAGAGGGTACAGACTTTCGCCTATACCCATATAAACTATTTAGGGCAACGTTGCGAATGGAGATCCGCGTCCGTTGACAACATCAAAAGAATCGATGAACTCGTCACTTTCTTTTTCAAATTCTTTGTCTTCTTCGTACTGTTCAATGTTGATATCTGCCAGCCCGTCGAGATTTCGAATAGGTTCAAGATCCAGTTCTGCATCAGGTTCAATATGGATTCCCTCGTTTCGCTGCAATTCAGGAGCCAATTCTTCGCCCGTGTAGATGAATTTAGCCAGGTTGATTTTACGTTGAGGACGATCACCGAACTGATAGAACGGATCTGCTTCCACCCATGTAATTTCAAACAGGCTGTTGTCCATAGGGAAATAAATCAAATCCCCCAACACAGGAATACCACCATCAGTTTGATGTGCAAATAAACGCGGATTCAGTACCAGCGTCATTTCGTCGTTAGAACTCAACCCAAATTTGCTAAAGAAGTCCCGCTGTCCTTCGTAGTTGGCGTATGATTCAATATATGCCGCAATCTTCCACGATTTCGTAAATTTAGATTCTCGGTCTTCACCCAGTATTTTATCTATATTCACAAATTCACGTCTGACATAATACATATCAGGTGATTTCATCTGTATGGATTCTGCTGTCAGTGAATCGTGTAGCTGTTGTGTCGGGTTATATTTGTACCAGTTTACATACGGGTTAGTAACTTGATCCTTTAAGTTGCGATCAACTCCCTCTCCCGTTGACAACTGAGCGAATAAACTTTCATCCCAGTTTTGCATTATTCCCCCTACACCATAATAATAGGAACTGCGTCAGACATAGAAATCAGTTCGTCGCGCAATCCTTGTAATTTGGTTTCTGCTTCCTGGATCAGTCGCGTTCCATCAGGAGCAACACCACCAGGCAATTGCATACCCTGGAACTTAGCCAGAATTTGTCCGTTGATTTCTTTTACCAGCGCGGTCGAGTAGTCTTTTACCCAACGGTTGTTATATGCAGAGGTTCCACCAGTAACAGTTGTTCCCTGCCCCGCACGTACACCGCCCACAACCGCGTTATAAGGGTTATCGTAGATGTCGGCTATAGATTGGTCTTCTACTGCGTTAGAACCCGCTGTAGCGTATCCTGCAACGCTTCCTACGGCACTAGGAACGTCAACGAAAGAACGGACCATCGCTTCAATAACAATGATATCACCGTAGTTGACTTTACCCCATGCGCAAAATTGACCAGTGTCATCGTTGTACCAGTAATCAGGCAACGGAGCCAGCAAATCTTGCATCGAGCGCTGATAGGACATCATCTGTGTAAAATACCCCAGATCCGCACCGTATGCGTTCATACCGTATACACTGGATGAACAGCGACCGCCCAATGAACCACCAGTAAGCCCCATCAGGAAATCGGTAAACCACGGATAAACCGCTGTACCATCCATAGAAACCAGGGAACCGATATTTGTACGCAATACTTTTGTGATCGCGAAAATGTGTTCTTTGCTCAAATCAAATACGTTGCGTGGGTTATCTTCGCCCAGTGTCAGAATAATATAGCTTTTGTTTGTTCCGTTGTAATGATATTCCGCATACAGATCCAGTGCGCGTTGAATGCAATCGTAAATCTGGTCTTGTGTGATTTCGATTTTGATGATTGGTGCGCCCAGACGACGAAGAATTTCATCCTTCAATTGTTCAGGGTTGTTCGTAATCATATGATCCTCAAAAGGGGCTTGCGCCCCTTGTTAAATTATGCAACAGTTACCGTGCATTCAGTTGATGTGATTTTAGTCGTTAGTGCATCAGTCACTTCGACTTTATACACTCCATCTTCTGCTACAGTGGTAAGGCTTGCGCCTGTCTGACCGGAAATTTCCGCAGTGTCTTTAAACCATTTGTACGTATATGGTGTTTTACCACCAGTTACGACAACAGCAAGGTCCATATCAGCACCTGTGCTATATGATTTAGTAGAACTCAGATCCGTAGTGAATGCCAGTGCAGGACGTGGTGTTACCGTCACATTTGCTTTCACTGAATCATTTTGGTTGTTCATCGAGTCAGTCACAGAAACATAGTATTCACCAGCATCGGCACTTGTAACCGCAGATTTGGTAAATGTTGCTGATGTTGCCCCAGAGATAACAGAGTTATCTTTGAACCACTCGTAAGTGTACGAAGGTTTACCGCCGCTATACACAACTTCCAGAGTCAGAGGATCACCGTCAACCACTGATTTATCAGCCAGGTTAGTATCGAACTGAGGAACCGGATAAACAGCAATTGTCAATTCGTTAGAAGTGATAACCGTGTTATCTGCGTCAGTTACTTCAACCTTATACACGCCAGCGTTAGCCGATGTGATGGTCTGGATCATCAAACTTGATGCGTTCGTACCTACGTTCGCGTTGTCTTTCTTCCACTGGTACGCATAAGGGACTTTACCACCAGATACAGTAACCATCAGAGAAATGTCATCACCTTCGATATAATCATTTCGACCAACGAGGTTTTGAGTGAACGCAAGCGGAATCTTCTTCGGTTCGTACTTGATATCGGCCTCAGTTTCAGTAATATACGGAACCAGTGCGTTTGTAACGTCCTGATGCGATGCTTTATTGACTTCAAGATCGGAAACACGCTGTTCGAGATCACTACCAGAACCACTTTCCAGAGCAGCAACACGAGCAGTCAGATCGGAAATCAACTTATAGATTCCAGTTTCAGAACCTGTAGTGTTGACACCAATTGCAGTTTTGCTATCGCGAGTCGTTTTCTGAATACCGTCTTTGAGGAACGGATCTGAACTGGTTGCATCACCATAAACCGCTTTACCCATTGCGATGTTAGCCGCAACAAGTCCGCTTGAGGTGTTACCAACAATAGATTCGACATCAATCAAACGCTGGTGATCGTCGCGCTGCGTATTCTCTACGTTAAGCAGACGGCCTTTAATGCTTGTAGGTTGTGAATCTGTACCGATATCGGACATAACCTGAGCCATTTCGCCCCGTAGCCCTTCATCGCTTGATTCACCAACAACCATATTCAGGTCGCTAATGTCACGTTTGATATTACTGATATCATAACGAATACTACCCGGAACCTGCGAATTCCCAACTTGGTTTTCAAGAGAAATTACGCGAGGAAGAACACCAACGGAAGAATCATTCATCTGCGTTTGCAGAGTAACAATATTCGTTTCTGCCGTAGTCATTCGAGCAGAAATACTTCCAGAACCACCTGTACCAGTACGACCGATATATTGGTTGATTTCTGTCAGTTCGGTATTAATCCCAGTGATATCCGTACCAATTTTATTCAGACGAACGTACACCGATTCAAACGTTGCTAAATGTTTCGGCCCCATTTCATTACGCAAGTCGGTAACTTCATCAGTTAAATGGCCTACATCTGAGTTGGCCCAATCGTCTTCCAGTCTGGTAATACGCCCTTCATGAATCGAAATCGCTTGCGCGTTCGTCATGATTTTGTATTTCATTCCAGAGCCAGTTGAAGTAGGATCTACGTCACCGTCCTGATTAAATCCAGGATATGCGCCCATTTCCCCTTTCAGAAAAATAATATCTTTGCGAATGGTTCGGTGTTTTGGATCTGTTGTAGCATCCCATGTCCCGATATCTTTATCGAGATCCTGAATTTTCAGGGTATTGCTTGCGGTAGAACCTTGAACCGCAGTCATATCGACTTTTAACACTTCCACATCAGCAACGACCTGATCCAGTTTTTCGATCACGCTTTCATCAGAAATAGCCGCGAGGTTTTCACTAATGAGGTTAACTTGATCGATAACTTCGTTGATTTTTGCCGTTTGCGTAATGGTGTTTGTTTCCAATTGCACCGCGTTCTTTTGAACCAGAACGCCGCATCTGTTTAAAGAACCCTCGCTAGTGACCTTTGTTTTGGCCCCGTCGAGAGTCTCACCGTTAAGAATCCAACTGATCGGGGTTTGTGTGGTGTCCGAAGGGACACCATCAACAAACGGGATCTTTGGTAACGGGTTAAGTTTTGAAATCATGGATTAACCCCTTTATCGTACTCGAATTACATAGTTGACCGCAACGTTTTTCATTCGCGTTTCGTTAGCACCAACACCCTTAGCTTTGCTATAGTTCGGATCTAAATCATAGATTCGTTGGTCATTTTTCTTGGCCCATTTCAGTTCATAAACAGCCTGACTTGATGGAATATTACCGCCGTTCAGCAAAATCATCTGTAGGTTATGTTCGTGATACGCAAACGCATCGGCCTGATATGTACCAAACCCGCGACCAGGATCTAACCCACGTCCCGCATCGAAACCACGAGCAGCAACCCCGCGCATATCTGGGAGGTTGAAAATATCACCACTACCGCCATATGCGTAGCCAATACGTGCAAATAGTTCTGGGTTTGCGTTTCTATTCATCGCGCGACCGTTTGCGATAAACAGGTTTCCGTAATCTGAGTTGAATGCCGCGAGCATCATACACCCAATAGGAATATTTGCTTCAACGTCGCTATGTGTTTGGTATTTATTAGCACCAGTAACTGAACCCTGATACAGAGCACCACCAGTAATTGCACTATCACGGTTGCTCGGAACCACGTTAGCACCAGCAGAAAGCGCTGTGTTCGCCAGCCCTGTGTTTACATCTGTTGATAATTTAACCAAACCAAACGCGCTACCAGAACCTTTCAAGTTAGCCAGTTTCAGCGGGGTAACAGCTTTTGTATCATCAGCGCCTGTGTTGACTTCACCCTGTGAAGCTATTCGAATAATACCTAGATCGGATTCTGTTGCATTCAGACGAATAAACGTATATGGTGAAATTGCAAATCCATCGCGGATAGTACCTGCGCGGACTTCTGCAACCGTAGCCAACTGAACCAAACCGAACGAACTTTCCGTTGCGTTAGATTGAACCGGAACCAGAGCGGAGATCGCTTGTTTAACCTTCAATGGAGTCATTGCGGTTGTGTCATCAGTACCTGATGTTGCTTGTGCTGTAGTTGACAGTTTCGCAGAACCCCATACAGTTTCTGTTGCTTGTCTGGTGTTGAAAATAACATCAACAGAACGCGGAGTTACAGAAACCAAATCGTTAGTGATTGTGGTTGCTTCTGCATCGGTCGCATAACGGGTATAACCCCATACAGTTTGTGACGCATGAGGATTCTGTAAACGATATGCCAACAGCGCTGGAGTAACGATCGTTTCGGTGTCAGTACCTGCGTCAATCATCGCCTCGGTAGCAATAGCAGCGATACCACGCACACCAGGGGCAGCGTTAGGCAAACCCACATCTTCACGCGCCCATGAGCCTATAGAGGCTAGGGCTTGCTGTACGTTGGTAAACGTCGAAGGCCATTGCGTACCAGCCGGATCGAAAGTCACGTAAACTGACGCATCGCTTACGTGGTTAATTGTGTTGTTACTCATTGGTTATCCTTACGCAATACGTTTGAAATAATAAATCGGAACAGGTGGAGTTACAGCAAGATCAATCTCACCCAGTTTCGACCACGTACCGTAACCAGAACGCGCCTGTACGTCGATTACACCAACCATAGAGATCCCGTTTTCTGTTGCGTTAGTTACCGGATGTGGAACCGCATCAATAAAACGAACTTCCAGAATTTCCCCGTTCAATCCTTTACGCGTAACCAGATCGAAATATTTTTCGTCGTTGACAAATTCAGTAAACTTGTTGAATACTGTTTCGCATACCGTAGAGGCGTTCGTTGTGTTATCGAATACAAACGGAAAGCCATAAACATGAACGGTTGCTTTCGTTTGGTCTGGATCTGGATTTTGTACAGTTCCATCAAACGTGATTGTTTCTACCTGCTGAACAGCGGTCGGTGGACTGTCTTCTGTCATCATGATAACCCCGTTAATCGGGATCTGTTGAGTCAGAGAATACAGGTCATCGATTGCTGATTGTACGTTGGGATAGTCTATCCCTTTGCGAAGCTGATCAACGTTTGCACCGCCGATGGTACGTTTACCACCAATAAGGGGTTCTTTCGTACCCATTTCATATTGCAAAAAGTCTGCTTCACGAGAAGGGACTTTCGCCCCCTCCCTTGTCTTTGAAATAAATTGTGTCATTATGCTACCCTTATCCAGCGATGTGCAGTAATATACGGAGGGAGCGTTTTCAGCTTATCAGGAGTAGTATTACCCTGATTTACTTTCAATACATCCTCACGGTATTTAGTGTATCCTGGTCCTGTTGCATCTGGGTCAACCTGACAACCACCAATGATAATGATCCCGTTATCGTCCTTAATCAGAACTTTATCGGTAGATTCGATTTGTGGAACGTTGATCGGTTTGATTTCGTAGCCGCGTTCACCACCAGTACCACCTGATGTGTGTGTAGGTTGACCGGAACCATCCAGATCGTTATTGTTCAGCCCAAAATCGCTATCTGCTGCATCGGTAGTCCAACCAGCAATAAACATCCCTTCTGCATATCGTGTCCAGATACCAAATCCCATATAATCGCCTGGGTTTGCGTCGTTGTGTGCGTTTTCGTAAATTGTCCCAATAGGGTGAATCACATCGAAAAACGCTTGCAAATCCAACAGACGACCAACGAAAGGATCTGCAACCTTACGCATTGTTTTTTGTGACGGGTTGTTGTAGTCTGTATATTCAATCTGATTAACCAAAGTCAATTCGTCTTCGTTATTCAGATACAGTTTATCCGTATGCTCTTTAATACCGCCTACGCCGTCCCATTCCATTACGGTTCCGATATCGTTATTGAACCAACGGATTGTTACCACATCGCGGGTTTCCAGTGCCTGATGAAACTTAATCCCAGTCACAATAGAGTTAACAAAGATTAGACTGTAATCCTGTCCAGACGGAACCCATAAACCGGAGTTAGCCAAACAGCTATCTTCATCATAACCTTCCGCACCTTCACAAACAAACGTAGGAAGATCCGCATCACCTGCTTTTACAAGCTGACGACCGTTCAGCAGCAGTTCGAATGAATTCGGGTTAATCAACACACGGGAACTGATACCAAATTCAGCAGTGGTGAATTCTTTCTTGTTAGCCAGATCGCCAACCCAGATTTCACCAGGTACGCTCACAAGTTCAGTGTCTCCAGTGTTGTATACGCGCATTGTATGCGCTTCATACGTCGAACGCCATGTTGCTATACCATCCATATAGGTGACAAATTGAAGCGTGTCACCAGCGTTACAGGGACGTTTAAGGCGTATGTTGGTTCCATCCAGTTCTACGAGTTGCCCCGCAGTTGCCCCAGGCGAACCGTAATCACTGTTTGCTTCATTAAAGCCGTTCTTATCGTCGATGTACAGCAAGTTACCACGATAGTAGACTTCGAGAGCACGAACGTTGTACATGTTGCCAGGACCGAACACATTCGGGAAGTCTGTCTGTCCCTGAGTTGCGATATAGGTTTCTTTCGCTACGGTAGCCAGATCCGAAGTTGTTATTTTGTCAACCTGTTTGTTCTCGACGTATTCCCAACGCCCAGGAGCACAATAAACCAGTTCAACATCCATGAAATCTTTGTACAGTTCTTTGTAAGTTGGTGAACCTTTGATGGTGTCTCCCGTTGCCGGAACGATACGCACGTTGTTAACCGCCCATTTACTCCAAACATCACGCAGACGAATAACCTTGTTATAATCGCTTACGCCCCCTTTAGGGAGGTTTACAGTAATACGGTTGTTACTGGTATTCAGCGCCCATGAATCACCAAAAATAGGGTTCAATGTAGGAGCGGAATGCGTTTTCCACGCACCCGCTGGGTGAGGGATTTCCCCGTCACCCAGCTTTTCATATAATTCGGTAAAGTTCGCGTTTGTTTTTTGACCACCACGGCGTAAGTAATCGCCAGCGCCGTCATCAACCACGTTACCTATAATAATTTCTTGTTTCATGCTGCGATCCCTGATTTAATGGTGTCAATCGCTTTAATCGAAAACTTAATGCGATCTTCGACTTTGGATTGTACGTTTGCATATACCACATCACCAGCGCCGACAGTGAAAGTAAGGGTGTACATATCGTCATCGCTATTTTTCAGAACAGCATATTCTGTTGAATACACGCCTTTAGCAATACGGTCTACCGCGAGAAGGATTTCAGCCATTTTATTGACTGTTCCTGTCATACTTTCAGCATATACGAGCAATTTCGCCCCGCTGAATTCAGTGTAACCGAATAAAGGAATTGCGGTCGGTGATGCTTTCAGAATTAGTTTGGTAGTATCCACTGGCATTGTTTTAGAGCCGAACATTGATTCGACTGAATAATCCCATGTGGTTACAGAACCCTCTTTCTTAACACACCACAATTTAATCTGGGTGTATGGAGAGGTGATGTAAAGCTGATCCTGGACACCTTTGATATTATCGCCAACTTGAGGACGGAACACCAGAGGACGGTCAACAGAAATACTACCGTTACTATTTATGAAATAACATCCTTCACCCGCTTTGCCAGAAGGAAGAACAACCGTGATCGGTCCTGTTGACGTATCCATATCATGCAAGGAACCCAGTTCGATCGGATTGCCTGAATAATAGGTACGTGGTAACTTCTGAAAATATCCGGTAGCGTGGAGCAGCATTGTACCCACACCATCGTTTGCAGTCAGTAAACGCACATCACCAAACGCGTTATACACGTTGGTGATGATTTCGTTAAGTTTTACACCGCCGTCATACAGCGGGTCACCAGTTGACGGGTTGCCGATCTGCCCCACGTCAATTAATTTTTTGCCTGTTTGATATGCCATTATGTTTTCCTTAGAATTCGAAAATAATACTGACTTCTTCGGTCTGATCAGGAGAACGAATAATCGGTTGTCTGTTTTCCATGTAGATCATTTGCCCTGAATCAAGTTCAAGCTGATCCCGTGTATAAAATTGTCCGGTTGCTTTCACTTCTGGATCTGTTGGTTGCGCCTTTTTGAGCAGAGGGTTAACAATCACGCTGACTTGACGGAACCCACGGTTGCCAGGTAATGAGGCTTGCGGGAAGAACAGAGAATCCATATATGCACGGAATCGCATTGAGTGTACCTTCATACGGAACACCAAATCATACATATCTGGATACCATTTAATCACGTTATCGTAACCCCAGCGTACCGGATCTTCTTCAAGTTCATCAGGGAATGGAACGACAATATGTTCGTTTGTGCAACGGTTGATCACGACATCAGGAGGGATAGTATAGAGATATTCCCAAATATACCCGTCACCCATATCAATCCCGTTTGCTTCCCCGCGCGGGGGTTCGACAGATTCATGAGTAGGCGTCCAAACGCCACCAATGCGCACACATTCAACTTTACCCGTGATACTGGAGATAGAGCAAGAACCGATATCAGGAACGTCTACAACGCGGTATACCATCCATCCTTTACCATAGTCAGTACGGTTATAAGGAGCGGAGTTGACAACCACGATATCATTCACATAGAATATTTTCGGGTTTGGGTATCGAGTATCGCCCCAGTCTTTACGCGGAACGATTGCATCAATCATTTCGCCAGGAACTTTCGTCGTGCCGATCATATGCGTCCACATATCAACAATACCATCTGTATCATCGTTCGGATACGGGGGAGCAAACTCAGGATCTGATTCATTATCAGCCCATTGTTCTGTTCTCCCGATTGACATATAAATCGAGTTGTGATCGGGGTCATCCCCGATCATATCACGAAAGTTCATCATGTTTTCCGTGCGGAACTTACCAGTTACGACCGCACGGTAGATGTTTTGTTGAGCCATTATTTTCCTACCTTTATCTGAGTCGGTGGATTCGGATCGCGAGGATTACCCGCGTCGTCTTTCAATCGTTTTTCCACTAAGTTACGGAACTGAGAGTATTTAACCGCAGAACTATCGAACAGCGGACTTTGATCGAATCTACGCGCGGACGGCAATACACCATTCAGCGGTTGTTCGTCAATGTCGTATTCTGGAGGAACATCGAACGGTTGCCCCGCGTTAGGGTGAGGTTCGTACAATGCTTCGCCTGTCACAAGGTCAAATGTCTGGTTTCCGTTACCATCCAGACGCGCAACACGATCGGGCCAGAACTTAGGATACCCACTATCAAAACGATAGTTTCGAAGGATATCAATTATCGTTTCACTATGCGTCATCGATAAACCGGAGTTAATGAAAACCGTAAGCATGGTAATACCGATAAAGCCAAATCCTACCGGATGCACAAACCGTAACACGTCATCCTTATAACGGGAAGCCGGAAGGTTTGAACGGATTTTCATCACATAATACGAGCGCCCACGGTTGAAGTAGTCGATCGAGTTATTCGCCATTTGCTTACCACGAACACCACGCAGTATGTTACCTGTGAAATTAGTCTTTTCAGACTTAACGACCTGCCCTTCCAGGAAGTTACCGATCACGTTGTGTAACGTCATCGACCAACGCAGTTGCCCGTCTTTGTAATCTCGTTCGATGTACGTTACGTTTGCTCGTGCAGTTGGTGTATAGATCGTCCGTCCTACAATATCCTGACTGATATTCGTTGAAGAAACCAAAATATCATATTCGAGGGTGTTTGAACTTTCAATCTCTACAGACACATCTTCGTTATACAGGAGTTTAAACAGGAATTTATAGCTTGCCTCGATCCCCTTCGTAGAATAAAAATCACTAGCACGGGATTCAAAGAATCGTACAACCTGATCACGCTTCGTTTTATCTAGGTAGATATTGCGACGGTTTACTTCCGACCACAGATATTCAACGCTGTTTTTCTCGCGTGGGTATTTGTTCCTGATTAGGTTCAGCAACTTGTTATAGTAGGTGTTTTCACCCAGAGAAACGAATTGCAAATAGTATTCACCGAACTTTTCGAAGTATTCCTGATCCAGATAGCTTTGAGGTGCAAAGCGAGTAATCATATGGCTTAAATCTGGGTCAATCAGTCCAGAAGACAGATCCGGTACGTAAGGCTGTTCGCGTTCCTGTTGGATTAAATCAGCAATCAGCAATGTGTTGTCTGGTTTCCAGAAAATCGTTAGACTATCACGAGCACGATAACTCAGTTCAAAGAACCCGATAATTTCACCGGAACTTTTATACAGCAACACGCCGTTTGTATACTTTGTGAACCCTGTGAACTTGATGTTGTTTATGTAAATCGTAACATGTCCGCGATCCCATACTTCTTTGTTGACGCGCAACGTAGAGGACGGTCCCGCAGTATCCGTAACGAGTTCATATACAATTTTCGGATATACCACCAACGGACGGTTGTCATTAGTGATCCATGTACGAACGGAATCACGGAAAAACCAGCTATAGTTTGCTTCGTTGTAATATTCTTGCGGCCCGAACTCCCATACTGTAGGGTCGTCGATATGTGCGCGAATAGTTGCGAAGTTAATCGACAGGCTGGCAGTGTAACCAGGACGCAAATCATATTTCACAGCACTGATTAATTCAGGGTTAGTGACCAACAGTTCTGGATCTGGCAAAGTCCCAGGATACTTGTAATTTGCAACAGAGATAAAAATCTCTTTCCCGTTTGTTGACATATTGGTATATTCGTGTTCAATGAAGAAACGTTCCTCTTCTGTATTACCGTACAGGCGAACAAAAGTTTTAGTGTCTTCTTGCCATTGATACACACCAGAATCATCAGACGGAACAACGTTTTCCGGTTTTGTCGGATCTTGTAGAGCTGTTTTTACTTCACCCGAAACGAGCGCGTATAATATACCGTTCATTACATCCATTTTCTTAACAACAATTTTATCATTCCCTGGTACAACAGTATAGCTTGTTGTGTCGAAAATCTTTTCCCCGAACGTTGGTGAACTCGGATCGGTGTCGATCGGTGTCTGTTTCAGAGCGATACGACGCATAACGTTTTTTGCTACAACATAAAGCCATTCATCAGAACATGCAATTGCTTCTGCATATTTCGATACATCACCAGGCAGTTTTGCAAATGTGTTGTATGAGTCAACGTCGAAATCAAGCCCTGCCTGGTTCCCCAGTTTAGCAAACGTAACGTCATCAGCAGAGAATCGCACATCGTCCGCAGACCAGCGAATATCCGTTGAAGTGCGCCCGTAGAAGATCCGGTCATAACCCAGTACATATGTTGTGTTTGTGCTTTGGTACGCTACAGAGCGCGATACGGGGTTTCCTACGCGGTCGTTAAACGCCTTGTAGTAATGCCATGTTTGCCCCTTGTCATTGGATACCTTAGCCATGTTCTGAAAACGTTCAAACAGATATAACAAACCGTTTGACGCTACCAGAAAAGTTCTGTTAATGTCATTACAAACGTGTTCAATGTGATCCTGGATCTCGTGATAGTTTTCCTGTGTAAGAATCTTATCACTAATCTGGGATACGTCAGTGTACAGTGGAGAAAACACGAAGTCTTCTTTCATCAACGCTGCCATTACCACATCTGTATTAAAATTCACGTAATTCTGATTGTTCTTTGCGAATTTTTCGTTTATAAATGCGTCACTTGGTGTAAATTCGCGCATGGTTGAATATGCGTAGGCGTTAAGGGTGAATGTCCAGAGTTCATCACTGTAAACCCAATCAGACGGTTCAAATCCCTGATGTGTAACCTTAATACGGAATTTGTAAAAGCTATCCGGTTGCACAGCAGTAGAGAACCATTCGTTCACATACGCATAGCCCAACTGGAACCATGTTAGATCCGCATCTGGAATCACAGCACCACCCGCACCGCGAGTTTCAGCCATTTCCACGACATAGTAAAAATCCATGCCGACGCTATCCCACTTCAAATAAACGAAGTTAGCAGCCAGTTTATCAACGCGCAAACTGGTAATTGACGGCGCTTTAATCATTATGTTTCTCCAAATTTGCGTTACTTATATCCCATATTTAGGAAACAAAAAACCCCTGCCGGATGACAGGGGTTTAAAATTATTGGCTGATCGGGTTCATCGTCAACGTGGTATATTGAGGACGCAGATCGTTTTCAAACACAATCAGAGAACCATCACGGGTAAAGATAGTTTCCTCTAATGGTTTAGCCGTCAGTTCGATATAAGCAGCGCTAAAGCGTTCTGATGGGACGTTTAAAACACCCAGATCGAAGCTAATGAAGTCGTTGTAATGTTCAACATAACCGACCTCATAGTATTTCGTTCTGTCCGTCACCCCAGGGTATTTATCGAAATCATCCCCAGCATACGGAGTGATTGAGATATCACCATCTTTAAATGGCCCTATTACGATTTTAGCAAGTCCGGTCGTAGTGTCCATATCAGTAGACGCATAACGCACATCATATGAATCGTCATCAGCATTTGTATACTTGAATCCGTTCGATATAATGGATCGTGATGCGACCTGGTTTAAGAAATGAATACCAGACATCGGAGCACTGTAATAGTTATCGAGTTCACGCAACATGTTAATCGTTGCAGAAGAACCGATGATCGACACGTCCGCGTTATCAACATAGGTCAACATCTTGGACTTACTGAATGATTTGTTGAAAATTTCAACGTTATCAGTATAGTATTTGTCGATTTCGTTGATTACCTGACCACGAAGCCATTCTTCTGACTCAATCAATTTACTGATATCATACGTAACTTTGATGTTTTGTACAATATACAGATAGTTAGGGTCGAGAATAGACGGCGTGATCGTCGCAAGGTTATACTTCGCCAGATAGTTTTGCATATCCTCTTTCTGCACAGAGGTTAAGCGCAACCCTGATTTCGGTTTAACCGCGATAAACGCATATCCAGGTTTTTCACTGTCAGTAAAGCACTGTACAGCTTGGATCACCGAACCGAATCTGTGAGACAGGAACGATTCATAATCCGACGCAGTAACACAACGACGTTGTGTTTCACGCATGATCGGAGCAAGTTCACGAATACGCTCAATGTCTTCCGGTTCACCGCCACCATCAGCACCTACGTAGTCCTGAGAGTTGGTCGGGTTCTCAACAATACTTGTAATGCTGATATTTGTCAACGTATCCACGTAAACAAAGTTTTCCGCACCGTTTGCTTCTTCGCCATTGGTTGAAATATATTCAATAACAACGACAGAACCGTTAGCAGGTTTCAAGCCCCCGATGTAGTCAGCGGTAAGAGCACCACCTGCCACCTGTTGACTGGTTTCACCTTCACCAAAGTAAACCTCAGTGTGTCCGTCAACGGTTTCCCGCATATAAAACACGGTACTTGCGCCCGTTGCGTTTACGATACTTTCGTTTGTCCAGTCATCCCATTGCGCCCCGTTGATAGACACACGCACCTGGTTACGGTCTATATTCGGATCGCGAATCAGGATAGTAGAACCATCGTAGATTACCTCAGTACGAACTAAACGCCCCTGGACAATGTTTAACATAGAAACATAGTTGTTGTCTTTGTCACGCACGATCACCACGTCATCGGATACGACAAACGGGAAGCTGTTTGTTTCTTTTACAGTACCGATAAACTTCGTCCCTCGTGGAATACGAATTGACGTAGGGTTCAGCGGGTTCTTTGCAGTAATTAGAATCGAGGTATTTGCAGCGGTGCGAGAGTCCGGCATATATCCCAGATCCTGAGCCTTTTGTACAACAGAACTACGAAGCGCCGCAGTTCGAATGAATGATTCGAATAGTGCGGTGTTACTCATTTGCTGAATGTACAGTGTAGTATACGAAAGCAGGTCAACCAGTACGTTCATACGAGAGCCAGCGAAATCGTAATCCTTAAATTCTTCCTGACCACGAAGCCAGTTAATTAAATCTGATTTGATTTCATCAAAAGTAGCCCCGACGAAAATATCGGGGATCTGATTAATTTGTTTCTTTACGGTAGCCATTATTACCCCTCTTTATCGGGTATTTATAGTTGAATCATCGGAACGCAAATATTGATTGATGCGAAATTGATCATCAGTCCGATTAGAGACAACAGTTTATTCACGTATTGAGTCACCTTACTTAGTGCCAGCGTACATATCTGGTTGTATATCACCTTGCAGGTATCCTTGAACGATCGGGAACTGTCCACAAAGTTTTTATACAGGGATTTTGCGCCCGTAACCGCGTTATCATACGTTTTCAGTAAGTCATCGAAAGCAATACCACAGTAGCCTAAGAATTCGTTAATCTGCTGCATGATAGGCAGTTTCTTTAACTCTTCCATTGCGAGACTGTACGTGTCTTTCAACGCGTCCTGTAGAGCGGCTATCTGTGCTTTAACACCATCTATCATTGCCTTTGTTTGTTCGATTGCTTCGTTTGCAGCGTCCAACGCGGCCTGATATGCAGCGGTAGCAGCATCAGTAACAGCACCCCACATCCAGTTAAGATACTGGTCAAATTTACGTTTTATTGCATCCCTTTCCTGAGTCTGCGATGTTAGCATGTTGTAAAGATTTTTAGCCTGTTCATAATATCCGCGTATCTGTTCGTATGATTGATCAATAAATTCCTTGACTTTTTCTTGCGCCCATTGGTACAAGTCCATCGCAGTAAAACCAGGAAAGTTACCGCTTAAAATTATATCAAGAGGTTTGATCTGCATAAGGATGTTTCTGATAGCCAAAACAGCAGCCCATAACGGGTTTGGAACCATCGGAGGCATTGACCAGATCTGCATGATCCTTCCGTATAAATCAACCAGTGCCACACAACCATTCTGGAACATAGTAATACACCAATCAAATAACGCACTACACGCGTCTACGAGGTCTCTAGCGCCAGCCTTGACATATTCTACCGCATAATTGTAAACACTGCCTATAGTGGCATATATTTCGTTTATGATTGCTTCATATGTTTGTACACCAGAATCAATGATTGCCTGAAATGCGTCTTTTAGTGTCTGAACAGAGTTATCACCAAAAATCAGATCGTATATGTTTATCGACACACCCATAATGGTCACCGTAGGCAGAAAACTTTTTATCATGTCCCACGCACCACCTACAATGTTCAATGCTGATGAAATAACATCACGAAACACTTTCATTGCGGCTTGCCATGCTTGCTGGGATAAAGCAAGAGCACCTGCTGCAATTTCTTCCATCGCGATACACAAACCATCATACATTGTAGAAATACCACCAGAACCCGATTTAGTGATCCCAGAAAGCATGTCAAATACAAGTTTGAATGATTTCCTGGTTTCGTTCCATGCTTCGAGCATCGCATCACTGATGTTTGTGTAGGCAAACCCAACGGTCGCCGGAACACAACCCAAACCAGATCGCATCATTGAAATTTCGCTCGGTAACGCACCATACACAGACGGCATAGCCGGAGGAACCGGAGGAATGCTCGTATCTGCGTTGGTGTTGACCATCATCCCTACGTATTTGCAATTGTGCGCCCCTGTGTCGTCATGTTTCATGTAAGCAATACGATTACCATTCCAATCGTAATCAATGCTCGTAAACGCCCCTGTATCGACGTTATAAGCCTGTCTGATACGTGGATCACAGCGAGGTCCAGAAGTCATCAGATAACCACCAGAGTTCTCGACTTTATACATTGCGAGTTCCCCCGGATTTTTAAACAGGTTTGCTTTTGTCAGATCCGCGCCGTACCAATCGTTACCAGTTAGTTTCGTTGCACCAATAGAAGTGATATAATCGTCAATTTCCTGTTGTGTGGTGAAATAATAACCAATCTTCTCTACCAGAATCCCGGTTGCTTCCCCAGTTCCTGGATCGGTTCCTGGGGAGTTGACTACCGGAAGCGGATCGCTTTTCTGTCCGAACGGGGATTGCGTGTAAAGATGCGTCCCGATCGGAATGATTTCAGTATCCCATTCTACCCCAACAGCGGGGTAGTCTTCTGTATGTCCCTGCCAGATAATACGTCTGTACGATCCAGCAGGTATTTCAGCATCACAAGGATGCTGAAAATTTTGCATAATTCCATCAATTATCGTTTCATAATCCATGATCATGATTAACCTACCTGGACTGTTCCACCAGTTATCTTAGTCAGAGAACCGGAATCTATTAATGTATTTTGTCGGGCAACCATTGTGATATTGTTCGCGTTTAAATCGAAGTCTTGTTCAATATCCATCATCGCATTTTTTGCGGTAACAGTTGCATCTTCGGTTACGTTAACAGTTGCATTCTGTTTAACGTTAGCCATTAAATTCTGATCCACGTTTATAGTAGCATCTTTTTCGACGGTTAATTCTGCGTTACCTTTTACGCGTCCCACATATTCACCCTCGACAGTCTGGTTTACGTTACCGCGCACGAACTCAGTTACGTTTCCATCAACAGTCTGTTGAACGTTACCCATATTGTAAATGAACGCATCACCTTCGACTACCACTTGCAAATTGCCTTTAACGTTCAGTTTCCTGCCCTGCATAACAATCTGATAATCATCACCCATAATTTTTACGACACGGCTTCCATCAGGACGAATTTCTTCATATGTCCCTGCCGGGTGAACGCGGTTATAACGTTCAAATCCTGGTGTATCGTCGAATTCTTGAATATGTCCCGAACGAGATTCAAACACCATATTGTAAGGATATTCAGCAGCGTATGCAGATTTTGGTTCCTCGAACATTACACGGGTATCACCAGGAACAAAAGGGTCTTCTGGGTTACTGGCTTGCAGAACTACAGCGTTATAAGCAGCGCTTAGGCTTCTTCCTTCTGGATCTGGAACCATAACACCATATGATTCAAGGTTTCCGGTCAGCACGATTTTAGATACGCGTGAAGAACGTCCTGGTGTCTGGTTAGCCCATGTTGAGTTTCTCAGTTCGTTGTAGGCGGTTTGCCAGTCCTGACTCTTCATAGCAGCCAGAGCATTTGTAAATTTTGCTACACCACCAACACCCATCTGAAAGCACATGTTTTCAATAGCCATCTGGCGCGGACGGTTAAGATCATGATATACTTCACGAACTTTGCTATTATTCTGAATATCTCTATGAACTTTAGCTAAATCTTGCTGAAATAAAACGCCCGCTTCTTCTGCTGTGATTGATCCAGGAACACCAGTAACAGTTCTACCAATTTGTTTAGATAACGCTGCGTTAACAACTGCCGGATCTGTACCTTGTGGAGCGGTTAAGAAAAAGTGTCCAATCCCGATTGTATAACCTTTAACATCATAATACCACGTCAACCGAATACCTTCATCCTGCTTGATCATTGTTTCAATGGTGAAACCGCCAGTGTCCGGTCGGTTATCTTCCGGTATTTCGTCCAGTGGGCGATCGTCTGGGTTTACTGCCAATGAACTGTTTGCATCACGGATAACAACACTACTTGATGTCCTACCTTCTACACCACCACGAGCCAATACGTTGACATCGTTACCAACGTAGCGGGGATACTCACCAAACGGGTCACAGAAGCCTTTCTGAGTGTCGGGCTTCTCAACATACTGCCCTGCATAGGTTCCCAGTATAACGCCGTCCTGATGCCATTTATCGCGCCATACGCCGAATACAAAGCTACCTCTTACGATACCAGTCGGAGAGAACCCAACTCCTGATACAGCAGCGCTGGTGATGTTCTGGATAGGAACCATCCACGGCAATTCCTCAACAGGAATACCGATAGTTTCAGATTTCTGTTTCTGTGCTGGGTGTTCACCAAATACGCGAACCCGAACCCGTCCCAGAAATAACGGGTCATCAACTTCTTCAACAACCCCATCAAAAAACGGGGAGTTTGCATTTCCACCGTATCTCATGTGTTCGCCTTTTCCATTTCCTTGATATAATCGCTTACAAACGATTGAATATCAGAGGGATTGATAATTTTAATGGTACGAAGTGCTTCATTTTGCAACACGGCATCTTCATAAATATCTACAGGGACTAAAGTTCCCTGATACTGCAAATAACGCATATCTTTATCACCCTTGTCATACCAATGACCGGGGTTAGTCGGATCTTCAACCAGGTTATAATAACGGTTGCTTTGTCCGTCCATATGGTAAAGAACTTGCTCACCACCTACTTTCGAATAACGCTGAACAGCGCATTGATAAGCGGTTTCCTGATCTGTAATCCATCCATAGAACGGATCGTAATTATCATTGAGCATCAGGATAACCCAGTAGTATTGTTGGTTTCCGTATAGCGTTTCCGCTAATTGTTCAGGTCTTAATGATCCTGTCAGTTGATATGTGCGGGGCTTATAATTCCTGATTACGCGATTGAAGTAAAAACGATAATCGCGGTAGATATCAGTAGTTGGTGTGCCTTTATAATCAACAGGCGGGAAGAATGAGAACAACATTGTAATTTCCCCTATCTAATGTTTACTATATTTAGGATCTAAAATGGCTGGAAGACAGACGTACAAGGGGTCTTTTATGCCCCAGAACATCACAAAATATAAAGGCGATCCCCGAAAGATAACGTATCGTTCAAGCTGGGAAAAATATATTATGAACTGGCTTGATCGAAACCCGCATGTAAAGCGCTGGAACAGTGAAGAGGTTGTTATCCCCTATTTCAGCAACGCAGACGGTAAAAGACGGCGTTACTTCATGGATTTTTATGTTGAAATGGATAACGGAGTGACCTACCTATGGGAAGTCAAACCGATGAAAGAAACATTGCCACCACCGAAACCAGCGAATAACAACGTTCACAACAAAAAGAAATTTGTTGATGCGCTGTATACTTATGCAGTAAACATTGACAAATGGAAAGCCGCTAATGCAGCAGCAAAACAAAAGGGCTGGGAGTTTAAGATCATCACAGAAGACACGTTGAAACGTGTATTTGGATGGAAAGGGCAATAAATACCCTAAACGGAGGGAATTATGAGTTTTATATTTGAGTTTGAGATCATCGCAGAAGAAGATAAGCCGAAACCGCCACCGAAGCGAAAACTTGGTGAATGGGTTGAACTGGGTGTTAAATTCAGACGCGCAAAATTAAAAGGCATGACAGCCAAAAAATTCGCGGACGAAAACGGGATTGCATACGCAACGTTCACAAAGTCTATGCACCGCTATAAACAGCAGATTGATGATGAAATCTCGCGACGTACAGCAGAAACCGAAGCCCGACGAAAACGCAATGACTATCGCAAAAAACATACAGTTGACATCATCAACGACTTCCGAAATAGTTTACGGAAAATTACAGTTGGTGTTTCTGCTGCGAAACGTCAAAAGGATTCAACCGATTGGTTTGGTGACTTCATCAAAACCAGCATCAAAACGCACAGGGTAGCGAAACCAGCAACAGGTCGCCTGTATACGTTCGTGTATGACGCGAAATATAAAGACACCTTACCATACTGGGATCGGTTCCCGCTAATCATCTTCCTGGGTTCAGGACGTTCTAAAGCGGGTAACGTTGTTCTGTACGGTTTGAACTTGCACTATGCGCCACCTAAAGCCCGTCAAGAGTTTTTAGAAGAACTGTTGAAACGTGGTTATGGTTCAACAGATCGCCTTTCAAACAAAACCAGATTGAAAATCAACTGGAACAACGTGAAAGGGATGCGCGGTGCAGATCAAATGATCAAAGCATACTTACCTGCGCACCTGCGATCACCTCTTGCAGAGATAGCCCCAAAAGACTGGGCGAAAGCAGTTTGGTTGCCTACACAGGCTTTCCAGTCGAAAGGAAAACCATACAGCGCGAAAAAAGTTTGGAACCGATATTAAAAAAAGCCCCAACCGAAAGGAAGGGGCTTTATTTTTACAAGGTGCTCACGATTTCCGCTAGTTTTCCTGGAGTTGCACCAGGGCGAACTTTCATCGCATCTTTTAGGTTTTTATCAACCATCTTTTCTGCATCTTTTTCGTTAAACCCGCGCTTCACCAACACCGCAATAACTTTTTCGCGAATGCCTTTAGCGGCCTCGTTCAGATCTTCCGATTCAGCGAGAACCAGTTTAGACAGCATATCGCCTTTGTATTCCTGGGTAAATCGTTTACCCGATACCAGACGAGGCTTACCGGAGGCATCTACAACCGTAAACACAGCGTATTCACCTGTAGGCTTGTTTTTGGTACGTCCGGTATACAGCAAGCGCATATCGTTGCTTGGGAGCTTGTACACCTTACCTTTCACCAGTGCTTCATCCATCGGTACATCAATTTCGAAGTCTTCCGCTAACTGATTATACAGATCCAGATTTTCTTCGGCTTCTTTGTACAGGGAAGCGCCTTTGAATTTCGCTGGCTTGTCGAATTTCAGGTCATCTGCCGGATCGCCGCTATAGAAAGAAACCGTACCTTTCGCCCAGTCAACATATGCAGCCTGAGTTTTACCAGTGGTTTTACCTTTCAGGCGAACAACACCTTTACCGAAGTAGGCGAGATCGTGAGAGTCCGGCGCATACACATCGTAATCAGCACCGTGTGCAAAGTGCAGGAAACCGATCTGACCTTTTGAAGCATTACCACGGTCAACCAGATCAACAGTTTTAGCAAATTTTTTGGTCTGAACAGATTCAGACAGTAGTTCTTTGAATGATTTCATGTTTTCAATCTCTTTTGAAAGTATAGGTATGATATACCTATTTATTGAAAGGGTCAAATAGTTTTTCAAGATCACGAGCGAAGCGAGTTCCGTCAAGCGAAGCGAAGACGGATAGTTTACAGTTGGTTAAAAACCATACCAAAAACTACATTTTTCTCTATATATAAAATATAAATATATAATTATGTAGTTGAGTTAAAAACACTCACTTCGTTCGTGTGTTCGCTTCGCTCACGGTCTACATAAATATCTACAAAATGGAGATCATTAATGAACACTACTGCTATGATCCTGAACCAGATTTCACCAACTAACTTTATGTTAGATATTCCTGATAATGATTATATGAAAGGGTTGAAACTACAAATTCAGGGTGTTACACTACCTTCTGTCAACATTCCAATTACGGACGTACCATTGAACCCTATGATCCGTGGGAAAATCCCTGGATCTGCAATGGAGTTCGATCCGTTGACTATCCGTTTTGCTGTTGATGAAGAATTGCGTTCGTATCTGGGTGTTTACCTGTGGATGCTTGGAACCTGTGATTTTAACACCTTCGATTCAATTCGATGGAGTGAACCACAACAGGCAATGGCTTTACACATCCTGGATAACTCGCAATCAAAAACTGTGGCGACATTTCGCTTTTATGGTGCTTGGCCCTCCAACCTGGGAGAGCTTGAGCTTATGTACACTAATGACTCGGATGAAGCCGTTTCCTGTATGGCTATGTTCAACTTCGCACATATGGAAATTGAGATAGACGGAAAGGTACTCGTGCCGACTCCACGGAAAAAAGAATCATGATTTATGGTATTTGCGGAAAAAAGAGAACAGGTAAAGACACCGTTTCTCAATTCGTTTTGGATAACTATCAGAACGTTGAAGCAATCGCGCTTGCTGATGAAATAAAGAGTATCCTGAGAAATGGAATGTCTGCATCAGGGGATCGCTATCTGCGAGAACTCTCTAAAACAAACCCATTCTATTCAGGGGATCGGGAAGCACCCCTGTTGATGTCTAACGAAGGTGCGCGTATGCTGTTTGCTAATGGCATTGAATCGTTGACTAAACGCGGGTACTGGCTTAATAATGCTGATATCATCGCGTATGAAATTTGCCAAACAAACAAACATCCCTGGACAATACGCCGTTTGATGCAGGTTTTCGGTACTGACATCGTTTGCAATGAGAACGATTCTGTATGGACTGACATTGTATTGAAGAAAATCTTGAAATCCGATAAAGATCACTTTATCATTACAGACGTTCGACAAAAACATGAATATAAATACCTGAGCAAGTTCGGGACTAAATTTGTATTCATCGAACGCGAAACTGGGGAAGACGATAGCCATTCAACTGAGAAAGGATTGAAACCCCAACCAAACGATATTATCATCCTAAATAATGGTACGCTTGGTGAATTGAAAACTGACGTGCTGAATGTATTTAACTTTTAAGAGTGTAAACAATGACTGAACAAACCAAAAACCAAACCCAGCAACTGCAAAGTGACATCCTGCTTCTGAAAGCCCGTGTATTCGATCTGAACGAAATCATTCAGGGTAAAGATCAGGAACTGCAAAGCCATCGCCAACTCGTCGGTCAAATTTGCGGTCTGCTGGAAATCGACGGTTCCCAGGGTGTAACCCCTGATGCTCTGCTGGGTGCTATCAAAGCACTTCTGCCGGAAGCCGATGACGCAGAAACAAAAGATGCTTAACGCTTAGGCGTTTAACCACTAGGGGCTTCGGCCCCTTTTTCATTTGGAGTACACATGAAAAGTTTTATTGAAGTTGCGAAACCCGTAGTTGATTCGGGGATCTATATGTGTGCGAAGTTCGATCAGGCTTCCTGTGAAGCGCTTGCACAAGTGCAAAAACTTCTGGGTGTAGAGAATCCGGTGTCTGCTGAAAAACTTCATACAACGATTGTGTATAGCCGTAAGACGGTTGATTTGTTCCCTGCCTCTGGTATCTCTGAACCTGCCCGACTGGTTGACGTAGAGAAGTGGGACACAAAATACGGTAACACTATCGTCGGTGTTCTGGAGTCTGATTATCTGCATAGCCGTTTCAATGATGCGATGGATGCCGGAGCGACTTACGATTTTGACAACTACAAACCGCATGTTACCCTTGCGTATGATTCTCGTATCGAAGATATCAGCGGAGTGAAAAGACTGTTGACACTGCCTGTAGATTTGACTATTATCAAGGAAGATGCTGAATCTCTGGACCTTGATAAGACTGTTGAGGATATCACGGAGCACATCGAACATCGCGGCGAGAGTTCGTGATCCCTGAGTACGAAGCGAACATTAACACGCGCAACGCAATTAACGTGAACTACGTACCGCCTAAAATCAAGTTTGAGTATGACGGATACCGTCGCGTTATGTCTCGCCTGGATCGTTTGATTGCTTCTCCAGATTGTCCACCTCAACTACGCATGTTGAAAAATATTTGAAAAAGCCCTTGCATTCGTGCAGGGGCTTTTGTTATATTAGGGGTGTCGAAACAAAGGAGGTAATCATGAAACTTTACTGGTTGGTGTTCTCAAACGGGTTTGTGATGAAAGGTAGTGTTCACTGTGCAAAAGAATATTGCCGGATCAACAAGTGCTCTTTCCTCGTATTGAGCGTTGCTTCTTCTCAACCTATGGGTGACTACTGATGACTGGTGATCGTATCGTTGATAAAACTTTGTTGTTGACAGTAGTCTATTTTCTGGTAAAATACCTGGTGTAGAGAAAAGGGAGGGGATTATGAGAAACTTACTGAATATTGCAGAAATCTTTTGTTATGGTGTCGCGGTTTACGTCCTGTTTCACGGTGACGGCGCGGGATACTGGATCATGTTCGGTGGTGGATTGTTCCTCTCTTTCATCAAAAAATTCTTTAAGTGAGAAATATATTATGCGCTCAAACATACCTTCAAATGTGTTTACTGTGATCAAGCCAAACGAACTGCGTATTGCTGACATTGAAGCATTTGTTATACACTTTGATCATTCGACCACATTGGGTCAATTGTATAGTGCGATCAAATCGAAATACCCGTATAAATGCCCTAAGTGTGATGGGAAAGGATACAGTGTTAAAACCTTCAACACGTACCCTTCTGGATTGCCTGATTATGGATGGGTCGACCAAATGGAAGATTTCAAAATCGTTTGTGATGTTTGCGACGGACAAGGTTACACCAAAGATCACCTTATCGCCAAACCTGTTAAAGTGGAATATGTAAAAGCATGAAAATTATCGATCTCGTAAAAGCGGCTAACTCAATGGTATTGAGTGAACATTACGCCGACTACTGCCAGCAATACCATGTTCCCCTGGAACGCGCTATTGCTCAATCCGGTTATGATGGTATCAGCGAAGTAACCGTTGAAAACCTGAAAACCTTCATCGTGTTTGCTAACACGTTCTGGATGTATCTACCTGATAATCCAGGGATTCGCCAGCCTACTTTCTTCACGTTGTGCATGTTCTGCGAAACGTATCTCCCAGATTGCGAGGACTACGAAGAATATTATGGCTAATGTTTCCCTGATGCAATTTGAACCAAAACTGGGTATAGCCTTTCAACATGGGTTTGCCCCTACAGCCGAAGCGCTGTTTCATATGGCATTCGGTGCTGATTCTTCTAAGTTAGATCAAGAAGTGTTGGCAGAAATTAACGAAACGCGTACATTGTATTATAGCCGTCTGTCAAACATGAAAGGCATTCAATATCAATCTACGCTCGAAAAACTCAAAACTGAACTGAAAGAAATGGGTGAATTATGACTTTCCAAACCGAACATGACCTGCAACTTGCTCAAATGATCAAAGAGCAAAACGTATACCGCGATATTAAACTGTTTGAAGCGAACGAAGATACACGTCGCGTATTCTGGGTCGAAATGTATCGTCGTGCTATCAATGATAGTCGTGGGCATACCGAAGCGAAAAAACGTGCAGATAATGCACTTGCAGCATACGACGCACAGTTTACCTCTAAAGGGGTATAACATGGAATTGTCTGCTGGTATTCTCTTTCTGAATAACGGCAGCATTCTAATGGGTCACGCTACCGAAACGCCCCACTGGGATATCCCAAAGGGGCATGTTGAAAAAGGCGAAGCCCATATTGATGCTGCTATTCGTGAATGCTTCGAAGAAACTGGCTTTGAAGTGTTCCCCGACCAACTGATCAGCCTGGGTGTTTTGGACTATACAAACAAGAAAAAACTTGCATTGTTTGTCTACAAAGGCGATACTTACCCCGAAGCCGAAAAATGTTTCTGTGCGTCAACCTTCGTTAAGAATGGTCGAACTATAACAGAAATGGATGGTTTCAAATATGTTCCTTATAGCGAAATCCGCGATCATGCGCGTAAGACTATGGGACACCTTCTGACTAAACTTGTGGGATCTATATCATGAGCAATCCAAATACTTTTCAACTGTGCCAAATGATTCTCGTTGCTACCGCAACCCGTGCCGCCGAACCTATTGAATACACTTCATGGGGAACGGAATTCGCAATCAGCAATATTCGTGACCTTCCTGGTCGCCTGATGAAATCGCCTAATTTCTTTCCGGTAGATCCTAATGATTTGACGCGGGAAGAAATGGAAAATCTGGGTTTCCGTAAATGGAGCAGTGAATCTGATTTGATGCTGATCCCGTTATATCTGTTGCCGTATCTGAAAGAGGGTATCACCGTAATCGATATTTCCGATGAACAATACTATTTCTTCCGTGAAGAGGCAGATAACGATCATCGTATGGGTCTTCTGGCATTCGGTGTTGTCCCAAAGGCATAACATGAAAATTGTTGATTTCAACACCCTGTCCGATATGGGGCTGATCTGGAAAATCAACAAAGAAATATTGCACCCGCTGGGGCTGGCGTTAACTCGCAACCCCGAAACTGGTTTATCAGTGGGTGCTATTGTTTCTGATGATGGTGTCTGGGAATATGCCGACACCACTGATTTTCAAAACATCGCAAAACTTAATAAAGTTTATGCTATGCAAGAGGAAGGAAAGCTGTTAGACTTCCTGTTACAACATGTGAAGGAATAAATTATGAACGGTAAACGTGTAGTTGTCACTGGTGAAGCAAAGCACAATGAAAAGGGACAACACCTGATCATTAACAATGACCGTGGTGATTGGTACGGTGCAACAAATGTAAACAATGGTTATGCGACTATTGTAGAAAAAGATGCTGTGCGTATTGCTACCCCTGCTGATCCTGGTTACTATGGAACCCGCGACGAATTCGAAAGCGAAAAGGATCAAGAGATCGCAGAACTGAAAACTGATGTTCATAATGCGCGTGTTTTTGCTGCAATTTGTACCACTTTCGCGGTTATCAATTCTTGTTTATTGCTGTGGGTGATCCATAATGTCTAAAGATGATATCCCAGCCCGTAACCGAATTCGTGAACGGATAACTTTCAAAAGTCGTGAACATGCGATCATGGTTGGAAGTTATATTCACTGGTGGAAAAATAAGGATCTGGATCTGAATCCATCGTATCAGCGCCCCTACGTGTGGACGCAGAAAGAACAAGATGAATTCCTGACTACGTTGATCACTGGTTTCCCATGTGGTATTATCGCGATTGCCGTTGATAGTGAATTCAATGAATCCCATTGGGTAGAAGTAATCGACGGGAAACAACGCCTGACGACTATCATCAAAGTCTATGAGGGTGAGATTGGGATTCCTATGCCGGATGGTTCCCGTCTGTTCTGGGATGATATGCAACGACATGAACAACGAGCCTTTGAAAACTTGTCATTACCTGCCCTGGGGCTGGATGAATGCACCAAAAAGGATCGTCTTGAATTCTTCATTAAATTGAACTTCGCTGGTGTGCCTCAATCACAAGAGCACATGAAACGCGTAATTGAAATGTATAAGGCCACAAAATGAAACCAATTAGTTTAGCAGGATCTGCAACCCCGTTTGTTACTGGTAAATGGTACTACAGAAAGCGCTTGAGTCGTTTGCATGAATACACCCTAAAGGCTAAAGGGTTCTATTATCCTCAAGTCATGCAGGTACATTGCGATGCGAACGGTAATGTTCGTTCTGTGCTCACTCCTTCGGAGAATGGTGTATTGAGAGTTCTTGATCGCGAGATCCCGAAAGAATATTACATTCTTTACGAAGAATTCACACCAGTGACTACCGAAAAGTTGCGATTTGAAACTGGTACGCGCTACCGGATTGCTAACCGTGGGGCTATTGATTCCCTGTGTAACCTGGATCTGGGACGCTATGGACATAACACTTCGCTACGTCGCTATCTTTCTCATGGTAGCCGCCGTATGCGTGACCGTAATGTTATCTATATCCATACCGCTACTAAAGACGGTTGTGCGTTGAAAATACTGGGTAGTGACCATGCAAGCCATATTCAGCGTTCTTTTGATTCGTTGATCCCTGGTTGGTTGTTGATGTTCCTGGAAGAAGTAGGAACCGACAGAGAACCAATTGAAAGAGATCCGGTCGAAACTATGGTTTCACAGATTGAAAGTCTCGAAGACAACACGCGCCGCCAGGTGAATCAGGATGATTATATCGACCTTGATTTTGCAAGTGTTCATGATGAAAACGAATTTCCTGATGATAACGGTGTTCTAGTCAGTAAGGAAGATTCCGAACTTCTCGAAGCGGTGAAGTTTTTAATCGAACATGCAAATGCTGACTACGGTTCTCGTGCGATCATTCGTCTATCCGCTGATGGATACACTTATGGTGTTGATGATGCAAAAACATTGGTTTCATGGGCTGCGAAACGCAGACAGGAATTGATGCGATATAGCGATGAACTGTTTTCTAAAATCAACGACTTACAAGCATTAATCAAAAAATTGCCAAAATAATTCAAAAGCCTCTTGCAATGCAGGGGCTTTTTTGTATATTACACACATCGAAACGAAACACAGAAAGGAAAACATCATGAACATGAACAAAAATATTGCTGCTGTAGTTGGTTATGAAGTTTCTAACGCAGAACGTTATGACAACGGTTTCTCTTTCTGTGTTCCAACTGAACTCGATGCGTACAAAGCCGCTTACAAATACCGCACTATGCCGATGGTAAACGTTACTTACGCGCCGAACATCGAAATGTGGGTTGTTCAGGTTTACAACAAAGTATGAACTTCCATGAGCGCAAGGCAGCACGAACCGATTATTACATGCGGTTCGTGTATGGCTGGAAATTACGGAAATGTGTTGCATGTAATGGTTCGGGGCGATATGATAACCACGGATCGCCAAAATGCAGTTCATGCAACGGCACTGGAAAAGAACGTTATAAACCTGTGAGGGATATATTATGCAACATGTGAATCTGAATCCGAAAATGAAGAAATATCTGGATCGTCGTCATGATAACCAGACCAGTAAGGATCAAGAACTGGCGTTCAATATTGAAACCGCAAAACTCCTTACTAAAATGTTTCGCAGATTCCCGAACAAGGTCACCCATACCAGTACCCATATGCGCGTAGAACTGGCTGATAAGCGATGCATCTTGGTTAAGTTGGCTTATGGGTTATCGGAAGATGGTTACAACCTGGTGATGGGCTGGACATCAATGATCGGCAACTATGTTGAACGTAACGATATCGAGTTTAACATGATGCGCGGGGATCTGTTCCAGTGTCCGGTAGACACGATCCATATCGGTAGCCTTTACGCTATCCTTCGCTCACAATATGAATTATGGGATATGAAATGATTTTAGATGAAGAATTAGAAATACTGAATCGTGCTATTCAGCAAGTAAAACCTGTTATCGGTGACAAGTGGGATGGTACGAATCAACCAGGTTCGATTACGGGTAACGTTAACTACGGTTTCGGTAGCAACATGAAGAAACGCGCGTTTACCATTATTGGGCCTAAAGCGTTACAGTCGGTGCTAGAGGATCTGTGGTTGCAATCCCTGATGCAATACATGGTTTCGTTTGATCCCGATACCACTGAACGCCTCCTTAAAGAGATTGTACGTCTACACCAGGAGAACGATAAAATTGCTAGTGAACGTGATCACTGGAAAGCAAATCACGAATGCGAAGTGTCCCGCGCCCGTGTCCTCAAACAGCGCCCTGATATGCCTCTGGAGCGTATCAAAGCATATGACCGTATGGTTGAGTTGGAAGAGGAAAACAACGCCTTAAAACAGCGTATATCAAGCCTGGAGAACGTCGAAATGACTCGCGTCATGATCGATATGTCTTCACAACGTGGACATGAGCAAATCCAGATGCTTCATGAAATTCTGCGATACATGAAAGCACACTTCAAAGATCCAGGGTATTACTGATGTCATGGTTCAATCGAGAGTGTAATCACGTTGCGCGGGGCTGGAATGGTGGAACACCTTACGTCTTTATGAAGTATTATGTGATGGATGGAATCGACCGTATACATGGTGATATGTATGCGACATGCCACAAATGCGGGAAAGAATTCTTGATGTGTAAAACGCATCTTGATCATGCGATCCGTGAGCTGGCAAAACATCCGATCCCCCGCGCCGAAATCCTTCGAATCCTCGAAGAAACAAAATAGCACGTTTTGTTAAAGAAACCCCTTGCCTATGGTGAGGGGTTTTGTTATATTACACACATCGAAACGAAACAGACAAAAAGGAAATCATCATGAAACTTGTTCGCGAAGCAATCAAACTGGGTAACGAATACAACGGCAAATGGTACTTCACCATTTACGACGACAACGCCGAAAAACTGGAAAAAGTTGAAGATGCGTTACGCGCTATGGAAACTGGTGCTTCTGTTGGTGGTGAAGTGATGACCTGGGAAAACTACTGCGACGGTTGTCCTTGCTACAATGATGGTTTCGGATCTGGTTTCTGGGTTGAGATTGAAGACGTTCCAGCGTTCAAAGCCGCCTGGAAAATCGCTAAGAAAATGGCATAATTAGCACGAATTGCTAAAACTCGATAACCCTGATCTGTTATATTACACACATCGAAACGAAGGAGGATATCATGGAAATCATCTACAAAAGCCGGAATTATAAGAAAGAAGATGTTGTTGCGGTATACATCAAGTACCGGAATGTGAAGTGCGAACTTAGCGGGATCTGGGGTTATGATATCGTTGTTGAAGAAGTCAACGCAGACAGCAAAACGATTTGCAGTTTCACTACGAACACTGACAGCCCTCTGTTCACCACGGAACAGCTTGAACAGGCTTTCGAACTTCGTAACCAGGCTTTCAACGCAGTACGCATCAAATAAAAGGCATACCATGAGCAAGTTCGATCCTTACATTAAGTGGTTAAGTGCCGTTAGTGCCCATTTAGGGCGTGATATCAAACCAAGTTCGTTAGCTCGTGAACTGTATGAACTTGAAGCAGATCCGAAAGATGTTGCAACCGATTTTGGAAGATTCCTTGAATGATTTGAAAAGAATCGCGTTGTTCTTCGTTGTATGTTGGGTGTTTTCTGCTGTGTTCTGTTTTGTATTATTCCGATTAATTTTGAAAATATAGCTTGCTTTGTGTGTATGGTAATGATACCTTACACACATAGAAACTAAACCGGAGATTGTTATGTTAACTTTTGAAGAGTACAAAGCAAAGCGTGACCAGTTAAGCAACTGGTACAGAGAGATCGGCAGGGAGTTGAGCGCTTACCCTAAAAACGAAATGGGTATGACGATCGAATCAATCCGCAATACACCAGAATACAAAGCGAAACGTGCTTTGTGCAACAAAGTTTTCCAGCAACTTCGAATTCTTAACGGGAAGTACATTAAAACGTACAAACAAGAATTGGCTGACGAACGTAAAAGAAGATTCAAATAATCTTTTCTAATTTCCATCCTACGGTATTCTTAGAGATATAGTAGGGTTTATCGCATGTTGTGATGACTTCACCCAGATAGGTTTTCAGTTTACGCATGGAAATATTTCTGTCTTTGCAAAACTTTTTACATTCTCCTTCAACTAAAAATTCTTCTCCATTAGGGGAAGTAAATTTCCACGTAACCGCGCGGGAATTGCCTTTTCCTCTTCTTGATTCAGATTGTGCTTTGCGTATAGTCTCCGCTTTTTCTTCTCCGTGTATCTCTTCATAAGACCGATGATCGTTGTATCGTGGGTTGTTCTCTCCTTTATGTGATGCTATACCTTCCTTGAATCGCCTTTTATGTGATTCTGAAATTTTCTTTGCTGCATATTTCTGGTGTGTTTGTGAAATCTTCTTTCCTGTTTCTGGTGTACATGAAAAATCAACGCTGTTGTGTATGTGTTTGTTATAAAAATGTGGGTTCGTGTCCACCTTGTAGATTTCGTGTAACCTTTTCTCAAGTTTCATCGCCTTTTCCCTTGACAACCCCGATACGATTACTTTATATTTGTAGTGTCCTGGATTTTCCTTCTGATCTTGGATGAAATGACTATCACGGGAACTACTGAAATAGTGTTTCCCTAAATCGTCGGAAGCAAGCATTGACTTTTTAGGTTTTCTTGATCCATAATAGTGCTTGTTCTCTATAACATTTGTGATTCTGTAAACGTAATACATTATGAGGTTCCTATGAGACACGTTAAAGTAAACGCCAAACATATCAAAACGCCTGTTGGACTTCTACTGGAAGCGAAAGGAAAGAAAATCTATCGTTCCGAAGAGGTTAATTTTAATTTTGATATGAAAACAGGTCATATGATGACTTGGGGCAAAACTCCTGCTGACGATCCTATTTATAGTCATTTTCCTTTTATCCTCGATATCGAGATCACAACTAAATGTAATGGCCCCGCTGGTAAGCTGTGTGGTTTCTGTTACAAGTCCAATAACCCGAACGGCTACAATATGGATCTTGCTTCTTTCAAATCCATCATTGATAAAATGCCCTGGTTAACCCAATGCGCACTCGGTGCTGATGCACAGGGACAAACAAACCCTGATATGTTCGATATGATGGCCTATGCGCGTTCTAAAGGCATTGTACCGAACCTTACCATTGCTGATGTATCAAAAGACGTTGCAGCGCGTTTAGCGGCGGTTGCTGGGGCTGTTGCAGTATCGGTTTATAAACATGCTGGCTTCGATGTTGCTTTCGATTCCGTCGCAAACCTGGCAGAAGCAGGACAACAGCAAATCAACCTACATTTCATGGTTAGCTCAAAGACCTATGATGATGCGTTTACCGTTGTTGATGCTGTGCGTAATGATCCGCGCCTGAAACAAGTCAACGCGATCGTGTTCCTGGGTCTGAAACAAAAGGGACGTGGTAAGAACTGGGATACAGTCACCCGCGAACAATACAAAAAACTTGTTGAATACTGCCTTGATTCTGGTGTAGGATTTGGATTCGATAGCTGTTCAGCCCCAGCTTTCGTTGAAGCGATGGAGGGACACCCGAACTTCGAACAATACAAGCAGTATGCGGAAGATTGTGAAGCGACGATGTTTAGCTCTTACATCAACGAAAAAGGCGAATTCTTCCCTTGCTCGTTTACCGAACGTTGGGTTGAAGGTGGCTGGGGTGAAGGTTTGAATGTCCTTGAAGCCGATGATTTTATCAAAGATATCTGGGAACACCCGAAAACAAAACAGTTCCGTAAAGAACTGACAGGCAACACGGATCATAACGGTTGTCGCAACTGTCCGGCTTATGCGGTATGTGGTAAAGATATGCGCGTACACAAAGCCCCCGAAACCGATGTTTATGCAGTGGAGTTAAAATGATTTATCAATCCTTCGACGATTCGACTACAAGAATCCGTCCTGTTCCGATAACTGTTGACATTCCGGCAGAAAAGCGTACACTGGAATCGTTGATTGAAAAATATAGTGGGATGACCATTTGTTCGGCTACCGCGATAATGGCAATGTCAGAACGCGATGCTATCGTATTTGAATGCGATATGAAAGGTTATCACACTCCCGAAGATATGCAGATGATCGATTATCTCTGGAAAATCAGAAACGCGGTTGTTCGCAAAATCCTTGCGGAAAAAGAGTGTGCGGAAGAATGCAACAGAATCAAAAGTAAATGGGGTGTGTTATGACAGAAATACTCGATGAACTGATGTATGTGTATCGTGAACGTTGTAGTAATGGGCGTATTACTGAACCGAAAGCAAAAGCGATTATCGAACGGTATTGGTCTAAGCTGAGAGAACAGGACGCAAGTTCAAAACTGCTCAACAGCCTGATGGTGTTTAAACTGCTGATCGCTTCTGGTGATGATATGCCGTGCGATACAAACAGCGCGGAAGAGTTTCAAAAAGCATATCGTTCATGGGGTGTAATTTACTCCCGCTCGCTGGGTTCGTATGACTCTGTTATGTGGAACCTAATGCACCTGGATAAACTTATTTGGGAAGTGCTCAAAGAAGAGGGTATTGTATGAATCTTTCTTGTGAATTAAGCGGAGCAATCCGCGAACTTGAGCAAGTGCTTGATGATTTAAGCGCTGGCAAAGAAATCAATGTCAGTGACATTGAAGCAAAGCTGTATGAATGGCGTAGTGCTCTTTATACAGCAACGAAGGGTAACGATCCTCTGTTCGATGAATATCAGGTGTATGAAGTTGAGCTATGGGGCGACAAATACCGTTTTAAATGGCCTAATGACGCGTTCGGTTCGATCAATTCCCTGTATGTGTCTGGTGGTTATCTGTATGCAACTGATGTAAGCGTACATGATTTGGGTATCTCTCCTGATAACCAGGTCGATTTACCTAACACTTTCAGTCATACAACTGTATGTCTCGGTGCTATCAGCGGTTTCCGTTGTGGTTCTTTAGGTGTTAGCTGGGTTCAAGCAGGTAAAACCAACTTAAAAAGAGTGTAATTATGTTTAAAGTTATTGGATGTGTCTTACTGGTTGTGGTTCTCGTTCTATTGCAATCAAGCTGTACCGACGAACGAGAAGCACAGCGTATCCTGGAAGCGCAAGGGTATTCGAATATTCAGTTCACAGGATATAGCTGGTTTTCCTGTTCTGAAAAGGATACATACGCAACCGGATTTACGGCTACGGGCGTAAACGGTAAACCGATCGCTGGTGCTGTGTGCTCTGGAATGTTTTTCAAAAATAGCACGATTCGTTTCGAATAAGTGTTGACATGAATCCCCAGTATGATAATATCTCTCTCGTAGACAACGAAACGGATTAAAGGGGATTCAAAATGAGCTTACTGAACGAAATTCTGGAAATGGTTGAAGCGAATAAAGAAGCAATGAAAGCGAAAGATGGTTGGGTAGTTGTTTCTGACTGCTTCAAACCGAGCCTCTGGACTCCGGTTTATATCAACGAAGCAGGTAATGAAGAACGTGGTTTCTACGAGGCTGCAATCTTCGAAACCGCTGAACAGGCTTGCGACTTCTGGGCTTATTTGAGCGGCGAAGAACCTTTCAGCAATTACGGTGTGTGCCGTTGCTGTGAACTTTAATCCAGAAGCCCCGAAAGGGGCTTTTTTGTAGGTGAAATATGACCAAAGCAGAAAGAATAATCAACCATCTTCAAACAGGTTTCCCGTACCAGGGAGATCTGCAAAGAGATATCATCGAACTGTTATCCCAGCATGACGGGATGATATTGGAAATACAGGAACTGACTCACCCTGACGTGAACATATTCGCTTCACTGATGGATGATGTGATCGCGATTGATGCGGACGAACTGGGCTGCATTGAGACAACCAGCGCGGGGGATAAAGTGATACTCAAGCAAGCGTGTGAACGTATCGACGCGTTGCATGACCGTTTGTTCCAGTTAACTTTTCCATCAAAAAACGATAATCCCTGTTGACAGATAACCTGACTATGGTAATCTGTATATGAAAACTAATTGTGAGGTGTATATTATGAATGCTTTTGAAAAACGTGCTCAACTGAAAGACATTAAACCTGGTGCTATTCTGTATGAAGTGTTTAGCATCACTGGTGTTAAAGCAGAAATGGGTCGTAAACATATCATCACTGGATTCCCGTATAATCATCGTGGAATCGGGTTATTTGTTAAGTGTATTACCATTTACAATGACTGGGAAAATCATAGTCGATGTTCATTGATGGATCGAAATGTATTGGGGCGCAATCATTATAATTTCCATGCTTTTTTCCTTAGCGAAAAAGATGCACGGGAATATGTTGACCAAATCAACAACGATAATCTGCCTCTCGAAATCAGAGAAGAAAGTCGTAAAATGCACAGAGAATGGACCATCCGTAGAGCGGATGATGCTCTCTGGGAAATGTAACTGTTGCGCCTCTTAAACCGTAAATACCCTGTGTAGCCCATAGGGTATTTTCATAAAGAGGTATGTATGTTTAAATTTAGTCAGAAAAGCCTGAACAACCTGAAAGGTGTTAAGCCTGAACTGGTTAAGGTTGTAAACCGTGCTCTTGAACTCTCAACCGTTGATTTCGGTGTACGTGAAGGTCTGCGTACCGTAGAGCAACAGCGCGAATACGTGCGCCAGGGTGTATCTCAGACAATGGCATCAAAGCACATCACTGGCGATGCTGTGGATCTGTATCCTAGTGTACTGCCGGAAGGTTGGCAGAAAAACCCGAAAGTGTGGTTGCCTGTCCTGGACGCAATGAAAAAAGCTGGTGATGAACTGGGCGTGAAACTGCGTTTCGGTATCAACTGGAAGAATGATCCGCGTCTTCCTATTGAAACTAAGTTCATCGACGCGCCGCATATTGAACTTGCGTAAGGCGATAACATGATTTCACAATTTTATGTTGACGCTGTAAGGCAGTCGAGAAATATGCACCTGTCCCGTATCATTGAAGGTCGATGGGGCGAACAGATCGGGGAAGTATCAGTATTTGAAACCGCTCTGGATATGGGGCGTATGAGTGGCAAAACCAAAGCGGCGTTTGATATCATCAAACAATCAAAAGGTGTGTTGAATATCTACGTTGCGCCGACTAAGCATATGGCGATCGACAGTGCTACTCGATACGAACTTGATAAAAACTGCGACAATACAGTTCTGTTATCAGTTAAACAGGATCTGGATTCGATATTTCGCGGTCGTAGAATTGAACATCAGGCGATCAACCTGATTTTCGATGAATGCGACACAACAAGGGACGAACGTTACGAACTGGTGCGCACACTCACTTATTGTATGCGTAGCCATTTACACCCGTTCCCATATATCCATATCATCCGTTTGGGTATGTAATTGCAGTGCGGGGCGAATCCTCGTTCCCGCAATTAACAGGAAATTTCTATGAAATATGTTCTCGATACAAACGTTTTGATCTCGAACCCCTATTCAGTTTACTCTTTCATCGAACCTGATACTGAAATTATTATCACTGCTGCAACGATGGAAGAACTGGATCACCTGAAAAGCAAAGAGCGAACCGCTCATGAAGCACGACTGGCGATCCGGCTATTGTCCAAAGCAATCCTGGGACAAAATTATGAAGCAATTACCCAAACAGGGGTTTCGTTAAACTTAACAAACCCAGCAGTACCGGAAAGTGTAACACTCAAAATTGTCGATTATGTCGGCCCCGAAGAGTTCCCTCTCGATAAACAGGATGCGCGGATCATTGCAACCTGTATTCAACAGGGCGCAACGCTGGTGACTCGTGACATTAACATGCTGTTGATCGCGATGTCTAAAGGTTGTCCGGTTCTTCAATACACTGGCGATGACTCGCTGAAAGATAGTGATGTGTTGTATTCAGGTTATATCGACCTGCCGCTGTTCTGGGAAACTGTCGAAGTCATGGAGTATGTCGGGCCTGTTGCCGTTATAACGTATTCATCGCTTCCTGACGCGGATTTCTACCCTAACCAATACATTCTATCGGATGGTGAGATTGTAGGGCGTGTGGTGGCTGCTGGAGAGTTTCAGCTTGAAGTGTTGCCTATTAAGCACGAACAAGCGTTAAAGCGTAAGCTGATGAAAACAATTCAGCCCCGCGATGCTCTGCAAGCGTCATTCGTTGATGCGATCCTGGACAAGAACAATGACGTTGTGACCATCATGGGTGCGGCGGGTTCGGGTAAAACAATGCTGGCGGTTGCTGGCGCAATGCACATGGTTAACGCGGGACACTTCGCAAACCTGATGTATGTCAAGGCAGATAGTCCGCTGTCTGGTGAAATAGGGTTCTTGCCTGGTACTCTGGGTGAAAAACTCCGACCATCGGTTGAACCGTGTATCACGAGCCTGAATATTCTGTTTAAGGATCAACCGGAAGTTGACAAGTACGTTGAAGGACTTCTGGAAAAAGGCGTGGTGCAGTTCCCTAGCCTGTATTACTTCCGTGGGCGTTCTATCGGACACCCAGATCCTGGTAAAGGTTCAGTGCTGATTGTTGACGAATGTCAAAACTTGAGCAACCATGAAATAAAATCCATTATTTCCCGTTGCGGAGAGAATACACTTCTGATACTATGCGGGAATATTAAGCAGATTGACAACCCGCGAAACACTGCTGTAAACAACGGTTTTGTCTATGCTGTTGAAAAACTTAAAGAATATGACCATGCTAGTCACATAATCCTGAATACTGTGTATCGTGGACGCCTGGCAGCATTCGTCGAAGACAACTTTTAATCAAAGGGGCTTCGGCCCCTTTTTTCGTGAGGTATACATGATCAAAATTATCGTTTCGCCAAAATTAATTACTGTTTGTGAATCCTGTCGTACTGGGTTAGAATACGAACTGGAAGACATTCAAAGCAAGACAGTAACCATTTACAACGGGTTTTATAGTCCTGCTGACTACATCGTGAAGAAGTTCATTACCTGCCCTAAGTGCGGTAGTAAAGTCAACTTAAATCTGAACTGAGGTTATTATGGTACAAGTCGTTAAGATGCAACCAAAAGAAGTGATCTGTCGGAAATGTGAAACACTTCTTTCCTATGATGCTACAGACGTGCGTGAAGAAACGCATACTGATTACACTGGTGGTCGTGATACCTACAGAATGATCACCTGTCCTATCTGTCATAATAAAATCGTGGTGAAATAATGGAACGCGAACAAAAGTATATCGTGATCAAACTGTCTGATGTAGATAAAATGTCATACGAAGACCAACTAAAGTTGCGTTTTATTGCGCGACGGGTTGAACGCCAGCGTTCCCGTGATGGTAAAGAACCGTTAAAGGCTGTTGTTGTTGAACACGACTGGCCTGAATACGAACCAACATGGAAAGCCATTGAAACCCGTGTTGAACGCGAGGAATCACATCGTAAATTTGTCAGTATATTTGATGATAAAGAACGTCTGGGTTTCTTTTATGTTGTTGAAACACATCAGGGGCGTTTCCTTATCACCAGTAACGCACACCATAGTAGCCGACTGGAAGGTTATAGCGGATATAAGTATCGCGCTTTATTCAGTCCTGATTGTGGTTTCGATAATAGTGAGATCTTTTTTACTAACTGGGGTGTCCACTTTAAGAAAGTCGTACAAGTATCTTTCGAAAAACTCGTTTCCCTGTACGATCCCAATAAGTCGATTTCAAACTATAACGTTGCTGAATTCATCATCAATAAACTGGGTGAGTCGGAAGAACCAGAATTTTAGTTGCGTAAATAATAAGGTGAGGGTATCATTGCCCTCTCTTGTTACAAAAGGTACTAATCAATGAAGAAAATTATTTTAGCGACCAGCATTTTCTTATGCTCTTTTTCTGGTCACGCAAAGACAGATCCGCTAGGAGAATTCATCGAAAAACTTCCTGCTGTTCAGTCAACACTTCCGCTTCAACAGGCAACAGTGATCAAGAAAGCACCAGCCAATGCCCCTGCATATGTCAAGGAATTGGACGAAATTACACCAAAGCAGAAAAAGGTTTTGGAGTATGCTTTCAGAGTTGGCAACGACTATGATCTAACGACTGCAAAACCTGCTGAAAAAGAAAAATCGAAACGTTTGGGATATCATTTAGCGGCTATTGCCTGGATCGAATCTCGCGCATGTGAGAACACCGGAAAGGGCAAAAAAGGTCATCATGCTTATGGCTGTTGGCAAGTCACTGTAAACAGTGCTTCCGCACGGATGGATAAATCATATTCCAAACGCGTAGTAATCAATAAGCTCGAATCCCTTCGGGGAGGTTCTAAGTTTGCCATTCATGAACTGGAATACTGGCTTGATTACCACAAAGGCGACTTGAAAAAGGCGCTGGCAAGCTATAACGCTGGCTTCAAGTATACGAAGAAAGAAGCCCGTGATTATGCTCGCATGGTTAACCATACCGCGAAACTGTTAGAAGAAAAGCAAATTATTTAATCGAAAGCCCTTGCATTTTTGCAGGGGCTTTTTTATTATGTGTGTACCAACTATTGAGGGTTGAATTATGAGTACATCACATCGTGTTATTGTAGGAAAATGCGGACTTATTAAACTGAATGCGTTATCTATTATTCAGAGTGTTCTTGCTGAACTCAAAAGCAAACCGAACGTTAAAATCACTCAAATCACTGTTGATAAAAACAGTATGAACGCGTTTAGCATTTACTTCGAATATGGAGAAGAAAAGCGCATACTGTTTGTATGTGAAAGTGATGATGTGTATCGCAACGTAGAAGACTATCCAATCGAATGTGCGCTATACTTCAATTTGAATGTATGGGGAAGCAACAAAGAGATCATGGAAATCGTAAAATCCGGCATTCGTAAAGCTGTACGCGCTGGGGGAATTTACGAATGTGTTAACGATTCAATCGAAGACCGCTTTGTTTACGTACTTGGAGAGTAATAATGAAAAAACTTGCGCTGTTGCTGACTTTGGTTTCTGGTTCCGTGTTCGCTGTTGATGACAACCGTCTGTCTGAACTCTGCGACCATCGAGACATTAAAGATACTGTGGTATGTTACCAGGTGATCGCGGAACAACTGGACGCGGCTTATGTGTGGGGCGAAGAAAACGCGCACTTGTACAAACGTCAAAAGCTGGCTAAACAACGCGAGTTCTTGCAGTCTGAACCAATGATGAAACTCTGTACCCGCGCACCGAATAAGGAACGCTGCGAAAAACTGCGTACCTATCTGGTGGATGAATATAACGCCGGAATAGGATTATACTAATGGGATTAATTATCTTTTACGGTACTGTTATCGCCGTTGCTATCATTATCTGGTATTACGTCAAGAAACCAGGGGAACGTTCACTCCCTGAATACAATGATGAACTGGAAGCGTGGCAACTATGGGACGATCAATTTAAATGAGCATAGGTCTACAATTCGCGCTTTTGATAAGCGCGGTTATTTTGATGGGGCTGGTCATTGGGATCGGCTATAAAATGGGTAATAAAGAATGATTATCAAAGAGATTAAAGGGAACGCTGTTGAGTTGTTCCTTCGTCGTGACGTACACCTGATTCATGGGTGTAACTGCTTCTGTAATATGGGTGCGGGGATTGCAAAAGAAGTAAAGAAGAAAATCCCTGGCGCGTTTCGAATGGATGCAATGACGCTTAAAGGCAACCAGAAAAAACTGGGCCGTAACTCTGTTTATGTTCAAGAGGATGGTCGTATGGTGTTCAACGCCTATACCCAGTTTAAGTTCTGGGGTGCTGGCCCACAAGTGGATTACGACGCAATCCGTTCATGCTTTGAAAGCGCCGTGGAAAGCGCCAGGGCGTGTCCTGAACGTTACCCTCTTATTGGTGCGGGGCTTGCTGGAGGCGACTGGGAACGCATTAAAGACATTATAAACGATTCTACTGGCGACTATCCGACCATCGTGGTACACTTCGATCCGTCTATTGATATGCGTAAGGTGGAATTATGATCAACGCAGATAAAGAAAAACTCTATAAGAAAGTAGAGAACTTCGTAAAGTCCCGCGATCGTTTCCTCGAAGGTGACGCGAAAGCATCACAGGAAGCATTGGACTGGTGGGATGATATTGTCAGTTTCGTTGATGACTTAATCGATAAAGAACGTAAAGAGGCGAGAGAATGAGAGTTCAAGAAGAAAAAGTGTTAAAACACAAGCTGAAAGAACTGGGAGAACTTTACCAGGATTATGCAGCAGAAGATGATCCAGATTCGCGCAATGTCAACCAATTATACATCGATCGCATGGTTGATGAAATCATTTCATTCGTCGAAAAAGAAGTTGAAGACGCGGTGTTTGATGCAGTAGCAGAGGAACGGGCTAAACATGGCTAAACTGTATTATCACTACGCATCAATGAACGCTGGCAAAAGTGCGCGTCTGTTAACAGACGCATACAACTACAAAGAACGCGGTATGAACGTTGTGATCTACAAGCCTATGCTTGATACTCGCACATCACACACTGTTGCTTCTCGTGTTGGGCTAAGTGCAAATTGTGAACTGATTGCACCCAGAATGGATCTGTTCTGGGATATCCTGCGCCGGAATAATATCTCTTGTATCTTCGTTGATGAAGCGCAATTCCTCTCGAAGAAAAACGTTTTCGATCTGTGTCGTATTGTCGATGAACTCGAAATTCCTGTGATGTGCTACGGGTTGCGTACCGACTTTCAGTTGAATCTGTTCGAGGGTTCTTACTGGTTGCTTGCCTGGGCTGACGAGATCCGCGAACTGAGGGGAATGTGTCACTGTGGACGTAAAGCAACTACGGTCGCCCGTATCGACGCACAAGGCAACTTCGTAACAGAAGGGGCGCAAGTCGAAATCGGAGCCGAAGACAAATACGTTTCGTTGTGTCGCAAGCATTATCATGAAAAGGTGCTTGATAAAGTCGGTGTGAACTGTTAAGGTGTAATCAGACAACAAAGGAGAGTCATTATGAGCCGTACTTACCGTAACAAATATGTTCCAGCCCGTGATAAGTCCTCTATCGAACAGATCGAAGAGACAAAAGCATTTTCACAGTATTATGCACAACACGGGGAAAGCCCTGATGGTTTACGTTGGTATACAACCAATTGGAAACACAAATCAGGTTGCGCATATATCCGGTTTGATAAGAACGTGAACCGCGACGGTAACAAAGCACATGGTGACATTTCCGTTATGCTCGAAATTGCAAAGAAGCGCATAGATTCAAAAGTTCGTGAAAAGATGCGTCAGGAATTGCGCCGGATGAAAGCTGGTGTAATTGGGTGGGATGAAAACATCGAAAACGCCAACAAGATCCGCGCATATGAGCGTAGCTTATGCTGGTATGACATAACCTGATTATTTTTATATCGATTTAACATAAGGGGGCTTATTGCCCCTTTTTTGCTATAAATATATACAGGAACGGGTCTATTGGTGATCCGTAAGCACGTAGAGAAATTGCTTATGAACATTAAACGCATATCCAAAGCGCTGATGTTTGGTTTGTTAATCTTGTCTCCAGCATCACACGCAGATGATTCAGTCGTACCGAAAGAATTCGACTACTACATCAATGCAGCGCTACAGGTGTATCTAGACACCATCCCTCCCAGCGTAAATACAAGTGAACTTTTCTATAATTATATGGAACGAAAATGGCAGCAGAAACAGTGTAAATCTGAACCTGAATGCAAACGCTTAGGGCTTAGGGTAGCAACTGAATTCGCTTCTATTCATCGTTCATAAGGGATGAAAGATGCAGACGTTTAACGAAATTACAGAACGCGATACCACAAGTAAGATCGATGCCTTTATCGGCACATGCCTAATGTCTGTTACGTATATGCACAGCGCACACTTTGCGACTGGTTCATACTCACAGCATAAAGCATATGAAGGGTTTTACGAAGATATGCAGGATCTGGTCGATAAGTTCACCGAAATCCATATAGGCATTACCGGAAGGTACAAACCCGTATTAAAAGTTGAAAATGTGCTTGACACGGTAGCGTATCTCCGTAAAATAGCCGCCGAAGCCGAAGAAATCTACGACGCAGTTGATAGTTCATTGAAGAACATCCTGGACGAGATAAAAGGCTTGTGCTATCAAACGATTTACAAGCTGACAAAACTTTCTTAAAAAAAGTATTTGACAAGCTGAATGGTGATGATAGAATAACTATCGAATTGAAACATAAACTTAAATGAGACATACTATGAATATGAATACTATCCTGAACAACCCGAAGAAAACCACTCTGATCGCTCTGGGCGTAGTAGCCGCACTGTGGCTGGTTCCGAACTCCTTTACAGTAGTACAGGACGGCACGGTCAAAACTCAGACCTTCATGGGTAAGGTTTCTCCGAAACCTGTACTGCCTGGTTTCCATATCGTAAACCCGCTGGCTGATTTCGATACTTTCAGCACGAAAGACATTGCGAAGAAGTTCGATAAATTGCAGGTTCCTTCACAGGATAAGTTTAAATCCACTGTTGATATGACCGTTATGCTGCAATTTGACGGTAACAAAGCGCCTATCAACCGCATCAACGCGGGAGACCAGGAACAGGCACTGGATAAGTATGTAACCGAAAAACTGCTGTCAACCGTTCGCGAGTTCGGCAAATCGGTTCCAAAAGCACAGGATCTGTTTGATGCTAAGATCCAGAACCAGTTGCAGACCGCAATTCAACAGGAAGTCGAAGAGTATGCGCGTCCTTACGGTTACACCGTGAAACAGGTATTCTTGCAGGATATCACCCTGCCGGATGTTATCATGGAACAGGTAACTAACACGAAAATTCGTGAAGAACAGGTTAACGCCGCTCGTGCGGAACTGGCAAAAGTCGAACAGACTTCACAGCAACAGGTAAAACAAGCGGAAGCAAATCGTCAGGCGCGTGAAAACGATGCGATTGCCAACGAACGTGATGCTGATGCTAAACTGTACGCAGCGAAGAAAGAAGCGGAGGCTAACGCCGTACTGCAACGCACAATTACCCCAGAAATGATCCGCTGGAAAGAACTGGATGTACAGATGAACTACTCTACCCGTTATAAAGGTGGTGTACCTCAGACTGTCATGGGTTCGGATTACGCTGGTAAAGTGATTTTCGATTCCCGTAAATAAGATTTTAAAGCCCCCGCACTGGGGGCTTGATTCTTAGAACGAGAATACTATAATGAACATAAAACAGATCATCTTATCTATCTTCATTTCGCTATTCTTCGGCTTTATTGGCGGTTTGCTTGGTGTATTGATTATTGCGTCTGTTTTATGATTACCCTTTAAACGTGGAGCACGTTATGAAATACAAATTTGATAAAGCTGTCGTAATTGGCAGATTCCAACCCTTCCATAATGGTCACGCGGCAATGGTGCGTAAAGCACTGGAAGAGTCGAAGACCGTTTATATCCTCCTGGGTTCAGCTTATGCTTACCCTAACGTTTTAAACCCGCTGACGGCAACCGAACGGGAACGTATGATTACAAGCTGGTTACTGTCTGAGTTCAAATACGAAGATGTAGCCCGTGTGCAATTCAAGCCGATTCCAGATTACCTTTACAATGAAGAAAAATGGAAAACCTCTGTTCGTACAGCAATCGACGAAACCAAAGGCGATAACATCGCGATCTACGGTTACGAAAAAGATGCTGATTCGTACTGGCTTAAAGCGTTCGGATGGACTCATGTTCCGGTTGATCCGGTTAAGGTTGACGGCAAAGATTTATCTGCTACCGACCTGCGTCCAACCATCTTTTTACATAAAAATGGATGGGACGAGAAGATCGCCCGTTATGTTCCTGCTGCTGTCGTGGGTTCTCTTAACGGATGGATGATGACCGATACGTTCTGGCGCTTGTACTACGAGTTCGAGAAATGGGAAGATGAACTGGAGAAGTTCAAAGCGTACCCATACCCCGACGCGTTAAACTGTTGTACTGGTGATAGCGTGGTTGTTTGTAATAACCATGTGTTAGTGATTCGTCGTAAGTTTGCACCAGGTAAAGGCGCATTAGCCCTGCCAGGTGGACACAAAAACGCGAATGAAACGTTCCTGGATTGTGCGATCCGCGAATTGCTCGAAGAAGTTCGGATCAAGGTTCCTGAAAAGGTTATCCGTGGTTCAATCCGCAATTCTATGCTGTTCGACCATCCGAAGCGTTCCGTACACTTCTCAAAACCGACTGTAGCGCAATACATCAAGTTAGAGCCTAACAATGATGGAAGTCTGCCCCGTATTATGGGAGGCGCTGACGATGCAGCAGAGGCGTTCTGGATGCCTATGCACGAAGTCAAACAGAAACGTGGTGAGTTCTTCGATGACCACTATCAGATTATCGTTGCGTTTACTGGACTTTAAAATGAAAATTTTAACAATGACACCAATCGAAAAAATTTGCTGTCCTCGTCATGGTGGAAGCGGCGATAAGTTTAGTTGTCCTTTCTGTCGATAAAAAGATTAAAAAAGCCCTTGCGTTCGCGTGAGGGCTTTTGTTATATTAGGGGCATCGAAACGAAGGAGGTAATTATGACTCAGAAAGCAGAAGTTGCAGCAATCAGAAAACTCGATGATGGTAAAATCGCGGTACGCTGGAAAGGCAAACGCAAGTTCAACGTTATTGATGATCCTGAAATCGCCGCTTTCCTGGTGTTCATGATTACCCAGAAAGATACTTTCGTTCCAGATCCAAATAACATAAGGCTTGCTGATTAATGAAACGTCCTTACTGTCTTGTTAGCCGTCCGATAAGCACGGGCGGTTTACCAGTGAACTGTTGGCAGTTGATTGAAGAAGGTGACGCGTTCCTGAATACGCGCGGTGATAAAGTGTTTGTGTATGGTGTTGACTCTATCGAAAATGAAACGATGGTTATCACCGATGAAAAAACAAGTGAAAAATATACGTTGACTTCTGATCATGATTGCCGTAACTTTAACGTGTACTGGAAATCTGATGAAGAATTTGAGAGGAAATCATTATGAACAAAACTGCATTTATTAAAACCGAAGAAACCAAAGTTGTCCGTCGCGCTCTGATCCCTGGTGATAGTGTTTATATCAATCACTCACGATCTCGTGGGTTAAAAGAATCGTTCACTGTTCAATCTGTTGCGAAAGACACTCAAAGTGGTGTACCGATTACTGTGTATGTGTTTGCTTCCGATACGCGTACTAAGACCGCATCAACTATCATCGCTAAAGTAGGTTCCGGTGATGCACATATGTTGATTTCCGATAGTGTTTATTCCGTGAGCATCCATAGCATTGACAGTCGCGATGTATCCGCGAAAGATACAGCGGTCGTTTGTGATGGTGACAATGTATTATCGTTCGCGCTCAATACTCGTGAAAAGGTAGAACGTCCGGTTGCTATTGGTGATATTCTGAAAACAGAACGTCGCACATACCAGGTTGAATACATCGCAAAAGATGGTTCGCTGCTGTGCCGTATGTACTCCCGCAAAGACAAAGACGCGTACCAGGGTATGATTGTTATTGACGGTGTTGACCGTTCTTTGATGTCCTCGCTGTATACGAAGGTGACATTCAAATGAAACATACCAGAAGCATTCTGATGGGCGATGTTGTCGATATCAACGGGCATGATTACTATGTTGCGGAAATCAATACAAAGGGTAATCGTGAGATCCTAGAACTGGATATTGTGAAATCTGCTTCTGGTCAGTCGTTGACTGTTGAACTGACACATAATACGAAAACGGGCGAAGATGTGGTTACTCCGGTGCTGTCTAAACTCCCGTTATTCTACTGTGAAAAGAAAAACTGCTGGAAAATGAAATGAATAATTTGAAAGATTTAACTGATGTGAAAGTGGGTGATACCATTTACGATCCGGGTACAAGAAATTACAATAATCGCAGAGTCGAAAATCCTCGCGTGTTTCACGTAATCAAGGTTGCTCGTCAATACTTGTACGCATCCACCAACAAAGATGCTGACGCGAAAGACTGGAACGTTGAGAAAGTCGATCGTAAGTGCGGGTTGACTTCGGGTTCTGGTGGTGGATGGGGTGGATTTTATATGTATCGCAGCGAAACTGTATACAATGAAATTCAGTATCGTACTGAACTGTGCGAAAAAATACGAAAAGAGTTCGGTACTCATTATGTTGTTGTTCCCGAAATCGCTACATTTCAACTGAAAGATATCGCAAAAACATTAGGTATTGAACTATGAAAATTGTAATGGAAACTGTGTTCGGTTCTCACCTGTATGGACTGAACACCCCGACAAGCGACAAAGATTATAAAGGGATCTTTCTCCCGCATCCACGCGATATCTTACTGGGTAAAGCCCCGAAGACTATCGACACGAGCACGGGCGATAAAAGCTCTAAGAACACCGTAGACGACATCGACCGTCAGTTGTATAGTCTGCCTAAGTTCATTAGCCTTGCGTGTGATGGTGATACCGTAGCGCTCGATATGCTTCATGCTGATGATAGTAAGATGATCGCTAACTCCGAAATCTGGCAGTATATCCGCGCTAACCGTTCACGTTTCTACACTACGGAACTAACTGGCCTGTTTGGTTATGTTCGTAAGCAAGCGGCGAAGTATGGCGTTAAAGGTTCTCGCCTGGCTGCACTGCGTGAAGTATACGATGTGTTGCAGGATACACCAAATAGCCGCATTGTTCGTATGCCGTCTAATCTGGGTGACGCAACACATCACATCAAAGTTGGTGAAGTCTCTCACACATTCCCGACCAATGAGTTCTGTCGATTCACTACAGACAAAACCCTGAAATCCGGTTGTCAGGACTTCTATGAAGTGCTGGGGCGCAAATTCCAGTCTACGATCACCGTAGCTGAAATGAAAAAGTCAGTGTATAAACTCTGGGACGAATATGGTGAACGAGCAAGACAGGCAGAAGCCAACAACGGGATCGACTGGAAAGCACTTTCTCACGCATTGCGCGGAGGCTTACAGCTTATCAGCATTTACAAACATGGTGATATCGTATATCCTCTGGAAGAGAGCCAGCTTTTAAAAGAAGTTAAAGCCGGAACGAAACCTTTCACTTTTGTCCAGGAAAAGCTGGAAGAAATCATGGGTGAAGTCGAACGCCTTGCAGCAGTCTCTAATTATCCGAAAGAGGTTGATCGCGAGTTCTGGAACGACTTTATCGAACGCGTTTATCGCGATCACGTTGTGGGGTACTACAAATGACATTCCCGAAATTATCCGGTGCTGAAATTGACGTGCTGTATAAACTTTACAGATATGCATCACAGGTGTTAACATTGGATTTCGATGACGTACCCAGTAAATCAGGGCGTAATGCCCTGATTGAAAAAGGTTACGCAACTGCGGCGTTTAAGTCGCCAAACGAAAATACTGATATGTGTCTGTTGATCACCCCTCTGGGGATTGACGCATACAAATACGGTATCGAAACGGAGTGGCATTAATGAAAGAAGTAAATTTATATACTGGTTATATTGATAAACGCGATATTCCTCGCGTAGAGGATATTGTTTCCGATATGATTAACCTGTATAGTGAGCCTCCGGTACTTGCTGAAAAGATCCGCGATGCGCTGTATCATGCATTCTTCCGGGTATATATCGTTGATGTCATCAAACATGATCGTTCCGTAACAAATGAGGATTATGATTATGAAATTCGTGTTGAAGAAGCAAGCCCGACGCACGTAAATTTCAACACCTATGGGAAATTTTACTAATGACTGATGTTATTTTGAACGTTAAAGACGTTGTACTGGGCGATACCAAAAACCCAGACGCGGTTACGCTGGAACAGGCTGTTGTTCAGATCATGCGCGATAGCCTCCGACTGGAAGTTACTGAACGTACCGAAAGCAATTACACGGGCGGGATGAACGGGCGTAATCTGTACGAAGATAGTAAACACGTCAATGTAACCCTATGGGCGGACATTGACGAAAACTCATACAAAATTGACGAGATTGATTTTGACGTATGAAAATAATTGACCTCTGTGCTGGTGTGGGCGGGGTTCGATTAGGATTTGATAAGGCGTTCGGCGGTGTCGAATGCCTTTTAACGTCTGAAATCGACAAGTTCGCACAGCAAACATATATCGAAAACTGGGGCAATGATAACCTACAGGGAGATCTGTTCCAGATAAAAGAAACCGAAGTACCTGATCACGATATCCTGTTGGCTGGGTTCCCGTGTCAGGCATTCAGTAAAGCAGGATTAAAACTGGGGTTCGATGATGTTCGCGGTACTGTGTTCTTTGAAATACTCCGCATCATACGCGCTAAAAAGCCCCGTGTGCTGTTCTTTGAGAACGTGCCTGAACTACTAACCCATGACAAGGGGAAGACGTTTAAAACGATTTACGGGCTTCTGGAGGCCGAAGGATATAACGTATTCTATCAACGACTGAATACAAAAGATTTCGGACTACCACAAAGACGTGAACGTGTGTTTATTGTTTGCTTCCTGGATGATGTATTCTTTTCGTTTCCTGTTCCTCCGCGTACCCCTACGAGAGTGGGCGATATCCTCGAAGATGCTGATGATTCATACACCCTATCAGATAACGCGTGGAAAGGCTTTAGAGAGCGTAAGGAACGAAACAAGGCGAATGGTAAGGGGTTTGGTTATCAGGCCGTCACAAGCGATTCTACGCACACTGGGACGATAACCCAGCAGTATTACAAGGACGGCGTTCAATGTCTGGTGTTGCAGGAAGGAAAGAACCCCAGAAGACTTACTCCCCGTGAGTGTTTTCGTTTGCAGGGATTCCCTGATTCATTTATCATACCGGATAGTAAAAAACAGGCATATCGTCAAGCGGGAAATTCAGTTTCAATACCCGTGATCGAAGCCATAGCGAAACAAATCAGAAAGGTATTGAAATGACATACGAAGAATTATATGCGTTTCTTCTTGCGAATTATCGACGTTCTCGATTTGAGGGACGCGGATTGGATAAAGCGAAGAGAATCACCGAAATGTATATGGAAGACCTTGAAAAGTATGGAGTATCTTATGTATCTCGTCATGAAGATGTTCAAGGACATGGGTTTAAATTTGATAAAGATTTGAACATCTTCCGTGGTGATTACGTCGAATACCCCAGCAATGCAGGACATTTAACGCATCTTTTTTAAAAAGTGCTTGCAATGATGATTGAATTATAATACAGTGTCCTTGTTGAAACGAAACCGAAAAAGGAATACATCATGACTTACAACGATTTGCTGGCTGGTTTTCCTGGTGCTGATGCGAAATACAACCTCCTGAAAGAGTATGCCGAAGGTTCTAATCCTGGTTACGTGATGGTTGAAGTTCGTTGTGGTGAGTATTACAACTGCTTCATGTGGGATCGCTCTTTCTCTTACTGTCTGTTTGGTACTAAGTTTAAAGGTGAGTATCTTTTGAAATCAGAAGCAATGTTGAAAGAAAACAACCCCGCGTTCTACGCTTTCGCTGAATCAATTCGTGGTGTGTTCGGACACTGATTAAATCAAGCCCCGAAAGGGGCTTTTGTGAGGATTGTATTATGGCCCCTTCAATCGTGATGCTTGTTATCACTGTACTTTCTTTTGTCAGTATCGTGTGTTTGTTGTTATCTTCAAAACACCAGATCGGAACTACTTGGTTAGCTATCCTTTTGATAGTGACTTTTGTCTTGTTCTCTTTGCTTGCTTATGATGTTGTGTCAAGTCTCATGTGGCACGTCAACTACAACCGCTATATCCAGTGAGGATTATATTATGCTATGGCTAATAATTGTTTTCCTTTATGTGTTGTTATATCTTTCTATGGCATGTGCCGAACGAGGGCATCGCATAACATCTAATATTTGTATTGTCGTTGTGTTTATTGTCAACTTCATGATATTTGCTGATATCATGAGTAAAATGGGGCGCACCCTGGGGGTTCTATGATCTATGTTCTGGCCCGTCATGGAGATTATGATTTCGGTGAAGTCATTCAAGTCTCTGAATCCCTCCAAACCTGTGTTGATGCAATCAACAAACACCCCAGCTTTCCTTACGTTGGCGACCGCATTGAAGTAACCGTGTGGGAAAACGACAAAAAGATCGCAGTTAGCAAAATTAAAGGACATCGAGAGGAATGGGACGATGGTGATCGCGATCCTAAAGAAATTCCCGTGACATTTGAAGAAATAATGTCTAATATGGTGAAAGTCAATGAATAAAGAAATGTTTTTCATCCGGTGTAATCGTAAGCCCCTCAAACACGGGTATGACGACATCGACGAAGCCGTAAGCAAATTTAATGAGATTATATGTTCGTCGGTTTACCGTAGCGGTGAACACCCTGGCGACCTGTGGGAACTGGTAGCAAAAGATCCTTACAGTAACATCGTCCTGAAATCCGAAACAAAAGGCAAACCATGAATATCTATACTCTTGAAACTGTATCGCATGATTATTATGAATTAGTTGATTTAAAGGCGACATCCGTTTCCATCCATGTAATCATTGACGAAATGAAAAGACTAGAGAAAGTCAAATGTACGTGTGCCTATTATAGCGTCAGTATATACGATGGTTTCACGGGGAAACTGTTGTGTAACGCGACCGTTTCGAAAAAAGACATACCTACGATTACAAAAGATTTAATTAATTTTGAGGATGCACAATGAAAATCCGTTCTGGTTTTGTGAGCAATAGCTCATCAAGTAGTTTCATTGTCCGGTTCCCGAAAGATCCGACTAATATCGACAACCTGCGCGAAATGATGGGTGACTGTCATCCTACGTGCGGTTACTATACCCCGTCGCTGACATCCGAAGAAGTGATCAACCATGTACACCGTGATTTGGGCGGTCATATGGGTAACAGCTTTGAATCGTTTTATGACGATAAGCGTTATGATTGGGAAACCGAAGATAGCGCGGAAACCCGTTATCGTTCAAATCCTCAAATTGCGCTTGCATATGATGGTCGGGATTGGTACGATTTAGAAACCGAAGAGAAAGACGCTCTGATCAAGATGTGGTTGTATGAAGAGTACAACATGAAGTACGGTAATCAGAACGGTGTGTTTATCTACGAGTTTACTTACTCGGATGAATGCGGACCTGTTGGAACACAAATGGAACACGGCGACATCTTCCGTAACCTTGAACATACATCAAAGAGTCACCACTGATGAAAGAAGAAATGACGTACACGAAAGCGGCAACGCTAAAAGCGCATAAGCTGGGGGAACCTGTATCGATTGAACAACATCTTCCGCTACCGTTCGATTTATTCTCTTTGAAGAAATATCTTGAACGTTTCGACCTTAACGAGTATGATGTAGGTGTTTACAAATTTACAAATCCACATATGTATTCTTTAGGTTTCGATATGTCGGATTTTAACGTAAGCTCTGTTGAAGATTTTTATAAGGTGATTGGCGGTAAGTTGGGATGTGAACCAGACCAGCAAACGATTTCCGAAAAAATCCAAAGCATTTTAAACGCACATAAAACAACCAAATACTGAGAAATTTAAATGTCAATTACAAATATCGAATTCAAAAACGCAGTATCGAAGCCGACTCCGACCAACCACGTTTTCGTGTGTGACGTTTCCGGTTCTATGTATAACGAACTCCCGAAAATCCGTAAACATCTGAAAGCAAACCTGGCGAGTCTGGTTAAACAGGATGATACAGTTTCGATTCTGTACTTCTCCAGCAAAGGCGATTACGGTACTGTGTTCCGTGGTGAGAAGGTTAGCAACGTATCCGATCTGACTAACATCTGCACCGCGATCGACCGCTATCTGAAACCCACTGGTTGTACTGGTTTCGTTGAACCTCTGAACCTGGCTGCGGAAATCGCAACTGATCTGCAATCCGAAAACGGCAATCTGAACAGCCTGATCTTCCTTACGGATGGTTATGATAACTGCTGGCGTACCGATGACATCCTGAAAGCGTGTGCGGTTCTCCCGCTGACTTTTAACAGCATCGCGTTCTTGGAATACGGTTATTATGTAAACCGTCCGCTGCTGGAAAAAATGGCAGAAGCAACCAACGCATTGCATAAATTCGTTGAAGGTTTCGACGCATACGAGCCAGCATTTGCTGAAATCATCACCGCGCAAACATCACCGCGTGTTGAAGTCAAGGTCGGTGACGCTACCCATGCGATCTATCTGGACGAAGGGCGCGTGTATGTCCTGAACGCTGCAAATGGTGTTGTACTGGTTCCAGAACACATCAAAAACATCTGGGCGCTGGGTGAAAACGCAATCAACGATATCGACGGATTTGATCCGGCTACGATGGAAGGTGAACAGGTTCTGTACGTGGTTCTGTATCATGCACTTCATACCATGAACCCTGATCTGGCATGGAAAGTGCTGAAAAAAGTCGGTGACGTTCGTCTGATTAAGGCTTACGATAACTGCTTTACTAAGCAGGATTATTCCAACGCCAAAGACCTGATCGCGGAAGCGGTAGTTGATGCGGGTAAACGTCTGATTGAAGGTGTTGATTACAACATGGTTCCAGACGAAAACGCATTCACTCTGGTTGATGCTCTCGAACTGCTGGCAGAAACTGACACAGTGATCGACCTGTCTTCTGAACACTGGGCGTACAACCGTACAGGCCGTCAGACAGTACAGAAAGAAGATGATACTCTGGATCAACTGTCAGAACAGATCGCAAATGCGAAAACACCGGAAGAACGCAAAGCATTAGCCGCACAAATGGTAACGCACGAAATATGGACACCGAAATTTACCCAGACAACAACCAAAGTATCGGTTAAACATCTGGTCGGCAACAGTTCACGTCCTAACATTTCCATTAACACGGATCTGCAAGGTTACGTAACTATCCCAGAAAGCAAACAGAAAGAACTGGGACTGCCGGAAAAAATCGAAACTAAGCAGGTGCGTAACTTCACCATCGTTAAAGATGGGATCGTAAACGTTAAGGTTCTGCCACTGGAAACCGATATTCCGACACTGAAAAACCTTCGCGCTTCTGGTTTGACTATCAAGCCGCTGGCAAAAATCGGTGAAGACCGCATGTCGGTACTGGTTGACTTTACAAGTCTGCCTCTGGTTAACCGTGCGATGACTCGCGGGATCTCCGGTAAAGAGTATGTAAACGACTCTATCCGTCTGGAAATCCTGAAAGGTCGTCAGAAGGTGATGAAGTTCTTCCGTGACGACGCGATCGGTTTACGTAATGCCGAAGGTCTGAAACAGAAATACGGTGAAGCCGCTGGTGAATGGTTATCTGAACAGGGTATTCGTGATTATGGATTCTCCCCGAAAGTAACCCGTACCGATTCGACTGATGTTTATATGTCGAAAGAACTGAATCTGAAAATCAAGGGTGTTTCCTCCCTTCCTGCTGTAGCGGCAACTGTTGCGAAACGTGCCGAAGGTAAGAAGAAACTGAACAACGGCGACCTGATCATCCTGTGGGCTTACGATGCTGTTAAAGCTGAACTCGCAGCGCTTGACAAGGATAAGGTAATCGAGTACCTTGATAAAGAAACAAAGGCAACCATCAACGAAGTACGCGCACTGAACAAGCGCCTGAGCCGTGTAATGTACGGTATCGTTGTAGGCCACGCCTGGTTTGCGGATCTGGATTTTGAAGAAACCAAAGTATCGGTTAAAGCAGACAAAATCATCCCGCATGAGTTCTGGAAAGATGCAACATTCGATTGCGAAATCGTTCTGGAAGAAAAAGAAGTTAAACTGTAATGAAATAGCCCCCGAAAGGGGGCATATTGAGGAATTTAATATGTCACGTAATATCTTTTGGGATGAAGTCAAACAAGGCGATATCCTCTATCTGGCTGAACCTTTAGCGTATCGCGAAAACCACGACAAAAACAAACCGTATGCCCCTATGCTTCCTGAATACGTTGTCGTTGATAACGATAATGCGTATGAAAAGGGGGTCATTAATCTGGCTGGCTTCCCGTACAAGAAAGGCGCGATCAACCTGTTCGATAACGATGCGGATTTCTTCTCCCACGTAGGCAATATCGATGATGCTGGTTTAGAAATCAATGATGTTCGTGAAGCGCCATACGTTTTCAGCAACTACTACAAAATCGGTGGACACCTCCGCTCTGATAACAAAACAGTTCTGTATCTGGATGGTCTTCTGTCTGGTATGCACAATTTCAATTTCAGTAAGAAAGGGAATAACGAAGAACTGTTCAAACTGTTTGAAAAATTCAACGAAACGGGTAAACTGTTACCGACCGAAATGGCGTACATTATTAATCGTTTGGTGAAAGGTTTGCATCAAACCGCGATCATCTATCATGATGGTGATACAGAACAGGCGATGGATACGGTAATCAAAACCCTGTTGGAAAAATCACGCAAAATGGACACGTTGCCGAAATGACGCTATTCTTCTTACTGGCATTAGGTGTGTTTGTAGTCGGGAGCGCAATTGCGTTCCTGGCTTTCAATAAACGTGAGTTCTCTGTGTGCTTTATAGGGCTTATCGTGGCGATTGCGCCTCTGGTAATGTCATATAACATCTATCAAGAAAAAATCGCTGAGAACGCGAAATACGAGGTAAGACGATGAAGATCCGTTCTGGTTTTGTAAGTAACAGTTCAAGCAGTAGCTTTATTATCGGGATCGGGCTTGTTCGTCCTGGTAAAGAGGAAGAGGTCGCGAAGATTTACGGACATGAAAACGTAGAATCTTTACTGGATATCATTACCGATGACCAACGTTCTAAATGGGGTATTCCTCAAATTGATGGTGATAGTATCACCCTTGAAGCATTCAGTTATCATAGCGTTGACATCCGGTATATCTGGAATAAAATGAAAGAACTGGGCGTTGATGATATCAAAGTGGTACATTTCAACGAATGCGGTGATGATCCTGAATGGGATGATGAATGCGGTTGTTATAATTATAGCTATTATGAAGACGCTGACGCATTCGGGCCGGAACTCGAAAAGAAATACAATCTTTTGAGAGACAACCGCGAACTGTTCATTGAAGGTGATGTTAAATGCGGTGGCGGTTATGACGGCTAAACGTTTGGTGATCTGCTTCCGTTGTCTTCATGTATATGATCACAATACGGCAAAGAAGACAACAACGAAACGCCTACGCGTTAAAGAGGCAGAATGTCCTCTCTGTAAATGTAAAATCTGTTTGGGGTAATCAATGATAACGATCGTATACTGGGAAGAACTGGAAAGCGAATTCAGCGAAGAAGCTGGGGAAATGGCTGGGGTTGATGGTGATTCTGAACTGTTGACCGCTACCGAAAGCGTCGAAGATGCCTTTGAACGGATCAAGAAACACCAGGAGGAAAACGAAGGAAGGGATATTCAATATCTGCTGTCGTTTTGGCTTGATGGTGAAATCTTCTGCAATGCAGCTATTGCTGAAAACACCTCAGTAGACTCGTGTCGGGAACATATTGTGACCTACATCAAATCTTTTATGCACTAAAAAGAGAAATTGAAATATGGCTTATGTATCAAAAAATGAAAAACTGTTGAGGTTAATGGTCGGTAAAACGATTGAGGAAATAGAAGAACTCTCTAAGAACTTCAAATCCTCTGCATTTTCCGCGTATACAAAAGAAAGACGAAATTCAACAATCAGTAATGAAGACCGTTTTAATAAGGTATGCGAAAATCTATTTTTAGCCCATGTATATACTCGTCTGTATACAGTAGATCGTGAAGTGTATGTATTTGTATATACTCATTCTCGGAGCGAAATGATAGCATACTTCAACAAAAACAATCTGGTTGCAGCAGAAATGTTTATCAACAACAAATCGTTTCTGCGTAGTGCTGAGTACAAGGAAAGTACGGTAGTCACAACCCGTTCGAAAATTCGTGCGCTGTTTGCATACGCAAAAGAATTCAAGTATGCAAACAAGAAAGCGATTTCGCGCTTTCAATCCGAACTGGAATCAATTGTGATTACGAAATCATCAGAACCAGTTCAGGAAACTCCTACTCTTGATTCTTTTGAATCCGAAACAGTTCCTGTACTCAAGAGCATTAAGTATAGCATCGAAATAGAACCTAAAGACCTCGATGCTGCATGTAAAGCATTGAATTCTATAGGAATAAACTTCATCCTGTATAATAAGTTCTAAAAATACAAAAAGCCCTTGCCTAATGGTGAGGGCTTTGCTATATTACACATATCGAAACGGAACAGCCAAAAGGAACGAGAAAATGAAAGCTAAAATGATGAAATTCGTAAAAGACTGGAGAAAAGGCGCGGTAATCGGTGAAAGCTACGTAATCGTAGACATCGAAAGCAACCTGCTCGAAGGTGCGAACGTTTTAGAAGTTCCTCGTTACGGTATGGTTGAAGCCGCCAACAAAGCAAAAGAATTGAACGGTTACGTTCTCCACATCATCGAAGCAATCGAGAAGGAATTAGCATGAACAGTGTATATCTGATTGAAGAAACCATTATCCAGCCTAACGGTGGCGTGTATGAAAAGAACTTCGTGTGCGCTGCTTTGAACGAAGAGGAAGCGAAGCACAAAGTTAAGTTTCTGAATGAAAATGCTGTTGTGTGTCAAACTTATTCTGGATATAGTGTCGCGTATGACTGGAAAGCGATTAGCTTAGAAACACAAACTTCATGGCTGGTTAATCTCAAAACCCGTTAACATAAAAAAGCCCCAACCGAAAGGAAGGGGCTTTTTGTTATGAGGATGATAGCTGGAGTTTGATTTTTTCAATCTCTTCCGGTTCATCAATGATACTGTAGTAAACGGTTACGGTGATCGCGTTTTCGTCATACTGTGGGATCACTTCAACATTCAGATTGTAAACACGGGGTTCGTATGCGCGGATCGCGGATACAATCGAGGTTCTTACTGATTCCGCTGTTAACGGGTTCATGTTCTCGAAAATCTGCTCTCCTATCTCACAACCAAAGTTGCTATCGAAAGGACGTGTGCCTTTTTGTGTCGTTACGATACCGATTAGACTGTTCTTTACTGCTGCCGCCCCTTTCGAGGAGGTAACGTCTTTGTTCCAGTCTTTCGTTAAGTTCGGGTCGATATCGCTGTATAGTAAGCGAAGGTTAACAGCCATTTATCCAACCACCTTTAAAAACGCCTCTAAGCCACGTAGAGAGACTATGTGTTTGTAGCCACACGAACACCCAACCGGAATGTTTGCGACCATTGCTGGCTTATCCAGAGCGGTATTTATCGATTTAAACACCTGATAGTCAATGCTATCAAGTACAGCCTCTTTCTCGGACTCCTTACAATCGTCCCATAAGATTTGTTCCCCGTCGATCACAACAAACTTAATCAGTTCGGGTAACTCTTCTTTTCCGGTTGTATGTGGTTCGACCGAAATCTTAATTTCATTACCAAACAGTTTTTCTTCGAATTCATCCACCAGGATATGATGACGATTCAGAGTGAACTTAATCAGTTCCCCACATTCAGGACATTTGATTTGCAGATCTACAGTATCCTTATTGATTGTATCAAACAGGGCCATAAGATAAACATAATCGCGTTGATGCTTGAACACCTTCCCTTCTAAAATGAAGTTATCCGTGTCACCGACATCACCAACAGTCAAAGGGCGATATGTTACATTATATTTTTGGATATGTCTGGGAGTATGTTTACGCATTTGGATTCTCTTTTCGTTTCAAATCTTCTGCCAGTAATGCAACGTATATTGAACGTTCCATCGGGCTTGCATTCATTATAGGTTCAATGTGTACTGCATTCTTATTTAACAAATAGTTGGTTTTGAAGAACTCATTCAATTCTGCTTTATTAAACAGGATCTTGTACAACGTGAGCAAATCACTAAACTCGATATCACGAACAGTAACATGGCACGACTTGCGCAACAGCTTAATGATGTTCTCCATGTCCTCGATAGACACCAGATCCAAAATAGCATTCTTCGTGTCATCGTCTAACGCTTTCCATTCGTAGCGTTCACCGTCCTGTTTCACATACTGGATACACTCAATGAATAGATGTTCGCTGTTGTCTCGATTCTTAGGAAATGTGAATCCCAGGGTAATAGAATCATCAAGCGCATATTCATTATTCAAAACATAATCATGAACCTGCATGAATGCTTCTGTGTAACTGTCTTTATTTTTCATACGGATTTTGATTACACTCTTACCGAATGATACACAATATACCCGCGTGAATATATTCTCTTGCTCTGTACGGGAGTAACCCGGATAAAGAATATCCAGAATTTCATCCAGCATCTGTTGTTGTTCTGTTAGCGTTTTCCCTTCCATATCTGCACTGGTGAGCAAGAAACTCAACTGGTCACGAACAGTGAACATAGGGAAACGCTTTACCCCTGTGGGTAGTTTGACGCGAATTATATCAATCATGCTAACCTCAAAGGGGCATAAAGCCCCTTATTGTCCTGATACCACACCACGAACGGCAATTGCTGCACCTTCGATGATGGATTGTTTGAACCCGTCCCAACCTTCTTTATCTGCTTCAACAAGCCAACCTGTTTTATACGCAAAGTCAACGGTGAATGTCCAGATTTCGTTGTTGTTCTCATAGCTTAATTCAGGACTGCTTACCTTGACAGGTAGACATTTCTGGAATACATATGTGCTGTGCGGAACACCGTCACGGTTATGTAAGTTAACCTGGATCGCGCTTGATACTTCATCAATGAATGCAAACTGTCCGGTGATATCATCACGAATAGCAGACATCCACTCATTGAATACTTTCAGGTTACGTGCTTCTGAGTCAACACGGAACGTTAACGACAATTCGCCGTTCTCCGGTCGGGTAAATCGGATCTGAGGAACACCGCCGTTGTACACGTATTCATAGCCTAATGTTTTACCAGGCAACTGAACACCGACGATACTCAAACCCATATTGTACATCATTTTATCACGGAATTCTGTTAAGAGTTGCCCGTAAACGCTGTCACCAAACAGGGAAGTAATCAGACGAGGGCTTAACGCCCCCATAATCTTACTAAACCCGGTTTTGTTCAGGGACATAATAGCCTTATCAACTGTGTAGCTGAATAGCTTTCTTACACCCCCTGTGATAGCGTTCATGAACTCGTTCGGGTTGTTCGCGTTAATGGAACTCATTGTGCCATCAATTAACGTGTCGCGGATACTCCCGATCGTACTATCCAGAATGCGTGATGCTGGACTGGTTGCAAACACAACACTAAACAGGTTGCTTCGCTGAAAGTCACGGTTTGCCATTCCTGACAAAAATTCATCTACGCTATAGAACATTATTCCCCCTAGTATTGAACATCGAAAATCGAATCTTGACGCATATCGATTAGTTCCATGAACTGTATTTCGATTTCAACGGATATTGGCGTGTTGGGTGATTCTCTTAACGTATTTACGATATTGTCCATCGTGCGCCCGAAACGAACGCTGGTGATCCCTGCTGGCCCAAATGTAGAATGAGGGAACCGTAAACTGTCGCCCGTCTGGAAATCACGTATAAACCATACAGGAGGTGATTTAATAACTTCAATGTTAGTTACAAAATCAACCATCTGATCGCTTATAATCGAACCATTAGATACAGTAGGTGTAGGGCCATTTCCAGCGGCTGCATTATTAATAAGTTTTGCCCCTGTTGTTGATGCTTTATTAATTGTTTGTTTAGCTAATTCTGCTATTTCAGCGGCAGTTCCTCCTGATGTCGTACCATATCCCAGCACCGTGAACAGATAATAGATTTTAATAAGTTCCAGCAGGTCATAACGACTTTCGATAACGAATGTATTGTAATACATCTTTGTGCGCTTATCAGAACCTTGAAACGCTGCTTTCGTACCAACATCAACTGCTTCTCTACGGTCTGCCAAAATACCACCACTAGCAGACTCAATAACGCCCCAGATAACGTTAGACACAACTCTTGACGGTCCTTTAGCAACGATACTATCGGTTGCATCCTGGTAACGGTGGCTGTTAACCTCGTTATCGTTCAGGCTTCGCGGTAAAAGTATTTGACAAATGGGGTTGAGCGTACCCATAGTACGGGTATTCAAAACTTGTTTATATCGAACGTTGCCTGTATTCGCGCTCAGGATCTGTTGTGCGTTCTGTGCTGCTTGACGTAGTGAACGGTAGTTATCTTTACTGCCTGGTGCAAATCCACCAGTGAATTCATATGCAGTGAACAGCAAGCCGTTATTATACAGGCTTGATGCGTTATAAGCGTTATCAATACCTGCTGCACGTTGGGAAGGAAATTCCGCTGTTACGATTGGTTGTGTCAACGCGTTTTTAGTTGTTGTAGCACCCCCAGAGGGGATGCCAGCATTTTTGATTTTTGCAAATGATTGCACAGTATCTTGTAAAACTTTGATTTTCATGTAAATTTCCCTTATGCTAATGCAATCAACGGTTTACGTTCGGTTCGTTGAACAGAATGTTGAACCGTGTTATTTACTGTTTTGTTGTTTACCTGAACATTGTTTGATGCGGTTGCTTCAACAGGTGCGCGTACAGGTTCCGGTTGTTTGTCGATTGATGCGCTGCTTTCCGGTACAACAGCAATTTTGTTCTGCCATTGGTCGAGCATAGAACGATATCGTTCGCTGTCATCTTCATCGAGCTTTTTGGAATTGTTCTTCTCTTCCAGAGATTCAAGGATCTTTTCCATTAACTCTTTGTCTTTGCCAGTGATCTCGTCTTTATCCAGAATAGCATCACCCCGATCGAATTCACTTTCTGCTTTTGGTTTGGTAGCCTTTTGCGCTGCTTCCACCTGTTTAGCATCATCAACACGTTTAGCGTTCGCGGTGTTTTCCTTCAACACTTGCTTTTTAAGCAGGTTAGGGTTATCTTTCAGCATCTGGAGTTCTTTCTCTTTCTCCTTCGTGATCTGTTCTTCAAGATCAACCTGGTTACGGAGTTCTTCAAGGTGCTTAGACTGAACCTGTTGTGCTTCTGTCTGTTGCCCGAAACCATAGCTAAACATGCCTTGTGTTGCTTTGACTTGCTCAACAACCTTTTCACGGGCCTGTGTGATTTTATCTTTCTGATCCTGAATCTCTTGCTCTTTCAGCATAATCAGGTCATCGGGATCAATTTCAAGACCGTATTTTTGTTTGTCGCGCAGTGCTGATACTTTCATTCCGCGTCCGGCGTTGGTAATCGTTTCAGATCCGGTATATTCACCCAGAGCGTAAATCAGATTACCGATACCTTCCGTGATTGCGGTTTTAATGGTATTACCCAGAATCTTAAATGGTTCTACTAACAGAGCTTTTAATTTTTCTGCTAATGTTGCATCTTTATCACCTAATTTATCTAATCCTTCATCTATACTTTTTGCCAACGCCTTTATATTGTTGAAATATGATCCAAAAAGTTGTTTGGATGCTTCCCCATCATTAAGTAAATCATTAAACCACGAGGCAATAACTTTACCCAACACCTCGATCGCGAATACGATACTGCCGATAATCAACGTCCACTTCGCAAACTTCGCTATCGTTTCCAGAGAATAACCAATGAAACGAGACAACAGAGCTGACGTATTGCTTTTGATCGCATCCAGAAGAAACAGAACTTTCTTACTGAATTTCTTTTCGTCTTTGTCTTTATCGCGTATTTTCTTTTTCTTCTTATCAACTTCTGGTTCTTCTTCCGGTACGGGTTCAGGTTCCGGCGCTGGTTCGGGCTTTTTGCTTGCCAGTTCAATAAACTTCGTGATAGCGTCTGCGATAGTGCTGGTGTGTGCTTCCAGCTTACTAAACGGATTGTTCTGATTTGATACGCTAACAGAATTATCAACACTATTCGTGCTGTTATCAGTCAGAACAGAAGGACGAGAAGGACCAACAAAATCCGGTAACTGGTCGGCTAACGGTTGTTGATCCTGTTCGTACTGTTCCTGGAACCCTGCAAATTTCTCTTTAAAACGGTCTTCGAAGGACTTCACACTGTCTTTGATATCCAGCGTATTCAACGCGGTTTCGAGAGTGTTGTCGTTGATGTCCTTCAATTCCTGCATCGAAGCCTTATCCAACGTTGCGTTAATCTTACGAACGGTGGGTTGTGGCTGTGGTTTTGGATTTTGCATCCTGCGGCGTTGTTCGTCGCTGTAATATGGATTGTTAGCCATTATCATTCACCGATGATGTTAAGCCCTTTGATGGTTTTCCCCTCATGCACAATATAAACTTCCTGGAGTACACCACGTTTTACATCGTCATATTCATAACGATACAGGCTGTTAATTAATTGAATTCGGTTATCGTCCGTAAGTTCGATCGGTTCCCCGTTGTCGTATGCTTCTTTAATCAGTAAAGCCAAATCATCCAGCATCAAGGTCGGTTTATTGAATACCAATCGAATGTTATCGAAAGTGTATTCATACTTAGCCTCGCTGATTTTCATATCATCCAGATTGATTCCGATCTCTTTTAATGCTTCCATTGCTTTATCATCATTATGGTAATGCAAATGGATCAGAAGGAATTCAGTTTCTGCTGCGGTTAACTCACGCGGTTTGATCTCGTTGATGATATATTCAAGCAACTGCATAGGGTCTTTCATTGCTTTAATCTGGGTGAAATGACGATAACCCAGACGCGGGATCGTGACTTTCTCACCAGTAGGCAAGGTAACTATTTTGCTTTTGCTGTTCTTGATGTTTAAACGAGTAACCATAAATTTATCAAGTGTGTTCTTTTTGTTCATAATCGCCTCAAGTATCCCGATATTTACTATTTAGTAAATAGAATAAAGGGAGGATGTCTAATGTCCAATAAAGTTATAAACCGTATTGTATCGGTTAAATTATATCCAACATATGAAAAGTTTGCGGATAACGTCTATCTTGAATTGCTACCTGCCCTTGTCTCAATGAGTGAGAAAACTATTATCAACGGTACTTCTGAAACATTGATGCAGATCTACGATAACCAGTTAATCTATCAGTTGACAGAGAAACCAATTATTCAGGTATCTTTCAAGTATAATCAGACGTTGGAACAGCATTACTATGGTGTTCTGTATTCGAACGTCGAAACCGATGATATGAACCGTTCTATATTGCGCCTAAACCTTTCTCCGGTGCATACGGTATTTCGTCGTAAGTTCTCCCGTTCATTCAGTAATAACGCCGTACAGACGATTACAGAGTGTATGACGGCACTATACAACGATATGAAGCTGATTACCCCGACCATTGATGCTTCAAACGTGCGTATACCTCCGGCATGTTTAAGCGGGACGTATGAAACCGTGTTTGATTACATAAGGGATAACGGTCAGAGCGTTGATTCGTCAGACTTCTGTTATTTGTGGGAAGATGGTTCCGGTATCTTTATGCGAAGCAATACGGAGATCCTAGCACAAACCCCGTTAAAGGCTTACAAGTATAACGTAAGCAATCCGTTTTTAGGTGATTCTTTGGTATTCACGAAAGCTGAATACATTACGTATAAGGATAACACTACCCTGTTAGGGGATGCAAGTTTCTTTAGTTTCTCGATGACTGACAAGAAGTTATACAGCGATATACTCGCAAGTACAGACGTTGAAAACGCGTGGATCACAATGAACCGGAACGCGGTATACAATACCAACTTCCAGAACCCCGACAAACAAGGCCAGCCATTCCAGGCGGTTAAATGTCAGTTACTGTCCGGTTATGAAAAACGGATTAAGTTTGATATTAATCAGGGTCGAATGGATGTTAAAGTAGGGGGGATGATTGAAGTGTTGGGGGATGAATACGCGGGTAAGTATTTGATCGTTGAATGTATCCGTGACGTATCAAAAGATTTCCACCTGCAAACATTGGAATGTGTACAGGTGGCTGCTGCGACTAACGATAACAGCAAAACAAGCGAGGCTTAGGCCGTTGTTTGTGGTTCTTCATGATAGCCCATAAACAGATCGAATACGTTGTTTTTGGGCTTCTGACGGGCTTTTTTGATGTTCTCGTAGTTTTCCCGTGGCATGTCTATCATAAAACATTTCTGACGCGCTGGAACGTCCTGGACAAGCACAAAGAGTTCATCTTCCGTGTATTCCTTGTTAGGATTCAGTTCAACAATAACACATTGCCATGTGTCAGGATCTGCTGTCTGCTGCATCTGCACCAGGTTAGCGTTTTTCAATCCCAGATTATGCGCCAGCATTTCATGAACGAATTCGCGGTCGCCGTCTTCATAACGGAGTTCGTTGCCTTCCCAACGGATAAGGCGTACAGTCTTGCTTGGTTCATTTTTCATAACGTGTATTCCTTGCTCATAAGTTCTCGTAAACGTTTCGTTGGTTCTGGAGGGTTTTTGATGATTTCCTGAATCTTATCCCACACTTCCGGCGAAACTTCTTTCCGTTCCATGACGACAATGTTTGGGTTGTCGCAACATTTACCAACCAACACACAGCGACCACAATTTAAACAAATCGTGTCTGGGAGTTTTCCAAGTTTATCTGGATCGATAGATTCAAGGAATCTCCTTGCTACTGATAACCGTTCTTTAATTTCTGCTGGGTCGTATTCTTTATTTTTCATGGTGTCTCTCCTTTGTTCCGATGTGTGTAAGATACCACACTACCCTACACACAATACAAGAACTATTTCAATTATTTTCTTCTTCGAAGCAAAGTTCTACTTCAACGTTAACTAAACAGATTTCAATATCCCATGAATCGGCAACTGGGTCATATACTGCTTTATCTTCATCTGCAACAGGGAGAGCAATAACCCAACCATCAACAACACGTTTAACCCGAAGTCTTTCGAATAACGCTACCGCTTCACCCAAAGATTCGCCACCATTAGCCAGTTTTTCAAAACGCGCACGGTATGTCAGGTTGATTACTTTGCCTTCGAGTTCTTTAGTGATTTGCATGGGATGTTCCTTTTGTCTGTTTCGTTTCGATGTGTGTAATATAACAAAGCCCTCGCACGTATGCAAGGGCTTTTTAAACAAAAAGTGCTATTTAAAACAGATCGGCAAAAACCACATGAATATCATCAGGTTCCGTCTTATCGCGTCGAATCTTCTTGATGATTGGCAAGAAGAAACTGTATTCAGGTTCGCCCTTCTTACGCGTTTTAGACTTCTGGAGTCCGTCAACTTCCATTTCGACGATAGCGCCAATATAGTCATCTTTGTTCGTCATGATATACTCGCGATCCAGTTCTCCACGTTCGTCTAACGGGATATACACGCGGGTAACACCGTCTTCATCGTAACGGTAGTCTGTATCAGTTAAACCGGAACCTGTGTTCGTCCTGGCTTCTCCTGATAAGTCCTCAACAACAAACCCGCCGACCTTATGAGGTTCTTTGGTGTGCGCGTATACGTCGATGATTCGTAGTTCGATCGGGGTTTTGTTCTTCAACTTAACCTGATCCGCAACGCGTGAATCCTTCCAGACGAAATCAACGTTTTTCAGGATTGAACCCTCTTTACCGTCATTGCGGTAATTGTTGTAATCCTGTTTTGCTTCCGCGATGGTTTGCACCAGGATAGAAGGAATCAACTGAACCGATGTTACACCAGTGCCAGCGATAACACCATCAAGGATAGACAAGCGATCTTTGTAAGGCTGAACACTCGGAGCATCACCATAATAAACTTCATACGGTATGATGTCCCAGACAACATAAACGATGTTCTGTTGTTCTTCGTCGCTGATAGTGCCTTTCAGGGATTTGTTTACGATTCCGTTTCCTTCTTCGCGTTTCGCCTCTTCCTGTTTTTCTCCCTCGGTGGCTTCCCGCCTAACATCAGCCACAAAGTCAGTAACAGAATCATCGTCATCGCCCATAAACCCAGCAAGGCTAAACGTAACAGGAGACACAGGAACTTCAACGGATTTTCCACCAGGGACATAAATCAATTCTCCATCCAGCACAACATCATAACCCAGATATTCGCGGATCTTTTTCAAATCCTTATCCAGATCAACCAAACCTGTATACTCATTTCCCGCGCGGGTTGCTTTGCGAATCTGGTCTTCTAACAGATCCGACATACAACGCGCACCATCGGCTTTAAGCTGAGAGTAAGCAGGGAAGCGAATACGTTTTAAGGCTTTTTCACTAAACGGCGTAGCGAGGCATTGAGGCTGTTCTGGAATAAGTTTCTTCCATACGCGGTTTGGCAGAGTTGTACCCGCACCACATTCAAGATCGCGGTTAATGATACGGCGCAACACTTCGCGATCGTTCTCGTTTACTGATGACACAATATCCATCAGGCGATCGCGGGCTGCATTACCTGTATACTTCCGCGATGCTAAATCGGACATCAGGTCCGCGATTGCATTTGATAGCGGGGTTGTTCCTGGTTTGCCGTCCACCTGGGGAAACTTACGCACATAGAACATAATCTGTTTTGTGTACGTAATTCGGAAAATCTCTTTCAACAATAGGTTGTTTGCATTACGTTTTAAAATTGCTTCCTTCTCTGAGGTTTTCAGAGTCGATGCAAGTTCATTCAATATTGATAAGATCATCTAATTTCTCTTCAATTTCAAACCATGATTTTACGATACTGTGCGGAACATTTGGTTGTTCACGTTCACCACGCAACATGTGAAATAACGGCAACTGACTGATGACGTTATGACACTCGTTTAAGTTTACCGCAAGGTCATCAACAAAGCAAACCAACCGCGATCCGTATTTGGCTTTTGCTTCCAGGTAACGATGTGTTTTTGTTTCACCATGTCCGACGACCATCACTTCTTTGAATGCAGACGGGAACAATGTGTTCAGGTTTGCAATACGGTTCAGACTTGCCGTAGGAGTGGTTCCCAGCGCCGTGACAGCGACGAAATCATATTTGGCTTTCAGACGGTTGATCACAACTAACGCATCGTCATACGCGCTTAGATAGCGAATAAACGAACTGTTGTTATATTCTTCCATCAGGATTTTAGCCAGTTGGTGATCACACCCGAATATTTCGGTCATATCACGAAATCTTTCATCGGTGACCATGTCCAGAGCAATATCAGTAGGCATATTGTGTTTAGACAAAAAGAACGGGAGGCCGCTTTGCCATTTTACGGCGATCCCGTCAATATCGGTAAGAATAACTGGTTTCAAGATTTAACCTCATAACGATCAAAGAAAAGGGTACTTTTGAACGCGTTCAGTTCACCCATGAAATAATCACGTTCGAATGTACGATAATAATCAAATTCAATGCACAGCATATCATCATTTGTTACACTGATGCCAACGATATCCTGATGGTATTTCTTCGCCTGTTGCAGAACAAACGGGTCGAGATCCGAACAGTCAAAATACACTACATAACTCATATCAACCCCTGTACATATAAACAGCGTCGAAACCAGGAACATCCATTTCAACTTTGTTAAACACAATGCCTTTAACATTACACTTTTCAACATAGCTGTTGATTACGTTCATGTTGTTTGCGCCAATTGTGACGTAATACACACCCGCTTTATAGACAACACCCATAATCAGGGTAGAACTCAAAGCACCCTGTGCATGGAGTAATGCCAGCGGGTTAATCGCGCCTTTGAACAAGAACGCACATGTTACTCTTTCATCACTCATAATAACCTCAAACAAATAATGCAAAAATGAACCACAACGCGAAGAAAGGCCAAAACAGCACAATCAACGGGAAAATGGTATATTGTAACACAGTACCCCAGAATGTATGGTAGCCGTTATGACTTACACCAAAACACCAGGTAAACCGTGCTGCACAGTATACACCAATAGCAAGGTATATCAAGACACCAACCACGATTGCGAAATAGATCATAATAATTTCAACCTTTCTTTTAGTTGTTCGTTCTTACGATGCCAATCAATAACATCATTCTTTTGGTTGTATTCAACCGGAATACCAGTATCATTTCCGCAACCGTCACCGAAGGTCGGGGTCCATTTATACCACGGAAACCAACGAAAATAATAAAACAGTCGCCAGTTCCCGGTATACATTTGAATGACTGAATAATCAATCATAGCAGATCCCTTAGTCGGGTTAAATTTCGAACAAACTCACGTTCGGTGAGCACTGTTTCATTCATCTTATTCTTTCCCATTGAATGAGTCAAGGTGCTTTTTCCGGTTGCTTTCAACGCACGGCGAAACCCGTCATTCAGGAAAAGAGCATTGTACGCGTTTTCGATAAGAATCTGATACGCTTCGGACTCACGGTGAATCGGTGTACCTTTCCAGTATAGGGTCTGATCGCGATACCATTTCTTTTTCTTGCCTTTGAACTTGGCGGCTTTACCTACCAGAGTACACACATGCGCTTGCATATCTGGGTTGCTGTATTTCAGGCTTTGTAAAAAACCCTCCATTGATGCACATTCTACCCCGTCAAAAGTGAACGGATGCGGGGCGAAGTTGCTCAATGCACATGATGGATATTGACTACCCGAACCAATGTCCACAATGAACCCCCGCCGAAAAGATTAGATCATACAAACCGCGTCCGATGATAACACCTGCAATAATTCCGACTATTTGTTTCCAGTTCATAGCTCGGATTCTCCTTGCTTCTTCCCTTCCTGGCGAGCACGTTTGCGCCCTGCACGTACAAGGGAATCATAGTACGGACGTTTGCGATCGATGTTGTCAGTGCGGTATGCTTTACCGAAATGACTCGTTTTGAATCCATAGTATTTCATGATGCCGCCCAATAACCCAAAATAAAAGATACAATGACCAACATTACATCCATCGTTTCGACATTCACTCTTTCACCTCATAGGGTTCATGGAGTCCACGCGCCGGATCATAACGGTCGTATGTTGTCCCGTTGGTTGATGCCATGATAGAAACATCCTGACGACGGTTCCAGTTCAGCATAGCCAGAACGATACGATCTGCCGCTTCAATAAAATATTGTTTCATTAGAAACCTACCTTCCATACTTTGTCGAATTTGTCGAAGATTGCACCGATACTTTTCAGATAAGCGGTTGCGTCATCTTCGGAATTTGTGTACATCGCGAAGGAGTATCCCACAAATTCACGATATACTGACAGCGGTTTGATGCTGATGATGTTTTGGTTATAACACCGCATCTTATCGATCATTGGTTCTGTTATTTGATGCTCATGATATTCGAGAATGTATTTCATCACGCTCTCTCCAGACGGGTTGTTACTTCACGGTTATAGATCCGCGCATATTGGCGAATGTCTTCATTATCGCTGATGTTCTTCGCGATATATGCATCTTCATCGGTTTCGAATGATGCAGGGTTGCGATCGTCGTTTGACAGGTACAGTTTACCGAAGATATCTTTCTTTACAGTCTGTACCCCGACAAACATCACAAAATCTTTTTCTGTGTTAATAGAACTCATTGTTTAAACCCTCGCGCCAATGCTGCGACGTTTGAACACTTTGACACTATGAACGCCTCTGTTATTGCAAGTGCTGGTGTTCAGAGTTTCGCTGTTGCGAGCACCCAGAACCAGAGTTTTAGCAGGGGTAACAGGGACAGCGATAACCACAACAGCGGCCCAACGAGCACCAACCTCTTTATCAGTACCCAGGTCGATTACAGCAGAGGTATTCTTACCAGCCGCCAAAACATACGCACGGGCTTCACGGCGAGTTTTGAAGCAAACCAGGTCTTTCATGTTGTAAGTTTTCATAATGTCATCCTCAAAGTTAAGTTGTCTTGCCTACGTGGTTAAAGATACAAGAAAGCCGTATTTGATGCAAGCATTATTTTTCATAAAAACGAAAAAAGCCGCTACCTTTCGGCAACGGCTTGGTTTTAATACTTTTCTTCTGGCTGGAATACCGCACGACACGCCCACATAGAGGCTTCTTTCAGTCGGTCTTTTGCCAGTTGAATTTGATGTGTGCGTTCGAGCATTTCATCAAGTTCTTTTTCTGTGTGTGATTCCAGATCTGAACACGCATAGTCTCCTGAATATCGTTTATCCAGATCATCGAGGATTGCACCCATTTCATTTTCAACTGCTTTGATACGATTTACAATCGTAATCTTTTCTTCGGTATGGGGTTTATACCCCTTGATATCTTCGATCATGTGTTTACCTTATAGAACCGGAACGGGTTGATGTGGAATGCCAGCATCACACGGTCTTTGTTGTCTGGGTTGTTTACTTCTGATTTCAGTTTCCACCCGCAATAGACACGCAGACAGAATTGAATGTTATGCACCCGTAGCCACGGCACGAAGCCGAACACACCCCATGCAGATTCGTTCCACATCACCAGGAAGCCGTGATGTTTAGGATCGCTTGAACTGCTGTCTACCAGTTTGTTTCCTTTCCAGTAGGTGTGTGATATAGACTCACGTCCCAGCACGTGATACGCGAAGTTATACGCCTTGTTACGCCATAGCCATGCTACACGTTGAGCATAGACACCGACAGCGCCCCATTTTCGAATATCTTTCCAGCGTTCGATGTGTCCACCGTCACCATCGATCGGGTTGTCGTAGGTTTCCATCCATCGGAACCCTTTAGGCAAATGTCCTACTTTTTCGTCATAGAACGGAACCACGAAGGGGGCCAGCAAGATAGCCAGGATACCTGTGATAATGTCTACCGGAACCAGTAAGATCCAGCTTGCGTATTTTAAATAGCGCATAGTTTCTCCAGAAAAAAGGCTATCCGAAGATAGCCTGTTGATTAAATTTCGTCTGCTGACAAACAAACAGAATCATAAAGTTCGTCAATCGTTCGTTCAATGATAGGTGTTGTTGTCCCGTATATATCTTGATCATATGGATCATCGTCACAATAACATTCACTGAATTTAAAGTTACGACGATAATCGTCTTTATCTAACTCAGATTTCCATTCAGTAAAGCTATACCCATACCGCTCTTTAAATGTTTTTGCGCTCATTGGTATAAAACAGCTTTCGTCATACCTGTTATGATTGCGACTATCATATTTACGGAACTTCATATAAACCTCACATAGATTTCAATGATTCGATTAGATTTTTTGCGTCGTCGAATTCTCTGATTAACGCATCGTTATCCACAGGTACGAGTTCGTTTTTGAATCCACCTGTCATCAGATATTGGATTAAAAACTTCGACGCGTCAACTGTTAAAAGCTGGTAGTTTGTCGGAGTAATACCGCTACGCTTAACCAGCGTAATGATCTGCCAGTTGAAATATGTCCGTCGATATGCGTTGGGGTCGTTCACTAACGGTGCAGCGAGATAACCCTGTGTAGAATATGCGGTAAGCGCATCACCGAACACACGTTCAAAATCAGGAATTTCTTCTTGAAATACTTGCATGATCCCTGCGTTGAGATGATCTTCTGAACGCGAGGCAATAACAGCACGGATTTTCGGAGCCAGTTTAAACAGGGTAATCAGACCAGATGTATTCATTTCATTTCTCTTTAAGTTAATTTGATGGGCTGGAAGTTTCTTTACTTCACCCCGCATTCCGGGGAACCTATTACCCGATACCAACAGAGCCTATCCAATGGATAAGGTTGCATATTCGGAACCATTTAACGGCATTGCGCCAGCACCCTGATTTGGTGGCCCCTTCCGTGACTTGAACCGGAAACCACACCCTTATGAGGGGTTCGCTCTAACCAATTGAGCTAAGGGGCCAAATTTTTAGAATTGCTTACGGTAGATCTCTTGTACCAGCGGGTCTACACCCTTCGCGTATTTGCATACGTCTTCAAACTGGACAACATATGCCATGACTTCATCGGCACGAGATTTCAGTTTACCCTGATGCGCATCGATGATCATTGCTGCCATCACGTCGATACGTGCCGGAGCTTCCAGGATATCGCCTTTGTCGAACAGTTTTTTGGACTTGCTGACGGTATCAGCGATAATGCTTTGAATTGATTTAGCCATGATTAGATCTCGTAAATTGCCTGAACAGCTTTGTAATGTGCAGAAACGTATTTCGTTTCTTTCTCTTTTGCTTCTTTTTCGGAAATGTAGCCAGCAACCAGGTCTGGATCTGGAACATTCGCCATTTGAGCATGTGGAAGCGGAACCATTTTACCCAACAGGGCTTTTGCGTTTTCTTCCGGTACTTCCGGCCCTACAGAAACAACTTTACCAAAATACGGTTGTTCCCCTTGTTGACGCACACCTACTACAATGCCAGTTGATGATACGATTTCGGAACCCTGCGGTCGAGCAGTTGCTTCGATAATCACGTATTCAAAAGATGCTTTTACTTTCAATTCAGACATTTTGTTACTCATTGTTGTTAAACACTAAATTAGAAAAGTTGATATGAGGTTCCAACTCTTCCCGTTTAATTTGTTCCACTCTGCAACCATATTTTTGCAAACGTGAAATCCATTCGTCATTACCACGATCGTATTTATCGAGGTAGTATACAGCAGTTATTGCACCAATCGCAACATACCATTCGATGTGTTTTGCACAGTTCGGACACGGTGAAGTGGTTGTGTACAACTCTGCGTTGTTAAGCATGATACCATTAGTATGAGCACTTAGCAACGCTTTCATTTCGGCGTGGATCTCGTTGTCGTTCGACCATGCTGAATGTTCTGGACGGTGAACAGCTTTCAGCTTACCTTCATCATTCAGCATGTGCTCGTTATGATCAGCACAACGACAATCGGAATCAACCGTATTATTCGAACCCTGGGACACCACGCGCCCATTCATTACAATAACCGCACCTACACGGGTCGATACACATCGAGAACCCTGACTGTGTTTTATGGCGCGGATCATATGAAGTAATTTCATCGGTCGCCCATGTATTTCAGAAGGTCTTTCAGAAAATTGTTGTCTGGTTCGACAATATGATATGTACTACCAGAACGAGTTTTCACGATCACATACGAATTATCGCTAGGAATTTCGTATTCAACAACCGGACTTGTTACAATATCCAATGTCGGATCGTTGTCAACCAAACCAAAAACACAACCATATCGAACCATTCGGGTATCCATCAACAACCATGCTTGATGGATCTTTTTAGCTTCGTTCATAATACACCAGCCCACGTTACGAATTTAGAAACCGGATTCCATTGGATTCCGAACTGTTGTTCAACGATACCACGTTGACTAATAATCCCCAGCAGGAAGGAGAACTGACCGTCACGGACAAGTTTCACGTTGTAACCAGCAGGAAGCCGATCAACAAGACGCTGGCCTAACTGGTTCAGTTTCAGTTGTAAATCAACCGGATTATCAACATTAACACGATCACCCAGTTCAACTATTACATTTACATTTTCACGTTCGATCATAATATATCTCCTTTTGTGTGCGGGTATCTTATCATACCCGCAATCACTGTCAACTGTTTTTAGAAGTCGCCGTAATCAACCTGGAAACATGGGATACCGTTCATTCGCCACATTCCGGTAGGGGTATCTCGGTCGTCCACTGCAAGAACAGGATAATACTTATCGAGAATCTTTTCAACAAGTATTTGCTCTTTTACGTGAAAATCGTGACGATGATCCCCTTCTTCGCGCATGAAAATACCATCGCTCAGGTCAACACCATACCCGATCAGGCTTGCAGCGGTATCATGTGCGCACTGTACAGTACCCTCACGCCCCGATACAACAACACAGGCATAGCCAGAGGCTTTATACATTCTGAACAGTTCCTGAACCGGAGGGTTAGCCGGATCGTTGATTACCTTCGTAAAGTCATACGGGCTACGCTGTCCAACTTTGGTTAACGTTCCGTCAACGTCGAAGATAACGCATTTTGGTTTGTTTGGATCTGCGTACTGCATAGCCGGAACCCAACCACGCAATTTACGATACTGTGTAAACATTTCCCATACACGGGAGACAGGCAAAGCATTTACACCGCGTTTATGGTTGCGCTTCAGCAGTTCGACGATATCAACATCAAAGTATTCGAAATGCAACTCCGCGCCTGTTCCTTTCGCGAGTTCTTTCCAGAAGATATGGTCGCCTGGTTTAAGATGCGTATTGTGTACAATAACGTTCTTTCCATGCCCCAGAGCACTAAGAACAATATTGGTTTGCATCTGAGTTACCAGTTTTTCTTTCTCTTCGGTGAAGCGGTAGCCAGTTAGATCACCGCCAGCACAATAAAGGGTTCGACGGATATCGTCACGGGAAACAGTCAGAGTGTTCCCCAGTTGACGCGCTTTTTCTTTCGCCCATGTAGTTTTCCCGCTACCTGGTACGCCTACAGTAATAAACAGGTTCATTTAGAATCTCTCAATTTGCATTTTTCGGAATATCCCACGGTACATAGGATATTATCGGTTTGATCTTTCTGTCGCTTAACGTCATTCATCCAGCTACGAAAAATCAATGAGTCTGGATATGATAGCGCAACGTATGGGTTGCCGTCAAACGGCATAACGAGATATTTCTTCCCGTCGATTTCCCTTACTTCCGCCATTACTTTCCATTTCACATCAACAGGGTTTACCTTAGCGGGTAAAGTCGGCAAAATCTTTTCAGGGGGCTTCTCAGCACACCCGACCAACAGAACGCCCAGAACAAGGGCTAATGTCGTTATTTTCATTTTTCGAAATCTCTCATATACTCTTCGAAGGATTTATTGATCTTGATTTCGATCAGTCCTGGTTTCTTGAACAACAGGTCTTTACGTCCGGCATCCTTGACCAACTGCTGATCCTTCGCTTTTTGTTCGACGTAGATCACCGTATTGGTGTTGTTTGTCTCTTTGACTTTTTTGACATCATCGCGTAACTCTTTGATATCTTTAGCCAATTGATCGTTTTCACTTTTCAGCGTGATTGTCATGTACAAAAGCCCTGCCAGAGACAGGGCAACAAGTACAGGCCACACCAAAGAAGTTAACTTTGGAAAGGCGGGTAATGTCATTTATATTCTTCCGGTATAAACTGTTCGTAGTTCTTCGCCATTAATGCAACGATGTTATCGACCAGCTTTTGCTTATCGGTATCATCAAAATAACGCATCATAGGCCCGAAGATGATACGACCGTCAGGGGTTAAGTCAGAACTCAGGGCGATCGCGTAATCTTTGTGTGATTTGCCTTTCGTGTCTTCGATTGCCTGGAATGCTTTTGCAGTCAGACGATTCAGACTATCAAGGAATAACGTTTCGAATGCGTCAATTTTCTTGAGTGCGTACATATCATCGAGGAACATTTGTTTCAGGTCATCTACGGTATTTTCAACAATATTTAAGAACAGATCCTTATTATTGTTGATGCTATCTTTCGTGCGGTGTAGGTTTACGTACCAGTTAGTTTTCGCTTTCACGAACCCTTTATCAGTTTTGATTACGTAACCCTCAAAACCTTCTTTCGTGTAGGCTTCGGTAATGAATGCATCCAGATCGGTGACTTCGATTTTCTCACGCTCAACCAGGAACGGACGTAATACACTATCTGCGAAGATGTCCTGATAATCGACGTATTCGCCCGTGTCGTTATTACGGATGTTCAGGATCACCACTGCTGGTTCCTGATAACCAATTACGATACGGTTTGTTGGTGCGACGTATTCCATATTGACTGTGAAACCATCATTAACCAGTTCGGTCAGACGATCGAACAGTGCGCGGTTTCTCTGAATCACGCTCATAGCGTCCATAGCCTGTTCAGATTGAACTGATGCTTTAGACTTAACGCCCAGATAGCCGGAATCACAGAAGGTGGAAATAAGGGAACCATCTTCCTTAATCATCACATCAACTACGGTTTCACCAATCGTTACAGGAGCGGCTTTAAGTGCTTCCCATGCCTTTACTTCGGCATAGTTGAAAAACTTCTCCATCGGGCGACTGACGAGTTTTACGGGGGTATCCCCATCCATCACAAACATGATACCGCGACATTCCAGCGCACCAGGTTTTAACCAGTCGGAATAGCTCGCCATGCGATAGTTAAAGATGCGAACATGGGTTTGCATCACGGTTTTTTGATCAATGAAATAGAAGCATTCGCTTTCGTTACACAGTTTCATCAACTGGTCAAAGAGGGTTTTCTGATTTTTGGTTAGATTTGTCATAGTGCTGTTTGTTCCATTCAGGATTAATTTTTCGGATCATGTTGATTTCAAAATCGTGATACGTGCTTTCGTCGTGTGTTGTCACGATAAGATTTACACGTTTACCTTTTTTGATTGCCATTTCCAGACGTGCGGTTTTCAAAATGTTACTGGGGTTTGCTTCCCGCCAGTATTTCGAATTGCGGTATGTGTCTAACCGCTTCCACAAATCACGACACTTGCCAACATACACTATCCGACCGTCGATTTCAATAAAATATACACAATGCCGGAATTCACCACATTTAACAAAACTCCGATCTATCCTTTTGTCTGAACCCAGACGCAAAGGAAATATTACACCAAACGTTACATCGTCCATTATATATCCAACTTATTCACCTTTCCGGTCAACACATTGACGCAGTGAGCAATATAATCACCGTGACACGGTAAGGGTTTGCAACTACAGCCTAACCGCTTCCCGTCCAGTTCTTTCAGTTCGTCGATTGTGATCACGCCAGTTCGAATCAAGTTTTGGAAATACGGGATGAAGTTAAGAATGTTTTCACCCCGTGTTCCCTTGTAAAAGGGATTGCCGAACTTCGTACCTCTTTGAATATCGACATCCCAGTTACCTTTATACTTGTTTACGACGCGACAATCAAGCGTATTTTTGTCGCCATTTTGCATAGGCTTCGTCGCTGATCTCAGTGTTGAGGTTGCCAACCAGGTAAGAACTTACTTCAACCTCTTGCGGGGCTACCTGAACGTTGTCAGACTTCAACCATTTGTTCATCCACGGATACGGGTTAGGACTCGGTTTAAACGGAGACTGTAACCCAACCGCTCGCATACGTTGGTCGGTTAAGTGTTCGATATAGGCGATTGTACTTTTCAGTGTCACGCCGTCAACATCACCAATACTGAATAAGTGTTCAGCCCATTCTTTTTCCTGCTCGTAAACTTCGAGGAAAATCTGTGTTGCTTCTTCTTCGTACTGATACGCGATTTCTGCCATTTCTGGGTCATCTTTACCCATCTGCCAGAGTCGGATCTTGCTTTGAGTACCTTTCTGATGAAGTGCTTCATCACGGGCAATCAGACGCATGATCTTTGCGTTACCTTCCATCTTGCCCTGTTCGGCAAAGTTGAACGTAAAGGTAAACGAGACATAGAAACGAATCGCTTCCAGAGCGTTGACAGCGTGCATACACAGATAAAGAGCAACCTTACATTTGCGCATTTGCTCTTTGCGTTTCTGTTCGTATTCAGCGATCGATTCGTCTGGGTATCCGTGGGATGTCATCATTTCGATCTTGAGAACGATGTTTTTCAGTTCATGACATTCGCTGATCAAGTTATCGTAATAACTGGTCATTGATGCAGAACGTTTCATGATCGCTTCGTTACGAAGGATTTTGTCGAACTCTTTAGCCGGATCGATATGCAGGTTGCGCTGAATGTGCGTATAACTGCGACTGTGAATTGTTTCACTGAACGCCCATGTTTCGATCCACGTTTCCATTGATACATCAGAGGCAATCGGGAGAAATGCAAGGTTAGGGCCGCGTCCCTGAATGGTATCCAGTAGGGTTTGATATTGCAGGTTAGAATCGAAAATGATTTTTTCATGTTCCGGCATTTTCGCATACTGCATACGGTCAATCGACAGATCCACTTCTTCCGGTCGCCAGAAGAATGACAGTTGTTTTTCAGTCAGCTTTTCAAATACACTGTGTTTTTGTTCTTCATATCGGGCAACCCCCGTATCCTCACCGAAGAACATCGGCTGTTCTAAGTGTTTGTGTTCGGGGTTTGTGTTCATTACTGTTAACATGAGTTTACCTTATAAAAGCCCCCGAAGGGGCATTAATCAAATCTTGCAACCTTCGCAATCTTCCGCTTCATCTTCACCAGCACCATCGCGGGTGTTGTGGTAATACAGTGTTTTAACACCGAAATAGTTCGCGTACAGGAGGTCATCTAAGATTTCCTCAGTCGGAACTTTACCATCAGCATAGTTAGCCGGATCATAGTCGGTGTTTGCAGAGATAGCCTGGTCAACAAACTTCTGCATAACAGCAACATGAGACAGATAACCTTTGTTACCGCGTTTAGCCATTGTCCAGAGATAATCATAGAAATCAATCTGGTCATTATGGTTCGGAACTACCTGGTTAAATGAACCTTCCTTCGAAGATTTCACACTCACAGGGCCGCGAGGCGGTTCAATACCGTTTGTGGAGTTACTTACTTGAGAACTACTCTCACATGGCATTAAAGCAGAAAGCGTTGAGTTACGCAAGCCGTATTTTTTGATTTCACCACGCAACCATTCCCAGTCGCAGTTATACACAGGTGATGCGAGTTCATCAACGTTCTTGCAGTACCAATCGATCGGTAACAGTCCCTGTGAATATTTTGTTTCGTGGAACAGTCCACACGCGCCGCGTTCTTTTGCCAGTTCCATAGAGGCAACCAACAAGTTATATTGAAACGCTTCCATCAGTTCATGAACGTTTCCGGCGTATGCTTCTGAGTAGTCGCAATAGTTACTTGCCAGCCACGAAGCATAGTTGGTGATACCAACACCCAGAGAACGACGCTGTTTAGCTTTCAGTGCCGCTGCAACAGGATAATTCTGGTAATCCAGCAAGTTATCCAGTGCGCGTACTGCAATGCGCGTAAGGGCCGGAAATTCGCTTATATCGGCATTATCGAGAACGATAGCCATAAGCGTACACAGTCCAATTTCGCCAGCCAGTTTATCATCGTCATCCAGAGGACTTGTAGGGATCGCAATTTCACAGCAAAGGTTCGACATACGAACCGGAACAGAGAAACTACCCTGCTGATTGACGTGATGACTGTTGAAAATATATTTGCGTCCAGTCTGTGCGCGTTCCTGTGCAAGCAACTGGAACAGATCTACCGCTTTAATACGTTTCTTGCGTACAGTCGGGTCTTTTTCAAGGCTGGTATACAGTTCTTCGAATTCAGTCTGATCCGCTTGATAGAACGCATCATACAGACGATCGTTAGCAACATCAGGGCTGAACAGAGTGATGTAATCGTTATTCATCAAACGTTTATACATCAAATCGTTAAGCTGTACGCCATAATCCAGGTGACGGATACGGTTGTTTTCAACACCTTTGTTGTTTTTCAGAACCAGCAGGTTTTCAACTTCCAAATGCCAGATCGGATAATACAACGTTGCAGCACCACCACGAACACCACCTTGTGAACAGGATTTAACCGCTGTCTGAATATGTTTCCAGAACGGGATCACGCCTGTATGAACTGCTTCACCACCACGGATTTTAGAACCCATCGCGCGAATATGTCCGGCGTTTACACCGATACCAGCACGTTGTGAAATATACTTCACGATCGCAGAGGTTACAGCATTCAGAGAACCCAGTGAATCACCTGATTCAATCACTACGCAACTGGAAAACTGACGCGTAGGAGTACGCACACCAGCCATAATAGGCGTAGGTAACGACAGCTTACGATCCGAAATTGCGTTGTAGAAATCAACCACATGATTAAATGCGCTCAGGGTTCGCGGTTCGTCCTGATGCAGACACATAGCAATCAGCATGAAAGCGTATTGCGGGGTTTCGTAGATGTCACCGTTTGTGCGATCCTGCAACAGATATTTCCCGATCAACTGCTGAACACCAGCGTAAGAGAACTCGAAATCTTTATCGTGCTTAATGTTCTCTTCGAAATATTCGATATCAGATTTAGTCCATTTGGTTAGGATCTCTTTGTCGTATTTTCCAGCCTCAACCAGCTTAGTGATGTGTTCGTAGAATGGGATCGGGTCAAATTGCCCGTAAACGGTTTTACGAAGGGCGAACATTTCGAGGTTAGCCGCTACATACTGCCAGTCAGGTTCTTTTACTGAAATGCGATCCGCTGCATACTTGATAGCTACGCCCTGGATCTGTTTGGTAGTCATACCGTCACGAAGCAGGTCAACGACACTTTCAAGGAATGCGTTAACATCAATATTCTTTCCAACACTGGCCCAGTTCAGGACTTTAAACAGTTTTTCTTTGTCGAATGGTTGACTTACACCAGAGGATTTTACTACTGTTTTAATATCACTCATTATCTTACCTTGTTAAGAAAGGGGCCGTAGCCCCTTTTGTTTATACTGCCATAGCTGCTTTTAGCGAGCCGTGGTGATTATAGTCTTTCAAATGGATGGAGTCAAAGAATTCTTGATCCAAATCAAGTAAGCTATTTACCTTCGGCATTACCAGAGTCGGAAGCGGTAACGGTGTGCGTTCCGGCTTCAATAGTTCTTTCGCTTGTTCAATTGCATTTTTGTAGATATGAACATCACCACCAGTCCAAACCAGATCGCCTACTTCATACCCGCAAATATCAGCGATAATATGCGTCAGGAGAGCGTATGAGGCTATATTGAACGGCAACCCTAAGAAGACATCAACCGAACGCTGATACCACTGTAGAGACAGTTTACCGTTGATTACGACGAACTGGAAGAAACAGTGACACGGACGCAAAGCCATTGCATCAAGATCAACCGGATTCCATGCGGAAACGATGATCCCGCGATCGTCTGGTTTCTCTTTCAGTTCTTTGATGATTCGAGCGATCTGGTCAACACCAGGGAAATTACCATCGAATTCACCATTGCCACCAAACGAACGCCACTGGTAGCCGTAGATTGGCCCCAGATAACCATGAGAGTATCCCAGTGCTTTAGCCTGATTTTCGTAGTTATCGTCCCAAATAGTGCGTTTATCGCTTCCTATTCCCCAGGTCATTTCACGTAGTTCATCAACGTTAGTAGAACCGGACAGGAACCATTGCAATTCATGCTTACACGGTTTGAAGAATAGTTGTTTGCTGGTTGTTGCTGGGAAACCTTCTGCGAGGTTCCAACGGGTTTGCATTCCGAAGATGCGAAGTGTACCAACACCAGTACGATCCGTTGATTCTACACCGTGTGTTAGAACTGTGTTTATAATATCAAGATACTGTTTCATTTCATGCCTTTTTCGTATGTCGGTCGATCACAAGTTTTGCAACGCGTTCGTTGTCGTGAATATGGATAGTTTCAAAATCACAATATCCATACTTCAAGACTGCATCATAGAATTCTTTGACGCTAAACGAGACATCACGTTTAAACGCTGGTGCATTATACACACGATGTCCATAAACGTGAGTTATGACTAATTCATCAACCAGTGTATTATTGATTGCTTCCAGAAGCAACCCCTTACCACCAATGATACACACATCACTATCTGGATGCGTTGCTTTCATCACGTCGATTGCAGCAGACAACCCGCCACAGTGGATGATGTAATCAGCGGTATTTCCGTTCTTCGTTACCAGACGTTGACCGGATGCAGACATAACGCAATGTACTCGCCCTGACAATTTACCAGGCAGAGAAGTAAAAGTGTTCGCACCCATGATCAGGACGCTATTTGCAGTTTCTGCTTTGAATTTCTGCAAATCTTCTTTGCAATGCCCCCACGGTAAACCCTGCTGGTAGCCAAACGCAAAATCTTCTTCGTATGCGTCATTACCGACTGCGAAAACTGCTTTTACTTTGCTCATAATCCGATCCACATTTTATTGTCTTCAATATCCACGATGTAGCCCATTGCTTCCACCATGACGCGCAACTTGTTTTTACAGTCAGCATTATAACCGCGAATCTTTTCGAATTCAACAGAAAAGATTCCTAATCCGTTCATACGAGCATTAATGATCCGTGATTCGATATCAAAGATCATCACGTCTAACGGACTCCATTCAACAGAATGTAGTTTTTCGCGAGTTAACAGCGTCGTATGCTTTGGTAGTTTCATTGGTGTACAATTTCCCATATAACCATTCTTCCATTGTGTTTAAATTTTCTTCCAGTGGTGTAAATCCATAAGATCCACAAATTACACCACCGTTCCATATATCAATTTCCAGAATTTCAGTCACAGGCGGCTTTGTCAACACATGATCACGACATGCAGCCATAGCGGTCATAATTGAATAGGTTACGGTCAGAGTATTACCCTGTACGGATACCTGAATAATCATAATTCAACCTCCGCGATTTCCCATGCTTTTTTCAGGGTGAATAGGTTCCGGTAGTGCATACGTAAAGATGGCGTAGTCAACCCATTGATACATTCTACCGCTCGTTTCATTTCTTCGAACTTTTCACGGGCCATAAAGAACCCTGGATGAACAGGCAAAGTAAGTCTTTCCCATTCGAAAGTTTCGCTGATCTCTTTGCTGGCATTAACCATTATTACGGCTAATTCAAAATCAGTTGGTGGAATCCAACCCAAATTGATATACACGCGTTTCTGCGTACCTTCTTTCAAATTTTCAAAATGCGCCCATGTTGGACAACTCATAGTATTTTCCTCATAAAAAAGGGAACTGCTTTTCAACAGTTCCCAGTATAACACAATCAGTTAGTGTTTCAAGCGCCAAAGAGCGATTGCTTCATCAACTGCTTTTTTAATTTCTTCCGGCGTGTCTTTGCGTCCAGCTTTAACCAGAGCGGAGAGCATAGAACGAATAGTTGCATTCATCTGTGCTTTCTCTTTCGCCATTTGCGCCTCGTGAGCCTTATCAACTGCTGGGGCTTCTTTCTTCGCTTCATGGGGTTTGGTAGGCTGTGCGCCTAACTCGTCCTTAGCTTGCGCCTCAGTGCGTTTCTGTTCGGCTTCTTTCTTAACGTGTGGTGCGGAGAACTTACCAGCTTTGAAGTTATCGCGCATCGCTTCCAGGATCTTTCTTGCAGTATACCAATCAGCAACACCACGCAACTGTTTCAGAGTATCAACCATCAGACCGATACTTGCACCTTTGCTGTCTTCGTCAATGTCGATATCTTTCAACCATTCAACATGACGTTGACCGGAGTGCATGAAATTAAAACTGCTGAAACTCCAGAAGCCTTTACGGTTGCTGATCTCGCGCTTGAAGTGGAAAGTCAATCCAGCGCCGTTATCAAACTCACCGTAGTTGCTACGGAATGTTGCACCCGCTTGTTTCAATGCGTTGAAATAATCATCTTTGCTGATACGGTTAACAGTGCGTTTCGGCTTTTCTTCCGGCTTCGGTGCTGCTGCTTGCTGTGCCATACGTTTGACGAAAGATGCTGAACGGTGTCCCGCTGCGAATTCTGCGTTCATCTTGTCAATGATACTGACAATACCGTTAACGTTCGGTTTTGCTTTCTGCATTTCTTTGAAAGTGTCGATAATCATATCCAAACATGCGCCGTCTTCGTCTTCGAACATAGTTCCGCGAAGGTTTGCAGCAGAACGGAATTTACTTACCGCTGGGTCGTATACCGCACTAAACACATACGCACCTTTACGCATCATTACATGACGATAGAAACGAACTTTCAGGTCGCCTACAGGAACATAGATATCATTGCCGCTGATTTCTGCGTCTAAGTGCTTGCGGAAAGAAGTCATATAGTCAGCACGTTTGAACTTGAGGTTCTTTTGTGTCGGGCTGAAAATTGATGCAAGTTTCTTGGACGGGAACAGGCTTTCCGGTGTGATCTTATCTGGGTTTTTGCCCCATTGATATTCACGGCTTGCCATTTTATGTTTTTTGGTTCCAACCAGTACCAGAGTATTGACAGAAACACTACCCAATGCGCTTGCATCAGGAGACATCAAACCTTTACCTTCTTCTGGCTTGCAGTAGAAAGCGAAATCAAAGTGAGCATCACCAGAAGTGAAACGGAACACAGCAGATACGGAAATTGTATCTTTCTTGACTTCCTGTGTGAAGGTCGTCGGCTGTCCGGTGTATTTGGTGAAGTATTCAGCGAATTCCTGTGCGTTAAATTTCGTGCTGAAATAGTTCTTAGCAACAACAAAATACGCATCCAGTTTTTCTTCCCACGCTTTTTTATTCGCTGCGTGACGCGCTCGCATATCCATCATAGTTTCACCAGAACTGTTTGTTCTCGTTACTACGTCATATGCCTGGTTAATTTTTTGCATGAGTTCTGTGCTACCACCACGATCGGGGTGATTACGCAGAGAAGCACGTTTGAAGAGTTTGGACATTTCAGCTTTGGATTCAGTACCCGTGGCCCCTAAGATTTCCAACGCTTCGCGGTGTGTCATTTTTTCGTTAATCATTTTCCGTTCCTCAAAATAAAAGCCCGTGCAACTCAGTACACGGGCAACTTTAAGGTATTTATGTTCTGATGTCAATAGATTTTTTCGAGAAACCACATAGACGATTTATTATTCAGTATTCGCGTTAGCTCTAACTGATTGTCTTTAAAGGCTTCTTTGACATCTTCCATAGTGACAACGTGTTTTTCTTCCAACAGTTCGTTATGAAGATAAAACCTCTCCGCTTCTGGAGAGGTCATCAATTCAAATTCTCGTTCTAACATAATCATGTTCCTAAATAGGGGTATCTAACGGACTATCAAACAGGGTTTATCATCATGAATTATCATAAGATTTACGAACAACTCATGACTGCCGGAACGGATGCAGAGTACAAAGAGAAACACCACATCGTTCCAAAATGTATGGGAGGATCGGACGATCCCGAAAATCTGGTTGAACTGTCAGCACGTCAACATTTCATAGCACATCTGCTATTGGTTAAGATGTATCCAGGCAACCATAAACTAATTTATGCTGCTAACATGCTTACAGTCGGCACTTCTCGATCGTCTGCGCGTACAGCAAACCGCCGCTATGGATGGTTAAAAGAAAAAGCACTTGAAGCCCAGAAACAAAAAGAGTTCAGCGAAGAGACACGCTTACGCATGAGACAGGCCAAACTTCAACAGAACAGGGTTACGTGTCCTCATTGCAATACGTCCGGCTTAGTAGGTAATATGAACCGCTGGCACTTCGACAACTGCAAGAACAAGCCAGGCAATGAAGGGAAAGTGAATGCATTTGCAGGAGTCATGCGAGCACATAAAAACAGAAACGTAGTATCGGAGCGCGGTTCTTGTCCTCATTGTGGTACAGAATCGACAGTGCATTACTTGAACAGTCATATTCCATATTGTACCAAGAACCCAGACAGAAAAATACAAAAGAAAAGGGAGCAATTAACTTGCCCCCATTGCGCTAAAGTTGGTGATGCCACCAATATGAAACGATGGCATTTTGACAACTGTAAGTTTAAGACTTCTTGATTTCCATCTTCGAGAAGCGCCCCAATTTAGCCATGACGATATGACGATCGAAATCACCAGGGTCTAAATCGTTGTGGCTAATCACCATGATATTACCATCAATACCATTCAGAACAGCCCCTACAGCAAACGCACCTTCTTTATCAAGAGCGTTATCGAAAACTTCGTCCATAATCAGAAGAGACAGGTCCACGCCGGAAACTTTGCTTGTTACGTCGCGCCATGTAAACAGAATCGATAAGTTGATTCGTGCGCGTTCACCCTGGCTAAATGATGCGTAACTAAAATCATCGCGCCCCAGTGATTTGATTGATTCGTTGAATTCATCATCTAACGTGAACTGGTAGTCAGCGCCCAACAGATCCAGATAGTATGCGATCTGCTTGTTGAAGTACGGGATATAACGTTTTACGATGCTGGCTTTTACACCCGAATCTTTTAACATATCTGTAACGATACCACGGATATATTTTTCTTTCACATATCCTTGACGTTTATCGTTCAGATCTGCTTCCTGTTGTTGCAACTGCTTAACAGGTTCTTCATCAATAACAACTTCCGCGCTTGCCTGTTCCATGATCGCTTGTGCGCGTTTAGCGTTGGCAACTTCATTTTGCAGCGTACCTTTCAGGGCTTCGTATTTCGTTTTCATAGCATTCAGTGCGCGTTGCTGTTGAAGCAACTCGTTCATAATGCCTTGCAACTCGTCCTGTTTGGTTTTGATCAGCGTTAATCGTTGCGTACCCGCTTTGATGTTGTTTGCGATCTCTTCCATGCGTTCAGGAGTGGGCGTAATCGCCTGTTTACAGGCCGGACACTCACCACCTTTCTGATACATCACTTCCAGCTTTTTAAACTGTTCTACAGTCATAGAGAGGCGCGTATATCCATCACGGAGTTTGTTTATATCTTCCGTTCGGTCTGCGCCAGTGATCACCGTTTCTGCGATCTCCGCTTGCAACTGCATAAGCTGTGCTTTGATATTCTTAGCGGTTTCAACGTGGCTATCGTAGATCTCTTTGTATCGTGCGTTGTTCTGGTTCGCTTTAGCTCGCTGTTCATCAATGAAGCGCTGGTGTGTAGCGATCTGCTGCTGGATGTGGTTAACCTGCATTGACAGGGTATCCAACTGCTGATTAACACCACGGACATATGATTTGTTCAGCTTATCCATTTCACTGATAACCGATAGCGACAACAGGTCTTCAACCAGTTTACGGCGATCCGGTGTTTTCAGTTCCATGAATGGAGTATAGCCAGCAGTACCCAAAACGATTACCTGTTTGAATCCAACCAGGTTAATATTGAGCATGGATTCAAGCTGAGATTGATAATCACCCGCTGCTGAATCTTCTGCTAACTTATCACCGTTTTTCCAGATCTCGAATACTTTCGGCTTTTGTCCGCGAACGACTTTGTACGAATCTTTCCCGTATTCAATATCCAGTTCAACCAGACATTTCTTTTTGTTGACACTGTTTACCAGTTGCCCGACTTTTAAATCACGAAATGACTTACCAAAAAGAGCATACGTCAACGCTTCGATCAGTGTGGATTTACCACCACCATTTTTACCCGTGATCAGGGTTTTCTTTGCAGTATCGAATTCAAGTTCGATCGGGGTATTCCCTACCGACAGAATATTCTGATACTTAATTTTTTTGAAGTTTAGTTTCACTTAAAATACCTTCACTAAGTTCTGCAACCATATTAACGAGTTCGACCTCAAGAGCATATGACAATGTATCATCGTCTAACGCATCAAGCATCAGGATAGAAAACGTTCTTGAAGAATGCCAGTTCCCTTTAACGAACGTCAAACATACACTATCATCGCTTTCGCTTACAATATGGTCAATACCGAACATCGTAAGCAGTGGCAAATACAATGGGGTTTCCCCAAAATATTTTTCATATCGTTTATGCACTTGACACCTCCGCGTAAAGTTCACTTATCAGCTTGTTAACATCTTCTTTTTCGTCGTCGCTTATTTGCATATTAGCAACATATTCGCTGATTAGCCCACGGACGGTTTTGATCTCAAAGTCAGTATCTACGGTTGCATCAGTCTGAATTTTATCTATGATGCTGATTTCGTATGCGATTTCTTCGATCTTCGTCTGGAACTTCGCAAGGCCGTTGTCAACTTCACTCACGATCAGACGCACAGAACAATTGCGGTACTCTTCCAGATCAACATCTTTCTGTGACGGGTACATAATCCGGCGATGGTGGCACACTGGGTTTGCAATGAAAGTGAGTTCAGGTTTACCAGTGAACACATAAAACCCGCGTGTTTCGTCTTCATCGTTGGCGCTCATAGTAAGCGGTGTACCGATGTAAAACACGTTATCACCTTCGTTTGCATGGTGATAGTGTCCAGAGTAAACGCGTTCATACTTTTTCAAGAAGTCCGGTTCAAGCCCGTGATCCGCTTTACTGTTTTTGTAGAAATAGTAACCAGAAAGTTCGAAGTGTCCCAGACAGAAATTTGATTTTGACTGTTTGATAAACTCGAAAATCCTATGACTGTTTTCCTGACAAATCCACGGGATCAGGTCAATCGATTTTCCACCGCCTAAATCGACTGTGGTCGGTTCGTCGATGACATTAAAGCATTCATACTGACTGAGTATCTCGCGCGGCGCGTTGGGCCGGATTTTGTCTTTAAATTGGCAATCGTGGTTGCCAACCAAAGTATCGATAACGATCCCAGCCTCAGTCAGAAGAGGAACCAGCTTTTCACGAACGAAATTCATCGTTGTCTGTGTGGTTGCTTTTCGAACATCAAAGAAATCACCCGCATGGAAACCGCGAGTGATCCCATGTTCTTTGCAATACGCTACTATCTGTTTGAATACTTCATACAGGTTATCTTCGTTCCAGGGGTTATCCTGGCGAAGTCCTGCATGTGTATCGCCAATTAACACATAATTCATATATACCTCAAAACCCCCGAAGGGGTTTATTTGCCGTATTTTTCGGAAGCCATTACGAATAGATCTTTAAGCTGTTGATTTGAAGTGATCCACATCGTTTCAATCAGTTCATCGTTGTATGGCTGTTTAAGCATATCACGCATCTTTTTGATAGCGTACACATACTGTGCTTTGTTACCATCGAACAGGGCATTTTCTGCGTGTTTGTGAAGTCGTTTCCATTCAGCGCGGTTCTTTCGCATATACTTCTGTGCTTTGCTTAGCGCTTCCTGTTCAACACGCGTACCTTTCAGGGATTCCAGTTCTTCTTCACGAAGTTCTGTGGCTGTTTTGTCGTGTACTACTTCGTCGATTACTTCATGCTGCTCGGTCATAGTAAGTGATCTCCATGATCATTGTTTCGGCATTTATTACATAGTCCAGTCGTCCGCTTTCTATAGCAAAGTCTGGATCTCGTACATCAGTAGGGTCGATAATAACCGGAACCCCTACGTTCTGCAACTCTAATTTCACGAGGTACGGAAGCAGATCAATTTCGTTTTCAGCGTCTGCTAAAATTTTGTTCAGGTCAATTTTAATTTTCATAGAAACATTTCCAAAGTTGGCGATTCGTCCACAACCTCGATTTTATCCTTCGGTTTTTTCGCGGACTCTTCATACTGATTTAATTTATCATGAATATCCTGAATGAAAGTTTCATCAGCTATCGAAGTCATATCAGCATCGTCACTATCGTAAACGTGTTCCAGGAAGTATTTGTATTTCTTCGCGTTCTCTTTCTTTTCGTAGAGAATGCGGGTTACAAACGCTTGCCAACAAGCCTTATTGATATACCCATAAACGTTTGTATATTTGGTTTCATCAAAGTTGTGTAAACCGGAAATCGTAGCGGAAATACCATCATCGATCATATCCATTTTCCAATCTTCGGAATAACGGTTGAAGTTGTATCGACGGGCCAAACCGTGAGCGATGTTCATGATTGCAATACCCAGGTCATCAGGCATTTTGCGATCTCCAGTTTCACGGATCTGCTGTTTCCACTTACACATAACCGGATACAGCTTATCATTATCTGCATAAATCTTAGTAGTCATTATATTCTCCAAATTGAATACATTCATTATAGCTGATGGAATTACAGGTTTCAAACCTACTTCCAATCTATATTATTTAATAAAATCAACGCGAAGCGTTTCCGTGAGCGAAGCGAAACGGATAGGTAAGATTGGTTAAAAAACATACCAAAAACTACATTTTTCTCTATATATAAAATATAAAAATTTAAAAGTGTAGTTATGTAGTTAGACACTCACTTCGTTCGTGTCCTTCGCTTCGCTCAGAATCTTGAAATGATCTATTGACTTTGAAAAAGTGATCACTATAATCAGCTTCATTCAACAACAACGAGGTATTGAAATGAGTTCATTTGCTTCAATGTTCAATCTGAACAGTTTAATGAGCAATGAAGATGATCCTGTTGATGTGATGTGTATAGATATTTCAAACCTTTCGGTAGCAACGTTGATGAACAACTTCAAGCCGAAAGACCAGAAAGACATCAATCAACAAATTATTCGTCACATTGTTCTTGACACAATCCGGTACAACGTGGTTAAATTCAAAGGTGAGTACCCAGAAATTGTCTTAGCCTTTGATGATAACAAGTATTGGCGAAGAAGTAAAGCCTGGTACTACAAAAAGAAACGACAAATGGAACACGCGGAATCCGAATGGGACTGGGATTTTCTGAACGGTTTCCTTCATCCGACCTACGACGAGATCCGCGAGAATCTTCCGTACAAAGGTTTGAGGGTTGACTTCGCAGAAGCCGATGATATTATCGGTGTCGTTACGAAAAACGCAGTAGCGCAAGGTAAGCGAGTCCTGATTGTATCAGCGGATAGTGACTTTACCGCGCTGCAAAAATATCAGGGTGTTCGACAATGGTCGCCTACCCAAAAGAAATGGGTTACGCCGAAATACGGTACACCTCGTAATGATTTACGTATGAAGATCATTAAGGGCGATAAAAAAGATAGTATCGCTTGTATTAAAATGAGAAACGACTATATTGTTACGAAAGTTGAAGGTGAACGCGCCCCGCAAATCCGCGCTAATGAACTGGAATTGTGGCTGGATGCGGACGACCCTACTGTCCATATGACCCCTGAGTGGGCCGCAAGGTACAGGGAAAACGAAGAACTACGTGATTTCGATTTTATTCCAAAAGATGTTGCAGATGAAATCGAAAAGGCGTACAATAATCCGAAATCGGGCAACAAGGCTAAAATGGAGAAATACTTCATGGAAAACAAACTTGTCCGTATGTTTGAAAAATTAAGTGACTTTTGAGGTAACAAATGAGCATTGAATTACTGCAAGAAAACCCTGAAATTGCAAAAGCAATCAAAGACATGATCAAAGAAGCGTCCAACGTGAAAACCCAGATCGAGATCCATCAGGGTACGTTGAAGGATATCAAATCCAAAGCTAAAACTGATTACGGTATCGATGGTAAAACCTTTACCAAACTGTTCAACCTGTATCACAACCAGGCGCGTAACGAGTTCGAAGAACAAAACAACGAACTGGTTCAGCTTTACGATGTGATCGATAAGGCGTAATATGAGCGAAATTGGAAATAAAACCGAAGTTGGCTTATACATCGAAAATCTGGTTGCCTCGGAAGGGGCAACTTACATGGAAGCAACGTTACAATGGATGGATGAAAATAGCATCGATTATTCGATGTTGAACAAAACTGTTCCGAAAGCTATCATTGACAAGATTAGCGATGAAGCAATCAAAAACAATTTGCTGCGTCCTTCTGTGGCTAAAGACCACGCAACAACGCAAACCCTGGATGATTTCATGTGAAATTTAAAACCCCGTTTGTCGGTTCAGAGGCAAATTCCCGTTTGAAACCGATCGCGGTGTACAAGCTGTATCTGGTGATGAAAAACCATTTCGCGGGAAGATATGACGCGATCAAGTACAAATGGGAAATAAAGATCACTGAACACGCGTTCCAGAAGAGAAAGGATAAGTATTTCTTCACGAAGTTAGCCGAAAGGTTTACTTTCAAGGAAATTTACCTTATACTACTCTGCAACATGGTGGCTAACCCCGACTTTTGGGTTGGGGATATAGACGAAGATACGATCGTGTTTTATCGTCAATACATTGGTAAGTTGCGACGAATTGATAATATTTTCGTGGACGATGTAAAAAACCTGTATGAATTTTCCCGCATGAAAGGTATTCCCCTCTCAACGGTGTTTCAGTATAGCGTAAAATCATCCACTTCTTATATCAGTAAACTCGTTCAGTCTGGAGTGATTTCTTACGAATCATTCTTGATTCTCGACTCATTTTTAGACATCATAAATAAACACGATGAAATCGCAACGGATTTTGTCTGGAATGAATTTAGCAAAAAACTAAACGCATACAGAAAATTAGTAGAAATCAGTGACGAAGAAATCGTAAAATACCGAAATTTAATGAAACAAACCTTAACTAAACTAAACGAGAAATAATCCATGTCATTTTTTAAACGTCAAGACCCGACCAAATTACAAGAACAAGTTGCAGCCCTGAAAGGTTCTTCCGGCTTCCAGAAAGATGAAAAAGAGTGGAAACTCACTCTGGATGCACAGAAAAACGGTTCCGCTGTGATTCGTTTCCTGCCTAACCGCTCCGATGATGAACTGGCGTTCGTGCGTATCGTTAGCCATTCATTCAAAAAACAAAATCAGTGGTATATCGAAAACTGCCCGTCTACTCACGGCGATTATGATGGTTGTCCGGTATGTCAGTATATTTCTGACAACGACCTGTTCGAAAAAGCGAAAGCAAATAAAGGCGGTGAAGCCGATAAACTGCTGGGACAAATCGGACGTAAACAATCGTTCTGGGCTAACATCCTGGTAATCAAAGATCCTGGCGCACCGGAAAATGAAGGTAAAGTGTTTAAGTTCCGCTTCGGTAAGAAGATCATGGACAAAATCACCGCAACCATCGCTGGCAACCCTGATCTGGATGAACCTGGTATTGCTGTAACGTGTCCGTTCGGTGGTGCTAACTTCACTCTGAAAGCGAAGAAAGTAGGCGAATGGCCTAACTATGACGACAGCACATTCGGCGTACCTGGCCCGATTAAAGGTATCGACGAAGAAGCCGTTCAGAAAGCGATTTTCGAAGGTATGAGTGATCTCCGTCCGATTACTGCACCAGACCAGTTTAAACCTGCTGCTGAACTGACCGCGCGTTTCACTAAAGTATTCGGTGGCGGTGCTGCTCTGGGTGCTGGCGCAAGCGCTGGTGCTGATCTGGATAGCGAATTAAGTTCATTTGACAATGATCTGAAAAACTTCGACAATAGCAACCAGTCAAAAGGTTCTGTTGAATCCGGTGGCGTTAGCCAACTGAATGTAGGAAGTTCTGTACCTGATGACGATGTTCCGTTTGATCTGGGTAATGGTTCCGGTGATGACGACCTGGATAAACTGCTGGATCTGTAATGCTTACGGGGGCGAAAGCCCCCAACTTTGAAAGTTTGAGGTAGATATGAATTTAGAACAAAATGTATATGTTGCGCACCTGAATACTGTCCGCAAATCATGGGTAAATAAAACCCCCGACAATATTAAATTGATGTTTCGTGCGATGCCTCAATCTGAACGATTCGATCATTATAAACGAATCGATGAAGCAGTAAGCGCTGTACATAGCGGATTGATTCTGGACGCTCGCGAAGCGGGAATTAAAGTCACTGAATCAAAGAATAAAGAATTGCTCGAAAACGCTGCGGCTTCCGTGGTAGAAACTCTGATTAACGGCACTTTTGCCTAATTGAAAATTATAGGTTGAATATGAAATTCTCAAAACAAACAATTGATATCCTGAAAAACTTCTCTCAGATCAACCCGTCTATCATGCTGACTAAAGGTTCGTTCATCATGACGAAAACCATTAACAGCGTAGTTTACGCGGAAGCAGAAATTCCTGACGTAATCGACGAAGACGTAGGTATCTACGATCTGAACTCCTTCCTGAACATGCTTAACGTTGTAGGTTCGGATGCTGATGTAACGCACGATCTGTCTACTGGCGAAATCGTTATTCGCGGTGAGAAAATGAAAATCGTTGAGCGTTCATGCGACCCGACTACCATCGTCAAGCCGAAAAAACGTTTGCAAATGCCTGTTGCCGATCTGATTTTCCAGATTAGCGCTAACGATTTCGAAAAACTGATCAAAGCATCACGCATGATGAAACTGACCGACCTGTCTGTTGAACCAATCAACGGCAAACTGGTAATCACCGCGAAAAGCAAAGAAAGTCAATCTACTTTCTCTGTTGAAGTAGGCGACTACGAAGGTGATAACGTGTTTAACTTCGATATGAAGATTGACAACATGCAGTTCATCAACAGTGATTACAAAGTCGAAATCTCTGCACAGGGTGCGGCTAAATTCTCTTCCGAAAATGGTGTTGCTTACGTGGTTGTGCTTGAAGCAACCAGCCAGTTCAAGTAAGATAAAAAGCAGTAATGTTAGGGGCGTAATGCCCCTTTTTGATAAATTAATGAAGGTATATTATGGAACTTAGTGAAAACGTACAACTGATTGACACCAAATACGGCAAAATCTCCCAATCTCCCGATGAATTCGCATGGGATCAACGCTATCGCCCGACAACGATTGATGAATGTATTCTCCCTGCTGCGGATAAAGAAACGATGCGCGGGTTTATCAAGTCCGGTCGCATTGATAACATGACTCTGGTTTCTGATTCCCCTGGTACGGGTAAAACAACACTGGCGCTGGTTCTGGGTAATGAAGTTGACGCAGAAGTGATGTTTGTCAACGGTTCAGATTGTGGTGTGAACTTCATCCGTAACGAAATGGATCGTTTCGCCTCTTCGATGACTCAGAAGAAAGGCGGCAAAATTATCCTGATTGACGAATTCGATCGCCCTGGCATGGCAGAAGCACAGAAACACATGCGTAGCTTTATCGAAGCATACAGCAAGAACGTAACCGTTATCGTCACCGCAAACAATATCAATGGTATTCATCCGGCGCTGTTGTCTCGTTGCCCTCCGGTTAAGTTCGGTTCCCCGTCGAAGGAAGAACGAATTGAACTTATGAAGCAGATGATCAAGCGTTGTTTCGGTATCCTCGAAATCGAAGGAATCGAATATGACCAGCAGGTGATCGCGGCGTTCGTTAAGAAGCACTACCCTGATGCACGATCCATCGTAAAAGCTCTTGGGTTCTATTCTAAGCGCGGTAAAATTGATGCGGGTATCTTGAGTGAGATTGTTGGTTCGGACATCACACCAGTGATTGAGGGGCTTAAAGCGAAGAACTTCAAAGCACTGCGAGCCGAAGCAATCAAGTACGCGCCTGAGTATGAAACGTTCCTGGCTAAACTGCTTGATGCTGTATACCCGATCGTCACCAACGAATCTAAAGTTGCATTGATTCAGGCAATTGGCGAAAACAACGCACAATACGGGCTGGCAGTGAACAAAGAAATTCACCTGCAATATCTGTTCATGGGGTTAATGCTTACCCTCGCGTGGGAGGCTTAAAATGTCATTGGCTGCTTTTCTCGATGAAGAAGAACTGAACGAACATGAAGCGGCCTGGCGTTCTAAAGACTGGGATAAGATCGAAGGGCTTGTGAAAGAGTACACCAAAGACAAGGAAAACACCTTGTTTATGGTTCTCGAAGAATTGAATACAGGAAAGAAACCATTGCGTATTTCTGGCCTTGATTCATACGACAAGTATTTCATTGACAATGCAATGAGCCAGCATATCGAAACGCTGATCCCTGCATACACAATGAATATGATCGGTTCCGGTTTACCTGACCAGGCGCACTTTGATTATTACCTGCATACGGTGCGCAAAGGTAAGCGGTTCGGGGCGTGGGCTAAACTCACCGAAGATAACGAAATGAAAGTTATCCTTCATGTTCTCCAAAAACGGTATGGCGTAAATACACGTATCGCAATGGAATATTACGAAGAACTCAAACAGCTTGAAAAACTGGACGAGTGGAAGCGGAAAAATATGAAAGTTGCTATATCTGTGTTGGCTGATGTTGTGAAAAATAAAACCGACCAGAAAAAGGTTGAACAATTAATAAAGAAATGGTGATATATGAACATGCTCGAAATCAAACTGTCCAGCGACGACAGTTTTTTAAAAATTCGCGAAACGCTAACCCGTATCGGGATCGCAAACAATAAAAAGAAAATGCTGTGGCAGTCTTGCCACATCTTACAGAAGCAAGGGCGCTATTTTATCGTACACTTCAAAGAACTTTTGAGGCTGGACGGTCGCCAGGTTGACATGACCGAAGACGACGAATTACGCCGCAACAACATTGCGCGACTTCTGGAAGAGTGGGGAATGATCGAAATCCTTACGCCGGATCTGAAATTCTCAGAAGAGAATAACTTCCGCGTACTGACCCACGCACAAAAAGCCGAATGGACTTTGAAATACAAGTACCGGATCGGACATTAATCAAAAAGCCCTTGCAGAAATGCAAGGGCTTTGTTATATTGGTTGTACACCAATTGTGAGGACTAAATTATGAAAATTAGTATTGAAGAAATTCTTAAATCTCTCAAAACAGACGACCATTTGATTATCCGTCTGCACCGCGACGAAATCGATCTGTCTCTGACTTGCAATCTCTCTGATCTGCGTACCTATAATTACGCACAGAACTACTTCCCCAATTTCTATACACGTATCATGAATGAATATACACTGCTGGTAAATCAGTTGAATTCGATTGAAGGACATAAAACCCTTCGTGATTCTGCACAGCGTTCACTTGATCTGATCAAGCTGGCTGGTGTATCATTTCTGATACGATTAAACGCGGAGAAAGAAAAACGTAATGACTGAATTTTATCTATCGGTTGAGCAAATGGGCGATCATATCTATGAGCGCTTCATTGACTCTGAGGGACGCGAACAAGTTCGCAAAACAAAATATGAACCAACGATGTATCAACACGCTATGGCGGGTGTAGACTCGCCATACAAAGACATCTACGGTAAGACGTGCATCAAGAAAAAGTTTGACAGCATCAAGGATGCTAAAAGCTGGATGCAGCGAATGAAGGATGTCGGGATGGAAGCTCTGGGGATGGATGACTATCGCCTTGCTTACATTTCCGACACCTATCGAACCGAGATCGACTATAACCGCGAAAGAATCCGTATCGCTTCACTCGATATCGAAGTTACCGCGCCTGAATTCCCTGATCCACGCGAAGCAAAATATGCTATCGACGCAATCACCCACTATGACAGCGTTGAAGATAAGTTCTTTGTGTATGATCTGGTCGAGGGTGGTTTAGACGAGTGGGTAGCCTCAAAGGTTGACACTGAAAATGAAATCAGTGAAGAGGATTTGAAAAAGGTTGTATATCGTTCATTCTCAACTGAAAAATCGTTGCTGTCTGCGTACATCAAAGACTGGAAAGAGCGCACACCTGTTATTGTTACGGGCTGGAACTCAAACAAATTCGATATCGCATACATCATCACACGTTACCTGAATATTTTCGGGCAAAACGTGGTTCGTCATTTTAGCCCGTTCGGTAAGGTGACAGCGAAGACAACGACCGACCAGTACGGGAACGAACAACTGGGATATGAGATTTATGGCGTTTCTCAGATGGACGGCATGGATCTGTATAAGAAGTTCAGTTTCACCCCGCAACCGTCTTACGGACTGGGCGCGATCGCTGAATATGAAACAGGTAAGAGCAAAGTTGATTACGAAGGTTCTCTGTCTGAACTGCGTCAAGCGGATCACCAGAAATACATCACGTACAACATCGTTGACGTAATCCGCGTACTTGATATTGATGGTAAGCGTAACTTCATCGAACTGGTTCTGTCTGTGGCGTACTATGCGAAGATCAACTTCCCTGGTGTAATGTCGCCGTTGAAAACGTGGGACGCAATCATATATAACTCTTTGCGAGAAGATAAGATTGTAATCCCAGAAAACAAACGCCACACTAAAACGCCTTATGATGGTGCGTATGTTAAAGATCCGGTTGTTGCTCCATACAAATACATTGTATCGTTCGACTTAACCAGTCTGTACCCGTCTATCATCAGACAGGTGAATATAAGCCCTGAGACAATCGCTAACAGCTTTGCGGTGCGTCCTATGCACGAATACATCAATAAGACCGCTCCACGTCCTAGCGATGAATTTAGCTGCTCTCCTAACGGGTGGATGTTCCGGCGTGACGTTAAAGGCGTGATCCCAGTCGAGATCAAGAAAGTATTCGATCAGCGTAAGATGTGGAAAAAACGAATGATGGCGGGTGAGAGAAATCTTGAATTAATCAAGCATGAACTCGAACACCTGACGGATGCGCATAACCAGATGATTGATCCTGATTTCGATTTCTATACTGATTTCAGTGATGAATCGAAAGCGGTTCTTAAAACGCTGACTAAGCAAATGCTTAAAGCCGTGAAGAAAGTTTGTGAGAAGAAAATCGCACAGGCGAACACCGCACAGCTTAACCGTAAGATCAGTATCAACTCCCTTTATGGTGCGTTGGGTAACGAACACTTCCGGTACTTTGATATTCGAAACGCCAGCGCGATCACCATGTTCGGTCAATTGGCTATCCAGTGGATTGAGCGCAAGGTTAACGAATATCTGAACCAGTTGTGCAACACCACGGATTACGCTTACGTTCGCTACTGCGACACGGATTCAATCTATGTATGTATGGATAACGTGATCGAGAAAGTGGGCGGCGAAAGCAAGTTCAGAGACAACAATCACTGGGTTGATTTCCTGGATAAATTCAGTCGTGAGCGCATGGAACCTATCATTGATAAGGGCTATCGCGAACTATGCGAATACATGAACAACGTCGAACACTTGATGTTCATGGATCGCGAAATCATTTCCGGCCCTCCGTTGGGTTCGAAAGGGTTGGGTAGTTTCTGGACTGCGAAGAAACGTTATGCGGCTAACGTGTGGGACTCCGAAGGAACCCGCTACGAGAAGCCTAAATTAAAAATCATGGGAATGGAAACCCAGCGAAGCAGTACACCAACAGCGGTTAAAAAATTCTTGAAAGAGGCGATCCGTCGCATCCTGCAAGAAGGTGAAGAGTCATTACACGAATCCTTCAAAGTTTTTGAGGAAGAGTATAAGGCGCTTGACTATCGCGAGATTGCTGGTGTATCATCGGCAAACAACATCACGAAATATAATGATGGTATGGGATACCCGATTAAAGGCACACCAAACCACATTAAAGGCGTACTGTTCTTTAACCGCCATACGAAGGGGATTCCTGGAGTCACTCAGATTATGGAAGGTGAAAAGGTTATGGTTCTGCCGTTGCGTGATAAAAACCCGTGGCAAGCTGATTGTATCGCATGGCAATCCGGTAGCCGTTTACCTGTTGAGATTGAAAGTGATATTCTCAAATGGGTTGACTACAACGGATTATTTGAAAAACATGTAATCAGTCCATTGCAAAACATCACGGAAGCATGTAAAATTGATTACGAAAAACGCGCATCCCTGAATACTTTGTTCGGTGATGACTGGTAAGACCTGATGGGGCAGAAATGCCCCTTTTATATAAACTTGTGAGGAAAATATTATGCGTGTATATAAACCGGAAAAATAAATGTCTAATAAAGCACTCCTGAAAAAACTGATCAAAAATTCGAATAGTCAATCTGCGTCAATTCTGTCTGAAAGCGATGTTTTTAATAACATCACCAAAACCCGAACCCGTGTACCAATCTTGAACCTCGTTCTATCTGGTGCTTTTGATGGTGGCCTTACCTCCGGCTTAACGCTGATCGCTGGCCCGTCGAAACACTTCAAATCGAATCTGGGACTGGTTGCAGTTGCGGCGTATCTCAAAGCGAATGAGGACGCTGTATGTCTGTTCTATGATTCAGAGAAAGGCGTTACTAAGTCCTATCTGAAATCAATGGGCGTTGACCCGGATCGTGTTGTGTATACTCGTATCACGACAGTTGAACAACTTCGTAACGATGTTGTAAGCCAGCTTGACGCGCTTGAACGCGGCGACAAAGTGATCATTTTCGTGGACTCTGTAGGCAACACGGCAAGTAAGAAAGAGCTTAAAGATGCTCTGGAAGACAACGACAAGCAGGATATGACGCGAGCTAAAGCCCTGAAAGGTATGTTCCGTATGGTAACGCCTTACCTGGCTGACATTGATATCCCTATGGTGTGTATCTGTCACACTTACGATACGCAAGAAATGTACAGCAAGAAGGTCATTTCAGGCGGTACGGGTTTGATGTACTCCGCTGATACTGCTATTATCCTGGGCAAACAGCAGGTGAAAGAAGGTACTGAGGTTGTCGGTTATGACTTCATTATGAACGTTGAGAAATCTCGTTTCGTGAAAGAAAAATCGAAATTCCCTCTTCATGTTACGTATGAGGGTGGTATCAGTATGTTCTCTGGTCTTCTGGATCTGGCTATGGAAATGAACTTCGTTCAGACTCCAACTAAAGGCTGGCGTGGTCGTGCGTTCCTGAACACGGAAACGGGTGAACTGGAACTGGAAGAAAAGAAATGGCGCGAAGCAGAAACCAACTGCATCGAGTTCTGGAAACCTCTGTTTAAACATCAGCCGTTCATCGACGCTATTCAGGACAAATACCGGATTCCTGATAAAGAAATCACTGATGGTGCAGCACTCGAAGATCTTTATTCTGATGATGTTGTCGAATCAAATAAAGTTGATTTCGATGATGATATTCCCGATGATGTAGATCTGATGGAAGAGTAATAATAACTGGGGGCTTTTGCCCCCTTAACAGGTGAATCATGGACATTGAACAAAAAACACAAAACATTCTCGATGAAGCAATGCAGGACGTTATTCAAGAACTGCTGATCAACGATGAAAATGATGTTGCGCATTTAGTATACATTCATAAGGTTTACTGGGACAACGGTTTAAAAGTTGAATTCAGTACGCCGGATGAAAACAAAGAAGCACTGATCCCATTGGTGCATGATGCAATTTACGCACAGATAGCGCCAAATCTCCCAAAGCCTGAAAAGACCTTATGGGCGGCATTGAAAGTAAAGCTGTACAATTTCTTTCAAATGTTCGCCAATCTGGTTTAAGAGGTAATAATGATCGTCGAAACAATATTTTCAAATCTGGTTTTTAATGGCACGTATTTTGTTCAGGCATGGCCCCATTTAAAACGCGACTATTTCGAAGGTAACGCGCAAGTCCTTTATGATCTGATGGACAAGCACGTACAGGAATTCAACAGCATTCCTTCACAGACAGCGTTAGAGGTTGCGCTTGAAAAACGGAGTCTTAGCGATGTAGTTTACGAAGACACCAAGAAGATGATCCGCAGCATGAAAAATGCACCGGAAGATTTAGATTGGTTGATGAAGGAAACGGAAACGTATTGCAAAGACAAGGCGATGTATCGCGCCCTGTCACGCGCAATCGAGATCCAGGCAAACGCGGAAAAACCTGCTGGCGAACGCAACAACAAAATCCCTGATGTTGGGGCTATCCCTGATATTATGGCTGAGGCGTTGGCGATTAGCTTCGATAGTTCGGTCGGTCATGATTACTTCGAAGACTACGAAAAACGCTGGATGCTTTACCAGTCCAAAGCGATGAAGATCCCTTTCAATATCCCGATCCTGAACGCCATTACAAAAGGCGGTGCGGAACGAGGAACATTGAACATCCTTATGGCTGGTGTTAACGTTGGTAAATCATTAGGGCTGTGTTCTCTTGCCGCTGATTATCTGCAATCAGGTAAAAACGTTCTCTACATCAGCATGGAAATGGCTGAACATGTTTGTTCTAAACGTATTGATGCGAATTTACTTGATGTATCGCTTGATGATATCGACAATGGTAATATCACCTATGCGGACTATAAAAACCGCATGGAACGCCTCAAACAGACTAAGGTCGGGCGTTTAATCGTTAAGCAGTACCCAACAGCAGGGGCAAACGCAAACCACTTCAAAGCGCTGATTAAAGAGCTTAAATTGAAGAAGAACTTTGTTCCTGATGTAATCATTATCGATTACCTGGGGATCTGTGCTTCTACCCGTGTGCGTGGTGCTGAAAACACATACATTCTGGTTAAAGCGATTGCCGAAGAACTTCGCGGTTTAGCTGTCGAAACTAATACAGTAATGTGGACTGGTGCGCAAACAACTCGTAACGCATGGGACGCTTCTGATATTAGCATGGGTGATGTTGCCGAATCTGCTGGTTTGCCAGCTACTGCCGACTTTATGTTAGCGGTGATTGAAACGGATGAACTAGCCGATCAGGGCTTGCAGGTGTTTAAGCAAATCAAGTCTCGTTATGGTGACAAGAATCATTTCAACCATTTCAAACTTGAAGTACGTAAGGGAAACCAGCGCTGGATGGATACCGACAACAGCGATATCGGGTTTAAATCTGATTATAAAGGTCGTCAGATGCCGAAAACTGTTGAAGAAGCACAAGGCGCTATGGTAAAACAGGCAGAGGGTAACAGAAGTAAGTTAGCCGAAGCCGCAAAATCTATGAACATTGAATTTTAACGGGGCTACGGCCCCCTAAAGGTAAACTGTGAAAATTTATCCGTTGTATTTCTGATCCTGTTGGGTTTAAAACTCGCACAAGTTGGCCTTATGGCTACTGCTTCCTGGTGGTGGGTATTCTCTCCGCTGATTCTATTGACTGTGGGTAAAATCGCTGTATGGGTGGTGATTACCGTTGCTGTTGCAGGTGTATTTCCTGCATTCTCTCGATGGGTTGTAAAAAGTACCCGATAATCTAAAAAGTTGTTGACACAGGTAGTCAGTATGATAATATGACTCCCGTAGACAACAAAAGATTAAAAGGAGATACCAAATGAACTTACTGAACAACCCATACGACGAAGTTCTGAACCCAGAACTGAATTTCAGCAGTGGTTATTTCGATGCAGTAGTCAACAGCGTAGTAAACAGAGGTTTACTTGTTGAAATGCTGAAAGGCGCTAAAGCTGACGTTGAAGGTAGTGTTGAATTCCTCTGGAACTTCCTTCCGATCGACCCTGATTTCAAAGTTGGTTGTAATGAGGAACAAGCGAAAAACGTTCTCCGGTATCTAATCAACAAAGCATAAAATAAAAGCCCCTTTCGGGGCTTTTTTGTATTTGTAGGTATTGCAATCACCTGTGAAAAGTGATACCTTATATTAAACAAAAGGAGGACATCATGAAACTTGCAATCGCTTTTATCTTACTTGTTCTGAACGCGCTGATGGGATTCCCGTTCCCGTGGCTGGTTTTAATGGCTATCCCGTTTGCATGGAACCTTTTCAGGATCGCAGCAGCAGGGTTTGTAATGGGGCTTATGATTATCATCGGTGCTATGGGCGGTAAAGATGCGTTCATTGGTGTTCTTAAAGCAATCAAAGAAGGTTTGAAAGAGGGTTTAGTGAAATGAATAATATTGACTGGGGAAATTTTGACTTGGGAAACGTGGAAATGCAAGCAATTCCTGATGAAGGACCAGTTTTCGATAGTCCTCACAGTTCGAAATGGATTGTGGCTATTGACGACGAAGGTTATGTTACTGTATTATCTCGACCAAACATACATGATTCATTCTTTGAATGTGGACGCAGTGCGGAAGATATCGGGCTACCTGATTCCGTTGAAATGCCGCCAGGTGTGTATGAATGGATCTGTGGTTTTGACCAAACTACTGACTGGGAAACCGGATATGTAGACGGGTGGGAATTCTATCCAAACGAATCAACATTATTGTATAGTTGGGACAATGGCGAAGTTAACAAAAGCGGAAACGAAGAAACACAATCAGATAATGGATCTGGTGGAGTCTGACAAAGCACTAACCTATGAAGAGAAGTTATTCATTATTGAGAACTTCCATGAAGGTGCTTTTACGAATAATTCTGAGTTAGGGGCATTCTTTACCCCGATTGGGCTTGCTCGCGATTTCACGATCGATGCTTGCACAAGCGGAAGTGTTGTTGACCTTTGCGCTGGTATTGGTGGTTTATCCTTTGCGATGATTCATATGATGATGTACGCAAAACCGCGTGAAATCGTCTGTGTTGAGTTAAACCATACATACTATAAGTTGGGTAAGCGTATCGTACCGGAAGCGACCTGGATTAATGCAGACGCATTAACGACTGAGTTTGATACTCTGTTTGATATGGCGATCAGTAATCCACCTTTCGGGAAGATAAAGACATCCGATTTTAAGGGTAAGTATACAGGCGCGGAATTTGAATATAAGGTGATCGAACGTGCTTCACAGATTGCCCGTATGGGTACGTTCATCCTCCCGCAAATGTCCGCTAACTTCCGATACTCCGGTGAACGTTATTTTAGGAAAGATGAATCAACAACGTCATCAAAATGTAAAAAGTTTCTCGATGAAACTGGCCTTGAAATGCAACCTGGTTGCGGCATTGATACCGGATACTATCTGGAGGACTGGAAAGGCGTGAAGCCGTTGTGTGAAATTGTCTGCATGGAATTCCCCGAACCGGAAACCAAACCCGCGCAAAACCTTTTCACTTTCACAATAGAGTAAAGACTATGAGCGATCAATTAGTAAAAAACATGGATTTAACTTACAGTGTGCGAATGATTCGCCTACTGAAAAAACCCTTTACCGAATGGACGGCGTACAAGCTGGGAATCATCGACGGTCAAGGGGAAGTAATCAAGAACCCTAAGACGAAGGAAGAACAGGAAGCATATTCCCCGTTCCATCGCTCTGTTAGACACATCAAGCGCCGTTTAAATGCGGTTCCCTATATGTCTGGGTTCATGAACCTTACGAGCATGTACGACTCGCTACGCAACCGTTATAACCTGACGGAAGAAGACCACGAAATGATCATGATGAACATGCCAGAAATGCGTCAAATCATGAATGAAGAAATGGTCGCTGGTGATTCAGGCGGTAGTGTTGAAAATATTGCTTCTGGTGTTACCACTGGCGCGATCACGAACAAAGGGCCAAAAGTCCTGGGTTCTACGCGTCCTCATAAACGCAAACGTAAAATTATGAAGAGTGAAGAATGAAACCATTCCCTCCGTTGAATTATAGAATATGGGTGACTGCGAATAATTACACATGGTTCCCGATCCGAATCCGATACATGAGCGATACCGTTGTTGTGTATACGAATGTAAGAAAGGGAACATCTGGTGTTGATATTCCTAGATCCCGTTCGTTTAATGATGTATTCTGTGACTGGAAAATCACGTTAGACGGTACTGAAAACGAAGTTTACGAATAGAGGTAATAATGTATCTTGATATAGAGTTTGCAACTCGTATCATGGGATCATTACCACAAAGTGAAATCGTTCGACGGGGTGGATCGTTAAGCATCCATTCCCGTTGTCCGATTTGTGGCGACTCCATGAAAGACAAACACAAAAAACGTTTCTGGATCTATCCGTCGAAGAAAGGCGACCACATGAACTGTGGTTGTTTTAACTGTGGGTATAACCGACCGTTTACCGTGTTCCTTAAAGATTATTACCCTGACGATTACAGGGATTATCTTATGGAATCGTTCAAGGATCGCAAACAAACGAAACAAACCCATGTAGAACCCCCGAAGGAAGAGAAGAAGTATATTCCTGAATTGCAGTTCTGCGAACGCCTGGACACTTTACCAGAAAGTCACCCTATCATTAAGTATGTTGCAGGTCGCCACATACCTAAAGACAAATATGATCGCCTCTGGTTTACGCGTCAATGGCAACACCTGGTAAACTCGATCACTCCTGATGCGTACCCATTGCCGAAGGATGAACCGCGTTTAGTGATCCCTATCTTTGACAACAAAGGTAAGATTGAATCGTTCCAGGGACGTGCTCTGCGTGACAATGCAGCAGCAAAATACATGACTATCAAAGCATGTGAGCAGTCAACGAAAATCTATGGACAAGACACCATAGACCCGTTGAAAACGGTTTACTTCCTTGAAGGGCCATTAGATAGCCTGTTTGTTGATAATGCAGGGGCGATCACTGGTGGACAGTTGGCGTTGTCTGAGGTTCCGTATAAAAATATGCGTGTTTGGGTACTTGACAACGAAGCCCGTCACCCTGATACTTGTTCACGCCTTTTAAAATTAATTGAGTCCGGCGAAAAGGTTGTGATGTGGGATAATAGCCCGTGGTCGTCAAAAGATATCAACGAAATGATAAAAACTGACGGTGCAACCAAAGCCGAAATTATGCAGTATTTGAAAGATAATACTGTTTCTGGACTCATGGCAAAACTTCGATTTAAGTCGTGGAACAAATCACCGAAAAAATGAGATAATTATGGCTAAAGCAAAATATAAAATTGATAGTGTTGGATTATTCAACTACCTGAAAGGACTTAATGAGGGTGAGGGCGCATGGTGTGGGTTCGGCGCATTCGTTAAGGATAATCCAAAGATCAGCGAATTTATGAATGAATATTTCTTTGTTGAGCGATCCAGTGATTGTTATGCATATGGGCCGTACTGCGATACAACCGCCGATTATTTACCTCTTGATATCACAAAGGCACAATTTGTAGCTGTATTCAAAGAAAATATCGAAGATGCGATCAATAATCGCAGCATGTATAAAAACTGGAACAACAACCTAATTTAATTGAGATTGATATGACTACTGATAAAACTCCTGTATTTAATTCATGTGCGCACCTGGTTAACCCGGAAGATCTGGAATTTGTAGATTCCGAATATCAAAAGGTTCTGGCCCGTAATGGCGATCCTTTACAATCCATGCTGGATTTACAAAACCATGCACAACAAAGCCTGTCTGATACGCTGCATTGGGTTCCACGTCCGAACGAACTGAAAACGTGCGGTGAGATCCTAGACTGGCTGAAACTACAAGATGACGCGATCGCAGATGAAACCCGCGAACTTTACACCGCTCTGGGTGGTATGTCTCGCGGTGCAAAAGCGGCTTCCGGTGTCTGGAAACCGTGGAAATCAAATCATCAGGCACTGCGTAACCAGGTATTCGCAGAAATGAAAGAAGAAGATAAACTGGAAATCCTGTTTGAACTGATCGACCAGTGGCATTTCTTCATGTGTAAGTTCCTCGCGCTGGGGCTGGATGCGGAAACCATCTACAAGCTGTATGCTCTGAAACAGGCTGAAAACCTGCGTCGTTGGGCTAACAACTACTAATGGACATCACCGCGCTATACGCAATATTAGCAATGTCATACATCGTGTGCGCGGTGATAACGTATCTCTTTGGATGGTGCGTTTTCCATGTAAACGGTGTTGACAACAAACCCCTGTTGGCTGTAGTATCAATATTATGGTTTATAGGTTTATTCTACGTCATATATGAGGGGCGAGAAAAATGATTGCCAAATATTACATCATTGTTACGAAAGACAAAGACGGGTTCACTGTTCCTTACACCGAAAAGGGAAAACCGCCAGAACTGTTTCTGACTCAAGACGCAGCGGCTTCGAAGTTGCGTTTTATCCAGGGTTGCTTTGAACAAAAAATCAACTATGTTCCAGAAGAACCGCGTTTTAGTTTCTTCCGCAAGACCGAACAGTTGCCAGCAACCGAAGAACAGAAGAAAGAAATGCGTTGGTTTATTGAGAACTCGAAAATTCAAGGGGTAATACTCAAAGTATGAACGAATTAACATTTGACGATCTGAGTGATGACCAGAAAGCAGGTCACGATCGTGTTATCAAAAACATTCAAAACAAGGTACATACCACAATCACGGGTGGCCCTGGCGTTGGTAAAACAACACTGGTGAAGTTTATCTTCGAAACCCTGAAAGCTATGGGTATTAGCGGGTTGTGGTTAACCGCACCGACGCACCAGGCTAAAAACGTGCTTGCACAGGCTACGGGTATGGATGCAACAACGGTTCATTCTGCTTTGAAAATTAGCCCTGTGACGAACGAAGAGATCCGCGTATTCGAACAGCAGCGCGGTAAAAAAGCGGCAGACTTATCAGAATGTCGTGTGTTTGTTGTCGAAGAAGTATCGATGATTGATACAGAACTGTTTCGCATCATTAAGCGAACGATTCCCAGTCATGCGGTTATTCTGGGACTGGGCGACAAAGACCAGATCCGTCCGGTAAACTCTGACGGGAAAACTGAGTTATCACCATTCTTTGATGAAGAAATCTTTGATGTTATTCGTCTGGATAAAATCATGCGTCAAGCCGAAGGGAACCCGATTATTCAGGTTTCACGCGCTGTACGCGATGGTAAGATGCTTAAACCGATGTCGGTCGGGGATATTGGTGTATTCCAACATGCGAACGCTGTAGACTTCCTGAAACAGTATTTTCGTCGTGTGAAGACTCCTGATGATCTGATCGAAAACCGTATGTTTGCCTACACCAACGACAACGTAGACAAACTGAACGCAACGATCCGAAAACACCTGTATAAAACAACACAACCGTTTATTGTTGACGAAGTGATCGTGATGCAGGAACCGTTAGTTCAGGAAATGCGTCTTAACGGGCAGATATTCACCGAAATCATTTACAACAATAACGAACAAATCAGGGTGCTTGAAATTGTTCCGCGAACTGAGGTCATTAAGGCTGATAAGTGTGACGAGAAAATTTCTATTGACTACTACCTTCTGAAAACGGTATCTTTGGAAGAAGGGACAAACGCACAGATTCAGGTTGTTGTTGATCCGGTGATGAAAGAACGTCTGGGGAACTATCTGGCTTATGTCGCAAGCAACTATAAGCGCATCAAGCAGCAAACAGGTTATAAAGCCCCGTGGCATTCATTCTGGGCCATTAAAAACAAGTTCCAGGACGTTAAGCCTCTTCCGGTTTGCACGTACCACAAAGGCCAGGGAAGCACGTATGACCATTCATACATGTATACCCGCGATGCTTACGCTTTCGCTGACTATGACCTGTGCAAACAGTTAATCTATGTGGGTATTACCCGCGCACGTTTCACCGTTGACTATGTATAAGGGGCTACGGCCCCTATGAGGTTATTATGAAATTGAGTATCAAAGTTACCGACATCCAGCAGATTCTGAACGCAGTCGAAAAGATTCGCGAAAAAGACCCTCATGCAAATTCCATGTTTGCAATGTACAGCACTATCGATCCTGCTGATGTGATCCGTAAGCTGAAATACATTGACAGCTACAATAAAAATCTGTATTGCCCTAATGGGCCAAGTTATTCATGGGGTAACGTCGCCCTTACAGTTGAACTTACATATGAAGAATATGGTGTTGTTACTATGATTCTTCGTGTCATGCGTAACTTACGCGAAAACAAAGACCTGTGGTACTTACCATGAAAACAGATATCTCTATGAAATTCCCTCGTCTTCATGCGGATCTGATTGCTGATCTGATTTTAAAGACACCCCGCGAGCAAATCCCGTTACACGTTGATTATGACTATCTGTGTGAATTCGTGGAAGCTGTTGAAAATACAAAGCGACTCGAACAGTCGATATATAACTGTGGTTTGCGTCAATTCGGTATGCAGATGCTGAGTAACGAAGAAATCAGTGAGTTTGATATCACTCCCAGAGTAGCCCTTGCGCTGGCTGGTTTCATGGAAGAATATAAGAGGATTCGTAATGTCACATCTTCCAGTTGATTACGTATGGGACTATGAAACTGTAGGCCCGTCACCAAACGGTAAACTCGTTGAACTGTCTTACGTTCCGTTTATCGACGACCCCCACAACCCGCCAACATTCGCGGAACTGGTTTCGCGGGGGAGAAAATATAAGTTCGATTTGAAAAAGCAACCGGATCGCATTGCTGACAAATCAACGATTGATTGGTGGAAACAGCAAAGCGAAGAAGCCCGTGCTATTCTGAAACCTTCGCCTGATGATATCGACCTGTACGAAGGACATAAACAGTTTTTCGAGGACTTGAAAGCAGACGGTGTAAGCCGTTGGCAATCCCTCGATTATGTTCGTGGCCCTGAATTCGATCGAGGTATCCTGGTTGATGTGGTACGTAAGATGATAGGAAAGATTGACATCTTTGACGACATGCCGACCGTGTTCTGGAATAGTCGTGATGTGCGTACAGCCATTGAAAACCGACTGTTGACCCGTGGGGCTTCAACCTGTCCTCTGCGTAAAGGCATTCTAAATGGTTTTGTGATGCACAACTCAATTCACGATTGTGCAAAAGATGCGCTGATGCTGATCTATGCCATGCGTTATGCAATGGGGTTGGAAGAACCGCCGACCGAAGAAGAAACCGACGAACTGAGTTTACCGAGAAAAAGATAATAAAAACCCTTGCATTCGTGCAAGGGTTTTGTTATTTTAGGGACTGACACAAAAGAGGACAATTTATGTTTGATTTGAAAGAAGGATTTAAGGTTGTATTCGCATTTGCGATTATTGGTATGATTTCAGTTGTATCGATCGGATTATGGTTGTCCTACGAGGCGATCGTTTGGTTGGGCGAATGGCTTCGCATTCTTGCTACTCGATAGGGGGTTTTATGCGTATAGCGGTATTAGGCGGTACTATGATTAGCCGCACTCTGGTAAGTTGCTTGATTGATTCTATTCGTTGGGTTCGTACACCTTGTGTTGATCTGTGTAGTCGAATTCCATACGATGAACCGACTCCATACAAAGTAAAACCGTATAAAGCACCGCGCATCAACCGTGCGCTGCATCGTCAGTCTGTAAACAGGGGAAAATAATGAATACTATTATATTAATTGGCCTTATTCTGATTAGTGTTGGTGGTGCATTTGTGATCCACTCCTTATACAGACACGGGGAAGCCCATGATTGGTTTAAGTATAATACGCGCCAGTTTGTGAAACACTTCCGTGGTGAAGGTGTGACGACCCATGTAAACCTTTACGAAGGGTTCGTTGAGTTCTATTTTACCGGATACGGGGAAAGCCATACACTGAAAAAGACAATAGTAGAAGCCAAAGCGATTTACGACCAAACCCGTGATGGCGGCATTCGTAAACGACTATTGAGATAATAGCACTTTTTGCTAAAGAAGCCTCTTGCAATGCAGGGGGCTTTTTTGTATATTACACACATCGAAACGAAACAGACAAAAGGAACGCATCATGGAAAACTTAAAAGCCAAAGTAGTTAAAGCCCTGGTTAAGAACGGGTTCAACGAAGAAAACGCAGTTGTTATGGTTGAAAAGAATTTAGATGATGCGCTCAAAATCAGACCGGAAGCGAAACCCGCGAAACTTGCTGAGGTGATTGTATGTATAATGTAACAAAAGTCAGTATCAAAGATATCACGGTGGGCGACACCGTGATTTATCAAGGCAATATGAGAACCGTAGGGAAAAACGACATCAAGAGAGATCCTTTGTTTGGTGTTCTCCTTTTCGGTGATAGTCATAACCTGGCAAGAACCCTGATTGAACGCGTTACGTTTCCTAAGTGGTATCAGGGAAAACTGGTAGAGAATCATGGTTGAATTTTTCGCTGTGTTCTCACTATGGGCCTTTGCTAATTTTCTTTATCTTGTATACAACAACTTTAAGATAAAGGAATGTGATTACGGGGTACTGTTTTTCTGTAATGCCCCATTCATCACTAGTTTTATTGTTGCGATCGGTAATTGGCTTCACTCATAGCACTTTTTGCTAAAGACTTCACGGGGTAGCTTTGATATAGTTACCCCATCGAAACAAGGGAGGAAATGATTATGATGGTTAACGGTTCTCTTCATCAGCAAGCAGTAAAACAGTGGACTCAAATGGTTCAGGACGCAGAACGCGGGATCGCTTATTGTGATGAAGCGCTGGCGAGTAACCTGGAACCGTGGGAACGCAAAGAGTATGATAAAGTTAAGAAAAACCACATTGCAGAACTTCCGGCCCTGAAAGCCCATTTGAATTATTTGCTCGAAAATCAATAAAATTGCTTGTATCGCAATACCGACTTTGATATAGTTACCCCATCGAAACGAACTAAGGAGATTTACCATGAATACTTTTGAAACTCTCGCTAACGCCGCAGCACCTTACCTGAACGCGATGTTCGTTGCTCGTAACGCACGTTTCCAAGATTCTCCGTTTGAAACTGTTTTTACTCTGGAGAAAGGTCGTAAGTATCATCGCATCGTGCAGGATACTCGCAACAAAGAAACTGGTGGAATGTTCAACCAGCGTTCAGTTGCCGGATTCCTGGATAATGACGGGAATATCTACAAAGCCGCTGGCTGGAAAGCACCTGCTAAGGGTATTCGTGGTAACATCTTCAACAACCCAGAAAACAGCATCGATTCATCTGGGTATGTCAAATACTTACGCTAAACTAAGGGGCTTCGGCCCCTTTCTGGAAAAGAAAATGAAACTATCAGGAACCGCACGATTTGCAATTTTTGGACTGATAGCCGCTGGAGTGTTTTTCTTCGCATGGCAATCAAGAGATCCGAATAAAGCAGTTTATCAAGCAGCAGAACAAGCCGCTGAACAAGATTCAATAGCCCAACATGAAAAGATGTTGCAGGAAAGGCGCGATCACGGATTTGTCGAAACTGTTAATTATACGAACGCTTTCGGTGATGTCACAGAACGCGTTGTGAACGTCTTAGGACGCACGAAGGGAACAACCTTCACCGTCACAAGGGAAGGGACTGGAAAACTCGTCAGCGCATGTTTTAGCGCGATTACTGACGACGAAAAGCGTAATCTTTTCGCCCCGTACTTCTCCACTAGCGTTTATGCAAAATTCGACGGTGGAGAAACAAAGGAATTTACCGCGAGCAGAGGGATCACAGAAGATTATCTGTGTATTTCATCGCCTCAGCGCTTCCTTTTCAATATGAGCCGTGCTAGTGTTATGCAAGTCCAGTTAATTTTTCTGGATCATTACTCCAAAGTGCCGGAAGTGCATGAATGGAATTTGAAAACATATAATGAGGTTGTGAACAAATGAGCAGACCAAAGAACAGCAAAACGAATGTAGTGTTATGTTACGACGATAAGCCAGGAAAGCCGTGCAGCAACGCCAAATTCATGCACATTGCTGGTTTGCCTGGCATGGTTAAGCGTACATCATATGACAGCCATTATCACGAAGAAACAACGTGCGTGTATCTTGACGATGTTTTAATGGCTGAACGCATCATGCAGTGTGTTCATTTCCCTGGCGAACGTCCGACCGTGAACTGTTTTATTTTTGGTTACTATAAAGGTATTGTTAATGAGCAAGTATAAAGTAGGCGACATGTACGCCCCGAAATCGATTTTCTTAGCGGTTGTGCAAACGTGCAAACCGACCGATCCGGTTCGTCGTATCTATGAAGCATTGCGCAAGAATCCGATGGACTTCAACGCGCCGCGTAAAATCAGCATTGTAATGCTGAACTCAGTTTATCTTGAGGGCATCCCCTGTCCGGTTACGTTTGACACGCTGAAAACCCTGTTTAATCCGGTATACATCGCAACACGCGAAGAAGCAGAAGAAGCAGAAGCGCCAAGAAACGATATTGTTGTTCCAGAACTGTTCAGAAAAATTCTGGAAGAAGCAACAGCAGGAGGCGAGGTCGCCCCGCGTGAATCAACTTCTGTTGTGCTGGATGACTTCTTTAAGGTTGCGCACCGGGTTAAGAAACGCCACAAAAGCGACGTAGTGCATCACATGGCGGCAGAAGTTGGGGAAGTGTCTGAATGTATCATTCAGCCCCAGCGAGGCGGTAACATCGTAGAGGAAAGCGTTGATGTGATCCTGTGCGCTCTGGATGTCATCTACCTGGAACTGAACGCAACCCACGGAACGCACGAAATCGCGCAAGTAGTGAATAAACTTGTTGCGAAGAAACTACAGAAGTGGTACGATACCTGTAGTTAATCAATTGTGAGGATTATATAATGTTAGTCTACCGTGTTGAATTGAACGTTTCTGTTATTCGTGATCAGAATTGTGGAAAAACGCAATGGACTCGCAATATCGGGCCATACGTAACGCAAGTAATAAACAACAAAACGTTAAAATGGTTAGAACAATTTTATATTAATCCTCGTCCTTGTGTATCCATTGACGACGACCGACATCCGGCCCCTTGGGAAGATCTGCGACTTTCTCGTAGTCTTAATGGTGACGGTTTCGATGGATTTCATTTCGGATTTGCTTCATTGCCTAAACTGTCAAAATGGTTTAACAAATACGAACGCGAACGCTTACACAATTGTGGTTTCGTTTGTATGGTATATGAAGTTGATCGGTTGTATGCAGGTAAATCACAATGTGTGTTTGATATGCGTAGAGCTAATCTTATTGATATGTTGAGTTTAAAAGAGATCTATTAATGCCGACTTATACCTATAAATGCAAAAAGTGTGAAAAAGAGTTCCCGAAAATGTCCAGCATTGCGACCCGCGATGCACCAAAGGACTGTGAATGCGGGGGCGAAGCACATCGAACAGTTGATAAGCCCCAAATGGTAAAAGGTGGCTTTCCCTATGTCTAAAATAAACGAAACCATACCCGACGATTACGGGTATGCTGATGGGTTTCAACCGCAAGAATATTGCGACAAACTGATTGTTGAATTTGATTCAGAATCGGTGTCGCAAATCACGCGAATTAACCAATACGGTTTTGAGATCGCGTTAACACGAATGCAAGTTGAAGAACTGATACCCATTCTTCAAAAAATCAAAGATGCTTAAACCCCGAAAGGGGTTTTCTTTTTCATAGAACCCTATATAATGACTGAACTAACAAAGAGGTGAATATGAGTTTAGATTTCTTAATGGACGAAGAAGAACCGCAGAAAGTACCGGAAACGCCAAAAGGCGTGGAAGTCGATGAATCATTCTGCCTAAGTGATCGCGATCACATTCGCAAACGTCCTAACATGTATGTGGGTTCAGTGAACCGAGAAGCACACGAACGCTTCATTCAGGGTAAGTTCCGCAAAGTGGAATATGTCGAAGGTCTGGTGAAAATCATCAACGAAATCCTCGATAACTCTATTGACGAAGCGATCCGCACAGATTTTAAATTCGCGAACAAAATCGAAGTGAAGATTGATCATAATTTGGTGACAATCTCCGACAACGGGCGAGGCATCCCCCAAGATGACGTAAGAACGCCGGAAGGTAAAATCGTCCCTAAACCTGTTGCAGCATGGACTATGGCAAAATCAGGTTCGAACTTCGATGATGAAAACCGCGTAACAATGGGGATGAACGGTGTAGGTTCTTTCCTGACGAACTGTTACAGTTCAATCTTTATCGGTGAGACATCCAACGGTAAGCGCAAAGTAACTATCAACTGTACTGACGGCGCACAGAACATGGATTACCGAACCAGCCCGACGAAAGAACAGGGAACCACTGTTAAGTTTACCCCTGATTTCTCTATCTTCGGTGTGGATGGTATCGATGAAGAAACAAAGGAAGTCATCAAAGATCGCCTTATGGCGCTTGCAGTGGCATTCCCTTCGGTTAAATTTACGTACAACAATGAAGTTCTCCCGAATAAATTCGCGATGTATGGTGCGATGTACGGAGAGAAAACGATTGTTCAGACAAACAACAAAATCAGTTTCATCCTGGCAAGCACAGAAGACGGGTTCAAACAGAAATCATTTGTCAACGGTCTTGACACAAAAAACGGTGGTGTACACGTCGATTGCATGATCGATGGTATCTATGCCGAACTGGAACCGATGATCAAGAAGAAACACGCTATCGAGATCCCGAAAGCCCGTGTAAAAGAATGTTTGACTTTGGTCGTGTTTTTGCATAACTTCAATGCACCAGCTTTTGATAGTCAGACGAAAGAAAAACTGACAAACACTGCTGGGGAGTTCAACAACCACGCCGGACTGAACTACAAGAAGATCGCGAAACAGATTATGGATACTTCTGAAATAATCACTCCGATCATCGAGTCCGCTTTGATTCGCAAACAGGCAGCAGAAGCAGCAGCCATTACGAAAGCGAAAAAGAAAGCGAAAAAGGCGAAGGTTGCAAAACATGTTCCAGCATCAGGAATTGATACCGATGGAGTCGAAACCACTTTGTTTCTGACGGAAGGTGATTCCGCTGTGGGGCAGTTTATCGAGTGCAGAAACGAAGAGACACAAGGCGCGTTTCCGCTACGTGGCAAACCGTTGAACACCTGGGGAATGAGCATTTCCGACATTCTCAAAAACAAAGAATTATTCGAGTTAATGGCGATCCTGAATCTCCATCCAGGCGACTCGTCCGAAATGACTTACGACAACATCGGGATCATGGTGGATGCTGACGTTGACGGGGGCGATATTCTCACCCTGTTAATTGCATTCTTTAGCCGTTGGCCTGAGTTGTTCGCGAAGAAAAAGATCCGGTATATTCGCACACCGATTATCATTGCGAAAGTCGGACGTGAAGAAAAATGGTTCTACTCTCTGGACGATTTCACGCCTTTCCGTGATAAAGCGAAAGAGGTACGATACATCAAAGGGCTGGGTTCTTTGCGTAAAGAAGATTACGATCGGGTGTTGGGCGACCAGTTGAAATACGATACAATCGTACTGGGCGACGAATACAAAGACGTTCTGGAACTGTGTTTCGGTGATGATTCCGATCCGCGTAAAGACTGGGTAAACGGAAAACATAAATTTTCAAGGGTTGATTGATGGAACGAAGTATTAAAGACGTTGTGCAGGTTGAAGGGCTTACGTTTGCCCTTTACACAATTTATTCTCGTGCGATCCCGCACCTGGTAGACGGGTTCAAACCCGTTCACCGTTTCTTCATACATTCCGCTGCAAAAGGCGGTACAGGCTTCCAGAAAGTAGCCTCTATCGCTGGCGGTGTTGCTATGTATGGTTATCACCACGGGGAAACATCCGTTGAAGAAGCGTTGTCTCTCATGGCGGCGCACTGGTGCAACAACATCCCGCTTTTCGAACGTGATGGGTTCTTTGGTTCCCGTCTGGTTAAGAAGCCAGGCGCACCGCGTTACATCAAATGTAAGCTGTCTCCGCTGTTCAAGGCTATCTACATGGACGAAGATTTAACTCTTCCGCATGAAGACCCTGAACACGTACCGCCTGCCTATTATCTGCCTATCATTCCGATGGTATTGGTTAACGGGTTCAGCGGGATCGCGAAAGCATACGCTACCAACATTCCACCACATGATCCGGTATCGGTTCTGAATGGGTGTATTAGTTACCTGAATGGGAAAGATTTCGCGTTAGATCTGAAATATCCGCACTTTAAAGGCGATATTAAAGACGGTACGATGTACGGTAAATTCGAACTCCAGGGCAAAACCAAACTGGTGATTACTGAGATTCCGGTCAAGTATGACCGCGTGAAATATATCTCCATTCTGGATAAACTGGAAGAGAAAGGTTATATCGTAAGCTACAAGGATCTATCGAAAGAAGATTTCCGCTATGAGATAACCCTTAAACGCGAATATGCCAACGGGCTTACCCATGAGAAGATCCTGAAAGATTTCGGATTGATTGAGAACTCAAACCCGAACATCAACGTTATCTTCAACGGAAAACTGCATTCGTATGAACGTCCTGAAACGTTGCTGAAAGACTTCGTTGATATCCGTATGACGGTTTACCAGCAGCGCATTGAAAAACGTATTCAGGAAGCTAAAGAAGCGCTGGCTAAGGCATTAGCGAAGGTTGACTTCATCGACCAGATGATCGCACAGCCTGACGCGTTGAAGGGGCTTAGTCGCAGCGAAGCGGTTAAACTTGTCTCTACGTGGACTGGTTGTGAGAACCACGCCGAAATTCTGGTTGCGATGAACATCTATCATCTAACCACGGACGAACGTCAAAAGCTGGAAGACGAAGCGAACGAACTGCGTAAGCAACTGAAATACTGGGAAACAACAACCCCGAAAATTGAATATCTCAATGACTTGAAAGAACTTTCGAAGAAATTGAAATAGTTTACATCAAGCCCTTGCATAGCAGGGGCTTTTTTGTTATATTACTCCCGTAAACACAGGAGGATGTAAAATGTTCAAAACTCGTAGCGACATGGAAATTATTCTTTGGGCCAAAAGCATCATGGCTAAACATGGTTTGTCTGATTGGTCATTCAAAATTAACGGACGTTTGAAAACTACTCTGGGTTGTTGCAGTTACTCCAAAAGAGAGATCCAGTTACGCCGGAAACATGTTGAAGAAGATACCTACGATTGCATTTTGGATACTCTTATGCACGAAATCGCACATGCCCTTGTTGGTTATGGTGCTGGACACGGACCTGTATGACAAAGAAAGGCTATTGAATTGGGTGCTAAACCAACATCGTCTAAGGTTCGTGTTCGTGAAAAAGAAATCATCGAAAAGAAAGATGACCATGTTTATGCTATGTTCCTGAAAACATCAAACGGTGAAGTTTATCAATCAACCATGCCGGAAAAGATGTATAATGAAATCCAATCAGGAAAACGCAACATTTCCACGATGTATATGGTAGGCCATAAAGCATCAACAAAAGGGCGTTTAGTTGCCCGTAAACTGACTTCACAGGAATTTGCGAAGGTGTTACAATGAGACCATGCAGCGCACCAAACACATCAAAATACGTAGCTATCGTTATTCTTTCAACTATCGCTATGTGTTTTGTGACTGCTATCGTTTTTGGTATCCTTGAAATGAAAAAGGACGAAAAACGCAAACAAGAAATTTACGATTATATGGATCGTATGTGTACACCGCTTGAATACGGTATCGACAAGAAACCGACAAAGTATTCATGCGAAAACATTATTTTCAACAAGTGAGATATAAACAATGAAGTTACGCGAAAGCCAAGCAAGCACAGTTCATCGTGTAGGTATCGAGTCTGGAAGCCGTAGAGCTTTTGGAATGAGAGCAGGTAAGAAAGCGTTCAAAATCCTTTCATCCACAATCTACAAATACAAGATCCGCGCAATCATTCGTGAGATTTCTTGTAACGCGATTGATGGCCATATCGTAGCGGGTAACATGGATCGCTTTGACGTTCAGTTACCGACTGTTCTCGATCCTCGTTTCATCGTTCGTGATTACGGTACTGGCCTGAGTGATTACATGGTGAACGAAGTATTCACCGTTTATTTCGAATCAACCAAAACCGACACCGACGACCTGATCGGGGCGTTGGGGCTGGGTAGCAAATCACCGTTCTGCTACACCTCAACATTCACCGTAGAATCAATTCAGGACGGCATGAAGCGCGGTTATACTGCTTACCTCAATGAAGACGGCGAACCGTACATTGACCCGCTGTATGCTGTAGAAACTGATGAACCTAACGGCGTTCAGGTAACAGTTCCGGTTAACGTCGAAGATATCCCAGAATGGGAACGTGAAGCCGCTCGTGTTTACGAAGCGTTTACAACTATTCGTCCTCGCTTTATTGGTGTTCAACTGGATATCAACTGGCAACCGACAGAAGCAAATAATCGCGGGATCATCCGTTATAAGTCAAAACATTATTCTGGCCTGTTCGCTCGTATGGGTAATATCTGCTATCCGATCGATTTGGATATGTTCAGGGATTCACTGTTCTATTGCTATCAGAACAGCGATTATGCTTACATTCTGGATTTCCCCCTGGGTACTCTGGACTTCATGCCGTCCCGTGAAGAACTGAGTCTGGATAAAATCACCAAGCAAGCTATTCTGGATCGTCTGAAAGGTATTAACGAATGTTACTATTCTGAACTGACGGAAGACTTTGCGAAACTGAAAACGACGCGTGAAAAGGTGATCTGGTATCAGAATCTTCCTACTATGCTGCAATCATTCGTTACCCGCGATAAGAAATTCAGAGTTGGTAATATTACGCTTTCGGATCTGGTGATGCACTTCAACAGTAAAGATCTAATCACAAATATGCAAATCTGGGGATACTGGGCGAACACGTATGACGGGAAAGATTGCAGCTTTGAGCGCACAGGTTCCGGTCGTCGTTGGGAAACGTTTAAATCAGAAACTATGCGCCGCCAGGATATTACGCGTATGCTGCACCCGTGGAAGCAGAGAAACCTGTATCTGTTACAGAACGATAACAACGCGAAGTCTGTACGTGCGTATGCTATCGGGTACTGTATGCTTCACAAAACTGACCGTATGAACTTTGTTGAATACGATCCGAACAGAAACCAGGATAATTTACAGAACTTCATCAAAAACGGTTACTATGATGAATCTGAAATCGTTTATCTGAAAACCAGTGAAATGACGGAAGAACTGGAAGTGTATACTGAGGGCCGCCGTCGCTGGAGAGCAACACGCGAAACAATCGATAAAGATTCTGAACCGCGTCCGAAAACGCCGACAGCATACCGTTACACGGTCGGGATCAATGGCGATTTGAACAAAGAAGATTTGTTCCTCACGAAAGCGGAGTTTGTAAACCTCGAATCTGCATACGCATTGCGTCTGTATGGTGTTGATGATTACAGTTCGTTGAGTGAGTCGAATAACTTCTCGATGTCAAGCATCATGAATAACCTGGCTACTGTGATGGAAATCTCTGGTGTTCGTGTGGTGTATACACTCCGTAATTCGTTATGGAATAAGATCCCAGACAGCAGCATGATTTGTCTTGATACGTTCCTTGCTGAATTGTTCTGCAAGACTGCAAAAGAAATGAAACCTAACTGGTATCCGGCTTTTGTTTCGAAAAAGTATCGTGGTTCCGTTAAAGAACTATACGAAAATTTGGGTATTAGCCTTGATCGCATGGTTAAAAACCGTTATGATTCGCGTCGTTATAACATTCTGAACACGCTTGATGGTAACGTGTTGATGCAGACTACAGAAGACGGTGAAACGACAGAAGCAAAGAACCCGTCTATTCGTGTGGCACAGGCCCGACATGAAGAAATGGAACATGCAATGATTGAACGCGTTGACGAACAATATGAGATTTTCGCTAAACGCAATCCGTTAATTGCTCGAATCCTGAGAAACAGTGATGGCTATCAAATCCGGTATATTCTGGGAGATAAAGCGATGACTGATGATATGGTAAAATTAATACGGTGGAAATAATGAGAACTGTTAAGATCCTCGATGATGTACAAAAGAAAGCAGTCTATGAGGGCTTTCTAACCAGCGCAAACAAAACCGCACTGGCTAAACAATTTGGTGTAAGCGTCCGAACAATCGGGCGCGTTATTACCGAACAACACGCGAAATATGCACACGAAGAACAGAAACCGCTACCGAAAACGGATACGGGTTCTAAGATGATTGGTTCTGAATCATTCATTACTCTGGTGCGAAACGGTGAGATTATCACCGCTGATTCAAACCATCCGAACTTTGAAAAGGCGCATGTTCTTCTGACTAAAGGTGATATTGAAGGTGTAGCCGCGCTGTTGAATACCAAACAGGCGTTGAAGGTGTTCAGCAAAGGTAATATCAAGATCATCGGTCACCAAGTCATGTATAAAGATGTCGTGTTTGACAGCGGGATCACGCAGCGTATTGTTCGTGAAATGTACAACGAACGCCCATACGAACATCTGGTCAACTTCTTCGAAAAGTTGATGCAAAACCCGTCCCGTGATGCTGTGTATCAGCTTTATGGCTTCCTGGTGCATAACGATATCGAATTAGCTGATGACGGTGATTTCTACGCATGGAAACGCGTTAGCGAAGACTATAAGGATATGGCAACAGGCAAGTTCGATAACAGCCCTGGCGCTATCGTCAAAATGCCTCGCAACCAGGTAGACGAAGACAAACACAAAACCTGTTCATGCGGTCTGCATGTTGCCGCAAAATCGTATCTCCCTCACTATGGTGGTGGACGTGGGCGAGTGATTCAGGTTAAGGTAAATCCTCGCGACGTGGTGGCAATCCCTGTAGACTACGACAACGCCAAAATGCGTGTATGCCGTTATCAGGTGATGACTGATGTAACCGCAGGGTTCAGTCATTACTAA